TCTCCGTAGGTACGGTTCATCTTGAGGGGAGTGCGACGGGTGATGATTGCTTCCTCGATGATGTGCTGACGCTCGTCCACACCACGAGGCGCGACCTCAACGTCAAACTTGTCAACCTCGATGCCCACGAGCGTGGTTACGCCCAGCAGCCTCGACTCCTGCGGATCACGCAGGATGAGAGTCTTGCCGTCGAGGCGGATGCGTTCCCAGTGGGCCATATCTCTAAGAGTAGTCGAGATTCACGAGGTTGTCAAGGGGCGTGTATTCCGGCTCGTCACCCACCGGAGATTTGACTGATAGGGATACACGCCCCTTGCTTCGCTTACTCATCGCAGGCGGGCATACAAGAGTGCGAACACGAGAAGTAGCACGACTGCCGCCACTGCCTTGACCTCTGGAGTCATGGCCCTAACACCAGGGCTAGCTTGGCTCGGGCTATGGTGGCGATCTGACTTACCCTAGACTCGGTGACCCCCATTTGCTCTCCGATCTCCTTGCCTGTTGTCCCGAATGCAAACCCCCACATGACAAGCTGCTCTCTCTCGGTCAACCCCTCCATGGCATGTTGAAGATCAACTCTCAGCCAAGGCGTAGCTTCTAGGTCAGCTAATGGTCGCATGGGAAGATCCGAATCACCCATCATCTCATCGAGAGACTCGATCTTGGCTTTCTTGCCAGCTTCTTTGTCTCTCCTGCCAACAAACGACAACCTCCTCGTTTCATCCAGGATAGCCCCGTGTATACGCTTGTACGCGAAGTTCTTGAAGTGCTGACCCATAGTGCCGATGCCATCGTCGTGCTTGGAAGGATCGAACCGACGCGCGGCCTCGATCAATCCCACGTAGGCAACAGACACCGCATCTTCAGCCTCGATGAGCTTGGGGATCTTCATCTGCATGTTGCGTGCGATCCCTGACGCGAACGTCATGTACTCGGTGACCAGCTTCTGCTGATTAGGCGTAAGACCCGACAAGGCCATCCCGCCATTCTGCTGCTACTGCGAAGGCTTCCCTGCCGGTGGCGAACTGACCCAGATCATGCTGCATCCACTTCTTGAAGTAGTTCCCATCCTTGTCCTGCTCCTCTTCGAGAGTGTTGCCGATGACCAGGAAGATGCCACCAATTGGCATCACCTGAGTGTAGGGCTGACCTTGTCGAAGGTGACGCTGATGTGCTGTTACCTTGGTCATCGATTGTCGCCGCTGCCTCGGATAACACCACGCTCTTGGCGACTGAACAGCTTGCTGAGGTTGGCCTCGGCAATGCCTTCGAGATCCTGCTTGAGGCCGGTCGCCACTGCTGCCTGGTACCACAACGTGTCGCCCAACTCGTCAGCCAGCGCGTCTTCCTGGTCGTGCGTGCTGCCCCCTCCTGAGTCGCGGCCCCACTTCTTGAGCTTGTTGGCCAACTCACCAGCCTCGCCCACGAGACCAAGGATGGGATAAACCAGCCGAGACAACGGAGTCTCTGCGCGGTCTAGGTCGTACTCGGTGTAGGATCTTGCAGCCTCCTCCTTCTCGCCACTCCTGAGGTACGCCTGTAGGAGAATCGTGCGCACCTGATCCTCGGTGTAGAAGCGAGGAAAGGCAGCCGTGGTGGCTGCGAGATCCTGGTACTCGTTAAATGTTGTCATACTCCTCTTCCCTCGGTGTCGGGTTGTTCATCTCTTCCACCAACATGTTGGCGGTCGCCTTCAGCGTCTTGGCTGCCAGGGGAAGAACTCGTGGGGAGTACATCACTCCCTGGAAGATGTTGAGCATCACATTCGAGAAGATCTCAAAGCTGGCTCGCATTGCCTCCTGCTCTTCTGGCTCCATCTCGCCATAGAACTCAGGCAGCTTGAACATGAGCACGGCATCCTCGGTCTTGGCCATTGTTGGTCTGATTGTCATAACCACATTGTACAGGTAGGTTGACAAGGCACCTGTACGGCCACCAGGGCCATCCTCAGGCCCTTCGAAGCCCTAGACGCCCAAGGAGTCGATCCCAGCGTGATAGAGGCTTAGAAGGCCGTACAATGCCCTTCCAACCATCAACGGCTGCAAACAGATCACCCAGGAGAGCTTCGGCGTCATCAAGGCCGATCTCGTAGTCATGATCACCAGGAGTGGTGATCTCGATGAAGTGTCTTCCGTTAGCTCGAAGCAGCCGGGCTGAGAGTTTGGTCTGACTCTGTGTCATCGTCTTCTGGCTCCTCAGGTTCGGTGGCATCTGCATTCCAACGATCATCCTCGCCATGCCACGCCGTACCCATGAGGATCGCGGTGGCTAGCTCATGAGGACATCCAGCATTGAGCAAATCCTCCATTGCGTGGAGATCGATTCGACTTTCGGCCAAGAAGTCAGCCAGATAGGGAGCGTAGCCGAAGGAGCGAAACTGAAACTTCCTCCACTCCAGCACGTCCTCGGGGTGGGTAATTGAGTCACTCACGGTACCCTTTAAGTCATCGACCGATGGCTGCTTGTAGGTTAAGGGATGTTTGGGTCTCATCACGACTTAGCGTACTCCCTCGTCATCTCATCGGCGAGACTGTTCTGCTCTCGCGGAATCCAATTGAACGTGACTGCGTCGAACATATCAACCTCTGCCTCGGCCCCAGCCTTGAACTCAAACAGGCTTCGAGCCTTGCATGCCCAGGTGCCGTTCATCTGGTTCACGATCAACTGACTGTCAGAGTAGACATCAACCTCGGTGGCACCCAACAGTCGAGCACAATACAGCCCGGCGATCACGGCGCTGTACTCAGCCTCATTGACCGTAGTCTCGCCGATGTGCATGCCACCCTTACGAAGAATCTTGTTGTCCATGTCGCGAACAACATAACCGATGGAGCCGGGGCCGCTCTTACCTCCTGTCGGCCCCTTGACTCCACCAGTCCGCACGCCTCCGTCCGTGTAGAGCTTGAGCTTCACTACGGTCTGTCGATGTTCGGGATGAGCGTCTCGGGCTTGAAGATCACCCGGAAGCGGGTTGTTGAAACGTTGATGGGATCGATCTGCTGGACGACGTAGGTGGTGTTGTCGGAGAGACCCATGAAGAGCTTCTTGTATCGGCCCTTCCCCTCCTTACACGTCACTTCGAGCGCCCCAGCGAGACCGGACTGAGCCGTCTCGACAGAGCAGTAGCCTCGGATCTGCCAGAGGTATCCCCCAGTGATGCCGTTGATGCCGACGATGTCGCGAGCAACCTCGAACTGCTCTGCCGCCTTCGAGATGTTCTTCGCCGCCACGTCCGCGTCGGACTCGTTGCAGCCGGTGAGGATCACGGGAAGTGCCACCAGCACGAGTGCCGCGAGCACGAGGTAACGCTTGCACTTCATGAACATGTTACTTGTCCTTTCGTAGGATGGAACAGACCTCACACGATGGCTTGCAGCCATCTTCGGGGTGGAACACATGCAGAGGCTCGTGCTTGCCTAGACTGAAGAGAGCGACTTCCAGTTGAGCTATACGAGCCTCGGACTTCCTGGCTCGTTGCTCCCAAGCGTAGCCGTGGTCGCTCAGTTGTCTGAGGGTCGCCTCGTCGCTCATCGTCTCACCACGTAAGGCGAGATGGTGCAGTCAAACCCGAAACGGTTGAGACGTGCAGCCATGTGCTTGGCTCCGTCTGGGTTCCAAGAGTGGATCGTGACCTTGGCGGGCACGACATCGTTATCGATCATCCACTCCACCAGGTGGAAACCCGTCTTCTCGGACTGACCCTTGCCGAACAGAAGCTCGGGGTCGTCGGTGATCTGCTGCTCGCTGAAACCATCGAGGCCGAGATCGTGATCCATCGAGATCTCCACCACGTTGCCCGTTCTGAGAATGTGCTGGGCTGCCTCGTTGGTGCGCGCCCAGAGCCAACCCTCAGGAGCGGGACGAATGTCATCGTGCCAAAGTCTTACGTCGCTCATTCTTCCCCCTCTTCGAAGTCGTAGGTGTCAGGAACATCGTACACGATCTCAGGTGCATCGGGGATGTAGCTCACAATGCAATCCTTGGAACAGAAGCAGAACTCACCACCAGGGCCATCGAGGAACCACCAGCCGTCCATCGTGGCATCGACTATCTCCTCGTACTCGTCCGTTGTCTTGCCGCACCAGTCGCACGTACAAGTCATCCAGGTTACGGCCATAGACACATTCTAGCATGCCACCTAGAAGGCTACGATCACGAAGGCAAGTGCTACGACGTACCAGAAACCGAGGCATATCGCAATCATCCAGAGCCAGGTGGTGCCCACGCTCACTTGTCGCCCCCTCCGTAGAGTCCAACCGACAAGTCCAACGAGGGTGCCTGTCTCTGGACGAGCCGCTCGCTATTGTAGCGGGAGGACAAGCCACCGAAGTCACCCGTGAGGAGACAACGCTCGCACTGCTCGCAGAGATCGACCGTCTCGTTGTAGGGGTCACGCTGGCTACCCTTCTCGGGGCCGACGTTGACCGCCTTGGCACCAAGATCCAGACAGTTGATGCAGAGTCTCATGGCTTCCTTCCTGTGCCGCCGCAGCGGACACGTACAAGCATGGACGATCCCCAGCGCATGCCCATGCGCTTGTGAGCAGCGATCTTGCCGTCCTTGCGGAGGGCCTTCTCCTCACCGCACACGGGGCACACGCCGGTCATGAATCAGACTCCCCGGTGAGGGCGCGAGAGGTCAGCGTTCTCCAGGAACGCCCGACTCGGCCGACCGACACCGAAGCAGCGGTCATCCTTGAGCCGAAGGGCCACGAACCACTTGCCGACGTAGAGCCGCATTAGAAGACCTCCACATAGTTGGGATCACGAGTCTCGACGCCGAAGAGCGGGGACATGCCGCTCGCACCGTGCGAGTAGTCGCTGACCTGGATCTCGCGCTCGACCTCCACCGCCGAGAAGCCAACCGACTCCACCGCGTAGTAGGTCTCGAAGACGCGGATCACGTCACCCACCGACACTGAGCGCTCCTGGTAGGCGTCGTCACCCACGAACTGGGGAGCGCCACGGTTGAACATCGCGTAGGCGCTGTTCAGGATCTCGGTGTCTGAGGGGTAGTTGCATGCGTCGTACGAGATCACGACTTCGAGGGGATCACCGTTGGTGTAGCCGTCCATCATGGCGATGCTGCGACCCTCGGCGTCAGTCGCGCGGTTGAGAAGGATCTCGACGTTGGTGCGGTAAGCGTTCTTGACGGGCATGCGGGTCTCCTTTGTCGAAGTCATATTCTAAGAGTAGACGACAAACTGGGACTTGTCAACCCCCAGATGCATCAGGAGGGTCGCTCTCCGTCCAACACCCAAGCGAGACACAGCTTCTTGGCCTCTGTCTCGCTCTGCCTTAGAATAGTCTTCTCATCGAAGTACCCACTCTCCCTCAGAGAACGAAGAGCGACATTGAAGCGATCATCCACCGCTCGCGGCGTGTAGGACGCACGACGCATCCCGTCTAGTGACTCGTAGTCGCCGTAGGGTGACCAATACGGCCGACCCTTGTGGATGCGGACACGCTCACCGAAGTACAAGGCATCGCCCAGCTTCTCGCTCTCGGCGTGGAGCTTCCGAAGCTCTTTGCCGATCTCAACCAGGCGCTTGCGAGCAGCGGGCGCAGCCTTGCGGGATGCTAGGGCTTCTGCCTCTGAGTCAAAGACGGCGTAGCTCACGATCCACCCTTAACCCAGAAGGCCAGACACTCCTTGTCGGGTTGCCCCACAGTCAGCACGGGCCTGAGCATCGTGATGGTGAACTCACCGTCTCGATCACGAGAGATACTCATGAAGGGCTTAGTGTCTCCGCTGATGATCTCCAGCTTGGCTCTCGCCATGACGGTGATCTTCGTCTGGATGGTGCCATCCACAGCGACGATGGTGAAGTCGTCGGACTTGATTGCCTTGGTATTCTTCATACGAGATCCTCTCCGTACGAGAAACCTTCCTCGATGGTGTCGTCATCCGGCTCAACGATCTCATCGTCGGGCTGCCAGTCGTCGGCAACGACCTCGATGTCATCGAACATGAAGACGAACGGCTCGTCCTCGTAGCCAGGGTAGCCAACGTTGACCAGGTACCCAGAGAACCGCTCGGGATCTCCAGGGAAGTCGTCCCACTCGACGTGGACATACGGGCCGTACTGAACGGCGCGCTGGAGATCGTCGTCGTAGTCCCCGTCCATCTCGTCAAGCCTGACAACGGTGCCACCGGGAAGGTTACTGTCGGTTGAGACCCTCGTACCGATCTTGATCTCGGTGCCGCTCGCATCCTCGTATCGATCACTCATGACTTGACTACCTTTCCCTCAATGACAGGAACCTTGAACATCTCGCTGAGATCATCCATGGGGACGATCACGACGGCCTCGCGCCATTCGTACGCGAAGCGGTCACCCGTCCACGTTTCCTTGAGAGCGTTGATCATCTCCTCGCCCTCCTCCAGCGGAATCTGGTTCATGTACTCGTTGTTAAAGGCACCCACGATGAACGGCTCAGCTTGGTCATCAGCCTCACGACCGACAATCAGTAGCAGTGACTCGTATTTCACGATCCCTCCTTCGACCACAACTGGCTCATGACATTGGCGTTACGACGGTCGCGCTCCTGCTGGACGATCTTCTTCAACTCTTCCTCGATCTCGACGGCAGTCACCCACCCGTTGCCCAGAGCTTCGGCCACAACGTTGCGAACAACAATCTCGTCCGCTATGGGGAACACACTCGCCATCAGTCGTCATCCTCGACAACAGGAGCCAGCTTGGCCTCGAACCGTCCGCCACCGACCTTGACGTACTTCACGTCGCGACCCTCGGCGATCAGGTCAGCGTAGACGAAGGCGTCGTAGCGGTCAGTCGGCTGATAGAAGCTCTGGACGAAGTCCTGCTTGAACGAGTGCTTGTGCTTGGTGTCGCACACCGAGGCGCAGGGCGTGAAGCCTTCGTCGGGATACCAGATCGTGAACTTACCGCTGGCGTGCTCGCGAACTTCGACGTGCCCCTTCAGGTTCTTGCAAGCAGTCTCGATCAACATCTGACGCGAGTCGATGATGCCGATGACCTCTCGGGGCTTGGGTGTTCTACGAAGTGACAGACTCATGTGATCCTCTCAGACAGAAGATATAGTTTCTCTTAACACACTTTAGACGAAAGATGTCGATCCGTCAAGTACCATCGCAGAAGTCGTGACGTACTTGGTCACCAGTCCGTACTCGTCCAGCCACACACCAGCGGGCGGAAGATCCATCTTCGCACCAGCGTCGATGTTGAGCGTGAACGTACCCGCCTGCTTGTACTCGATGAGCACGGGGCCACCTGAGATCGGAGTGTGTCCCAGGATCTGGTTGAACTTCGGATTCTTCGACTCCTCCCAGGCACCCCAGATGATCCCTCCGAGGGGATCAAGTCCACCACGATCCTTGGGGACGCCAGAGATCAGGTGGTGCTTGCTGAGAGCGTAGTCGCGGAAGGTGTACTCGTACATGTCATCCTCATCGAGATCGTCGTACAAGCTCGGCTGGAAGAAGTCACCCCAGATTTCATTGATCTCGTCGTAGGCTTCCCTCGCCGTCTCGAAGTCGAAGTAGTGATGAACGCCAGCGTGAGACAGAAGTGTCTCACCGACGAGGAGGCATGGCACGGCCATCCCGCTATAGTGGCGCTGCTTGTAGGCATCGATCAAGTCCCGGTCGGGGTAGTAGCCATTGAAGATCATCCCCCTACCAGGCAGGAGATACTCGACCTCGTGGTTACCCACGATGAGTTGATCAATCCACAGGTCAGCCAGCCTCAGCGACTCGTGGTCGCCCGCGATGTCCTTGTAGGCTCCGCTCAAGAGGTCACCAATGCTGACGACCTTGTCGTCTAGATTGATGCGCTGGTCATTGTCGTTGATGACTCCAGCCTTGAGCAGGAGCGCTCGAAGAGCGTCCGGCTTGCCATGCAGATCGGGGATGACGAAAGTATTCATAGACTAAGTGTAGCACACAACCGGGATGGCGTCTATCGGAGCCACAACTCTTTGTAGTCGAAGTCTTCTACGTAAGCGATGGTTATCCACTCATCGCGCCCGTCCTCGAACGTGTTGTGTTCATCACTGAATGCATACAAGACACCCTTGTAAGTGTACGTCATCAGCGGAAGATCCTCGGTGCCCAGGAGAAAGTTGCGGCCGAACTTAGTGATGCGATACATGCCATGCCCATCGCGACCATGACTGCCCGTGGATTCCTCTGGCTCGATTAGGAACCAATGCCTAAGCAACGCCGCTACGTTGCCAGGATTGAGACCATGTTCGTTCAGGGCCGGGGCCATCTTGATGAACTCTCTCGGATGAGTGTCATCCCACTGGCGCATGAAGTTGAGCGCTCGGGCGAGAGTCAGATCGAATGGGCGTCCGTCGATGTGCGACCGTCTATCACACACGCAACAGAATACCTCTTCTCCTGCTCCGAGGTCTGCCGCAAACTTCTGGCGAGCCTCCTCCACCGTGGTCATCGGCGCTTGCCGATCCAGAACTCAGTCATGAACTTGCCCACGCGGAGAACGATGACCACGCACCCGTAGTCTCGATCCTCTTTGTCGAACGTAGAACCTCTGGTTATCTCGAAACTTACCATTCTAGTGCCTCCGCGATAGCAGGGAATTGTTCAGCGAACACGAGCTTGATCTCTTCGGCGATCTCCAGGTGCTCAAGTTGAGTGCCCGGCGTGGTGCGAAGCTGGAGATAGTGAATCCACGACCTCAGAGTGCCGTTCATGTACAGCTTGGTCTCGGTGCTCAGGGGTAGCAAGAAGCGGGCGCACTCTTTCGCGATCCCGCGTTCGAGGGCTTCCTGGTAGAGCTTGAAGCCCGCCTCGCCGTGATCCACCTGGACGGTCGAGAACCACAAGCGATCTTCCTGAGACAGGTCATCAATGCTGTTCTGCCGGTTCTTGGTGTCCTGGCGTCGAGCCTCATAGACGTAGAAGTCTGATGCAGCGGCGTACCGCTGACTGAACTCCTGGAATGAGAACGACCTATGCCTAAGAATCTGCTGAGCGATAGCTCGACTTGTCGTGATCTCGACCACCATGTTGGCCATCTCGAAGATCGACCAGTGATGGTTGCGAATGCAGTAAGCCAAGAGGGGTGCCCACTCATCACTCTCCTGCTTGGGGCTGCTGACCCGCGCACAATACGCAATGGTCTGCTCGGCATCCGGCGTGGCTGAGATCAGCCTAACTTGTCGGAACAACATCCTCGAACTCCTCCCAGTCTCGGTCTAGCTTCTCGGTGATGTAGCGCAGTACCATCAGGGGATGAGTGAGACATGACTTGTCCCTGCCCACAGCCTCGACACGCAACATGTAGGCGTCAAGATCCGCGTGATGGATGATCTCGACATGAGCACCACCAAGCTCCAGCCTTGAGATAGCGTATTGGGTGACATAGAGCCTCTCGCCCTCAGGAGCCGTTTTAAGCTCTTCCGAGGCGTCACCCAACACGTTGCTCACCTTTGTCCTGGGAGGAGCTTAGGATGGCTCTCATGCGAGCACAGGGGCCGCTGCGGGGCATAGCTCAACCACGATGTCGCGATCCATGAGGAGCCACGTCCTGCGCCTGTCATCATCGGGGTCTGTGAAGGCCCGTAGCTCGAACTCGTTGAAGACGACACCGGCTGCGTCGAACGGGCCGTTCTGCACGACACACACCAGCACCTTGGTCTTGTCCTCGGGTAGGTCGGGCGTTGTGACCACGGCACCGAAGTTGTCGATCAGTTGCAAATCCTTGGCCAGATTGAAGGCCGTCTCGATGTAGTATCCCATGACTCTCCTTACGAACGTAGCTCTTCAAGCTGCTGGGCGTAGACTTGATCTTCTTCCGACAAGGCTACTGCGTAGTACATGATGTGGAAGTCCCTCGGGGAGGTACTCCACGAATCTGCGATCCACTTCTCTGCGTCCTCGATTGTGTTGAAACCCCGTGACTCTTCAAGCGTGGTGGTCGCAAGGAACACCCCTGTCTTGTCGAGCCAGTAGCCGTGGTATCGAATGACAACCGAGGACGCAGATCGCTTCATACGAAGTCGTGAGCCGACAGCCCCTCGCTGCTGGGGCTGAACTTGAGTCCCGCCTCGTTCTCAAGGAACTCGATGCGCTGAAGTGCCTCGGTCAGTCGAGCATCGATTGCCTCGACGTACGCGGCGTCAGCGTCAGACTCTTCTTCGACGTTGGCAACCCAATCGGCAAGAGCAGTCGTCTCCAGTCCCATGTCATCGAATCCTCTCTGGATCGAATCGATGAGAGTGCCGAACGCCTTGTCTCTACTCTCGAACGCTGAATCGAGATCGCTCTCCATGGTCTCGATAGCTGTGGCCAAGAGGACGAAGTCCGACTCTTCGAGAGTGTCGTCCTCGTCAGAGAAGCTGTCGAGCCACGCCAGGAACTCTTCCGTGTCCATGGCCTCGGGAGCACCGTCACCGACGACGATGTACTCGTCCTCGAAGCTGGGTGTCTCCAGGGCAGCATCGAGACCCTCGGCATACGCCTCAGCCTGCAAGAGCCTGATGCGATTCGAGAGGGTTTCGTCCTGCTCGACCGTAAGGCCGAGTTCTTCCGTGCAGTACCCTACCAACCTACAAAGGGGCGGGCACTCGCTGATGTCAACCGTGTTTGTGTCCATGGGCAGAGTGTAACACACCTAGGACAAGGCACCTTCCTCTTTGGGGGTCGGAGACGGCAGCGGGCCAGACATGGTGTAGGCCAACAGGTTCTCACGCACGGTAGGGCCAAGTTCATTGTCCTCGCCGCGCTCGTCGCCGTACTCGTCAACTTCCTCGTCACGCTTGCGTCCGAACATCATGCCGCCTTTCGTAGGTCACCGTGCTTGCCGCACGGGCCGATGTAGTTGCCGTTGCGGTCAACAACCCGCCACAGACAACGATGGGCCGGACAGTACCTGTCAGGCGTCTGCTCCTTGGACTTGGCTACTGCTGCTGCAACTCTCATACGACCACCCTTCCGCCATCGGCCTCGAAGACAGCCCTGGCCGCGTCGTACTTCTCGTTGGCGCGATGCAGCCGTGCGATTGCGGCAGCGTGCTGCTCGTCAGTCTCGGACGCATTGGCCTGACGCTGCGCGGATTCGTACTCTTTCCGGTACGCTTTCGCTGCGGCGTCGAGGACAAGCTGACGGGGTGTGTTGACGATAGCCATTACGAGAGCCTCCCTGCAAGCTCGGCGAACGTGCGCGGAATCTCGCGTCCCTTGCGATCAGTGTGATTGACGGCGATGACCTCGCGGGCCTCCTCGGACAATGCCGCGAAGACCGGATGACCCTTGATGCAGGAGCCATCACAGTAGACGACGTTGCCGATGGGGCCGTCAGTGGACTCGTGACCCTGACACTCCTCGGCCTCCTCCTTGGGAGCAGCCTCGGCCTTGTAGTGATGCGAGCCGGTGTCCATGTCTGCGCAGTGCGGGCCGAGACCACGAGCGATGCTCACGGGGTCAGTCAACTCCAGGCCGCAGCGGCCACAGTGGCTGGACTCCTCGATGCGGTAGACGCCGTCGAGATCCTGCTGGATGCGAGTGGCTGCGCCGAGAATCTGCTGCACGGCGTACTTCCACGCCCTGTCCTCGGTCGTGAAGTAGAGGTTACCCTTCTGCGGATAGAAGGTGCCGAGCTTGTTGCCCTGGCCACCAGAGATGAAGACGTGAGTCGCATCGGCGAACTCGGAGTTCTGCCAGCGATTGTTGACCTTGACCTTCGAGACGAACTCCACTGTGATGTGGGTGCCCGTCTTCTCGGAAGTGATGGTCGCCTTGAGCCGACCAGCGGACAGCATTCGACCCATGCGGGTCTCCTGTGTGGGCTTGACTTCCATCTTGATCGGCTGAGACATGTGGCTCCCTCTCTCGGTTTGTACTCTAACAGTAGACGAAAGAGGGAGCCTTGTCAACCCCCTATCTCTTGTCTGCTCTTGACTTGTCCCGAAGGGCCTGAGCCTGCTGCCTCTCGGTCATGGGGCCAAGCACGAAACCACGGAGCTTGACCAACTGCTTGGCACGTCGTTCGACCTGGAGCTTGGTGGGCTTCTTGTCTGCTGCCCAGAACTCGTCCTCGGCCATGCGGCGAGACGCACTCGCGAACGCAGCCGGGACGACCACTAGCTCTTCCGTCTGGGTCAGCATCCCCATAGTCAGCCCCAGCCCCAGACAGATCTTGTCTGCCGTGTCGAGGCCGACGTACTGATAGTTCTGATCGACCAGAATGCGCTTCAGGTCGGCTGACGTTCTCCCGATGCGGTCGGCGAAGACATCCAGGGGCGTGCCCTTGGAGTGTCGAGCGAAGACCTCACCTAGCTGACGGGTAGAGACTCCCGTGTAGTCTGTTGCCATTGCTATCCCTTCGTTGATTGCACTAGAAGACCTTGCGGAGTGCGGAGAGTGCTCGACCAAGCGGCGACTCCATGCGCCGAATGATCGCCTCGCTGTCGTAGTACGCGGGAGTGTTGCGCTGGTTGCGGTCGATGGAATGACGCACAGACATCACGAGCGCAATCGACAAATCGACGGCGTCCTTCTGGGTCACTCTGTGCCCCCAGAGCGTGATGTGTCCGTCCGCGTCCACGACAACATCGCTGGCTACCGACACTTGTACCTCCTGTGGGTTGATAGTCTCACTCCCTAAGAGTACACGAGACTGGCGCTTCTGTCAACCTACCGCTTGAAGCGATTACGCACTGCGTTCGGCATAGGCCGCACGTCGGCATAGTCTACCCAGCCCTTGAGGCTGTGGGGATGCAGCCGGACATCTCCACCATCGGGGTAGTCGAGCGAGACAACGATGTAGACCATCTTGAGGTTGGGGTCGAAGTCAATGACCTCAGCCCTCTTACCGGCCGGAACGTCACTGTAGGTGCTCTGCTGCTCGGGCGCACCCTGGAGGACATTCACGTCTGAGTTCTCGCGATTCTGGGTGGCGGGGTTGTACCCTAGATCCATGACTCGATACATGGGGATACCCTCGCTCGTCGTGCCATAAGGCTGAGCACCCGGCACGGGGATCTTGCCACCACTGCGCTCCAACAGCACGGGCTTGAGCATCGCCACGACGATGGGCTGATGGGCTGCACGACACTGCTCGAAGTAGTCAGTCAAGGTGTCTGAAGCATACACGAACTCGTTGGAGTACATGACGAAGGTGGGGATGAAGTGTGAGAACGTGCCCGGTAGCTGTACGGGGTTTCCGGGTGTCGGGGGTCGCCCACCAGGAACTGACACTGCCGGTGCTGCCGGGGTAGGCTGCATGCCCGGAGGGGCTGAGATGTCGAACAAGTGCATCTGCTCCTTCTGGGGCGGCATGACCGGACTCGTCTGAGGCTGTGTCGAGAACGGAGACTGAGGCTGACCAGGTAGAGCGATGTCCTTGTTGGACGGGAGTGGGCCACTCGGGGTGCTGACCGGGATGGGCGCTTGAGCGGGCTGAGTTGTGTCAGGCGGCGTCTCGGGTTGTTCGGGAGCTTGGAACTCGGGGCCGGTCGGGGCCGGGACGTTAGTCGGAGGCTCCTCGTTGGGCGCGATCTGGGTCGGGCCGAGACCGGGGAACTGCTGCTGGCCGGGGCCTGCGTCTGTGGCCTGACCGCCCGGCACCGGATAGTCAGGGGCCTGGTCTTGCATGTCCATAGGCGTGGACTTGGCCTTCCAGAAGGTGGCCAACACATGCGAACACACTCGACCCTCTAGCTTCTTCCACTTGCGCGTGCGGTCGAAGGCGAATGATGCCCACGGGCACTCACAATTCCACTGCTCGATGACCTGGCTCGTGGGATCATGCCTGCTGATCTCACAGTTGTACTGGCCATGATCGCCAACGACATGGGACATGACGTGAGTGGGTGAGTTGCGCAAGATAGTCACACTACCCTGCTGCACGAGACGCTTGGCTTTAGCTGCCACGTCAGACCATGCGGCCTGGTGCTGCATAGCTGCCACGAACTCGAACGGCATCCGTACCTCGGGGAGGATCGCGGCCTTGACGTACTCAACCCAATCAATGGAAGTGTCCATAGAAGATCACCCCCGTCTCGATGTTGCGCCACTGAGTCATCACCTTATCGCAAGTGAAGTGCCCACACACAGCCGTCTTGCCAGTCTTCTCATGACGACTGGCCCACTCTTCGCGAGCGATCCGATTCTTCTCAACTTGCTCGGGGTGATGCACCGGGCACGGATAAGTTCGCGAGCCATTACCATCGAACTCACAGGTGCAGCTAAGCAATGTGCTCACCGATGGCTTCCGCGATGTGAGGGAACAACCCAGCGTTCGCCAACGTCTTGTAGACGATGTTGGACTCTGAGTAGTCGCCCTTGCCCTCGCGCATGTCACGGAATCTCTTCATGTGCAACAGATCCCAATAGATCTTGAGGGCCGGTGCGTTGTCGAAGCGGAGAAGCAGGCGCACCTTCTCCTCGCAATCCTTAGCGTAGCGAACGACAGCCGGGTACGTCTTATACACGTCGATGGTGCGCTGCCTCTCAGGCAGCACGATCCACTCGTCGTTGTCAAGATCGTAACCACTGCGCAAGCCAGGCTTATAGAGATCATCAGGTTGAAATCTGTTTGTATCAACCACGAAGACCTGCAAGGGGTGTGTAGTGCCAGGGACAATGATCCCTTCGGCCTTCTCGATCATGAGGGCCACGAGATCTGATCTAACCCACTCGGGAAAGTTGTCCGTGTCGATCCAGAGACTGACATCAAAGTCACTGTCTGCGCTCCACTGATACGTCGTAAGACTACCCGTCAACACGAGCTTGAGGTACTTCTTGGGATCGGGCCACCCCGCTTCGGTCAAGATCTTGTAGACCTTGTTCTTCACCCAAGCAACGTGCGTTGACTTGACAGTCGGAGAGGGCGAGTCTGCGTTCGTGAAGACAGCCGGATCTAGCTCCTCCTGGATGGGATCGAGGATGTTGGCATGCTTCTGCGGGATCGACTCGGGAGGAGTGCTCTGGGCGATCTGGAGCAACTGATCCTTGGTGTTCAGGGTCGGATCTTCGAGCACAAGCTCCACCATGTGATTCAGAAGCGCACCCATCTGCGGGCCGGGCTTGAACCCCGCCGCGATCAGGTCACCACCGTTGATAGCCAGCATCTTGGTGTTGGTGGGTTCGCCAGCTTCACGCACGCCTTGGACAAGCTGCTGCATGCGAGGAACGTTACCATCCCATGCGGCACCCTTGCCACCCGAATCAGCCCAGCGCAGGTTCAGAAGATCATCCGCGTGCTCGTCACCGACACGATTGATGAACTTGCGTGCGCCATTGGGTGCCTGGAAGGGCGGGAACATGTGCCATCTGACAAGGTGCTCGATGCGCTGAATGCGATCCACGGGAAACTTGAGTTCGGTCAACAGACGCTGCGTCATCTCGGCACCCAACTTCTCGTGATCTTGCCCCTCACCGTGCTCGTTCTCGTAGTAGTGGCCCCACCCCTCATCATCAAACCACTGACTACCGGGCTTCCCGATGTCGTGCAGAAGCGCAGCCCAGCGTACGTCCACGTCATCGGTCACCTGAGCCGTAAGGCGCAAGACCTCCTTGATGTGATCGTTGAGGAGCAGGCTGTGGTGCTTGTTCTTCTGATCGAAGCCAACCGTGTTGGCCACATCAGGCAGAACGTGCTCAAGGATGCCAGTGGTCTCCATGAGATCAACAGCCTTGGCGGGATCTGCACCACTCATGAGCTTGTCTAGCTCCATCATGACACGCTCACGAGGAAGCTCACTCAGGCTAGGAGCATGAGCGGCCATGTCGTGGTAGGTTTGTGGCGAAGGGTCAAGTCCATGGCGACTAACCGACGATAGCCCTCTAAGGATGCGGAGAGGGTCTTCAGGGAAGGATCGGTCGGAGACAGTGTTGAGCAGTCCAGCTTTGAGATCCTCTGATCCACGGTAAGGGTCAACAAGGTCGCCGGTGGAGAGATTGACAGCCATTGCGTTGCCAGTAAAGTCCCGTCGTGCCAGATCCTGACCAACGCTAATGTAGGGGTCGGTGTAGACCTCAAAGTCCTTGTGTCCAGGCCCAGTGGATCGCTCAGTCCTCGGCATAGCGATCTCAACCTCGTTCCCCTCGGGATCGCGGTAGCGGAATACCCCGAACTGCTTACCCGTGTAGTCCACCCGACCGGGAAGAGCCTCCAGAGCTTCTTGAACGTCATCTTCGTCAACTCCTTGTACCATCAGGTCAACGTCCTTGGGTACCTTCCCCAGAACGATGTCGCGTACGACACCACCCACCGCATAGACATTGCCCATGGGTTCGAGTGCCTGGAATGCCGCCCAAGCTGCCGGGTCGGTTGCTGCGATGTTGCGCACCTTGTGTCCGATGTTCGCCGATGCCAGCTTGTACTTCTCGTCGCCTACCATCAGAGTGATCGACTTGATGACTAACTCGGGATGCATTGCGTACCACAACTCGGCCATGTGTCGGACTGTGTAGGGCATGTCTGTGTTGGTGCGGATCTGAACATTGCCCTTGGGGTCATACAGCCCTTCCACGATGCCGCCCGGCGTGAAGCGCCCCTGGATGTCAGAGTGACGCTCGCCAGGATGGCCAACGTAGATGCGATCAGTCTCGATGTCAAAGATGTACGGGATGGGGCCAGCCAGCATCGGAGGCTGTGGCTTCGCTGCTGTCATCTGGAAGATTAGTCTCCCCTGCCTCTGCACGGTCTTGTCCATGATGTTCTCGTTGAAGTTGGCAGGCAGAACGTCGTCCATATCGACAACGGGTTGCGGATCAGTGGGGGGCTTTCTGTCAGGGTTGATGTGGAAACGCAGGGTGTGCTTGCGCCAGTCGTCGTAGTTGATGCATGCAGCCCCGCAGTCAGAGCACGTACGCGGAGCCGTCATCGGCATCTCGTCATCGGGGTCATTCATGTAGAAGGGCTTAGGACTCTGGGGATAGCCAGGGTTGTCGAACTGATCGGTGCCCGACCACTCATCCAGCTTGTAGTTGAGCAGACCGGGGTTGATCTCGCCGATGCCCTCGACAGAAGCCTGCTTGAGTGCCGTGCTCCCGTAGGGCATGCCCTCTTGATCCAACAGTCCGCCCCAGTCCCACCCTTGATCCTTCGTGTAGCGCTTGAGGCGCTTCTCGACCAAGTGGAGGGAGATGTTGCTGTGCTTGATCGACCAGAACGCAGTCCATCGGAAGTGTAGCTCCAACTCGCCGAAGGCATGAGGGCGACTACCATCGTTCCACCCCATGGCCTTGAACTGATCTACGTGATGGTCATTGGACACACTCACATGCGTGCCACTCATGGCCCAGTTGTACTCGTCAGCAGGACGATCCAGAGGCGCGACAGAGTAATCCTGACGGATCTGTGCCGCTTCGGCAGCGGCTTGTGGCTCCTCGCCCGGATAGGCGTCAGAACCGAGTAGGTCGGCAGACTTCTGCATCACGTATTAAGTGGCCGCTATCAGAGGTCTGAAAGCAACCTGCCCCTCTTCCCTGGAGTGTAGGTCTTCATGTACTCACGCATATAAGCGTTGTACTCCTCACGAGTCCTCTTAGGCTTTGCCGACAGTCGCTTGATAGCGCGACACTCTTTGCAATACGCCTGAAGATACCCCTGACTCGTGAGCGGCTCGAACTCAGACAGCCAGAAATCTCCCTTACAGCTTGGGCACTTCTTGAACTCAGGTGTTGAGGGAGTGCTTGTAGAGGTTTCCATCACAGGGCATCTTTGCTTTGCCCTTAACTGTATCACACACGTAGATAGGGGCCATGGTAAGATTGGTCGCCTGCTTGAGGAGCTTCATTGGCTCGCCGCAGATGGAACACGTCCTCGGAGTGGCTTCTTGCTCGTCAGCCTGCATCAAACACCTTCAGATTCGACTCGTTGATGTAGACCGTCTGAGCCGGTGGCTTCTCATCGGTCTTCATGGATACACGAGATGGAGACCCACCAGCGCCCTCGACACGTCCAGTTCCGAACGAGTAGACTCTAGTCCACTTGCCGGGCAAAGACGGAGGGACGCTCCAGTGATCGTGCTCGACCACTTCACCCTCCTTGTTCTTCCATTCGTACATCATGTCGCGTACTTCTCCAGGTAGGAACGGATGACGCGGTAGGTGTTCTCCGCATCCTTGAGGACTGCCCTCATCTTGGGTGCCATCTTGGGGCCAAGCTCGCGCTCTAGATCCTGAAGGTCGTTCAAGACCTTGAGGGAGTTGCGCTGAACCTGGAACAAGTCATCCTGCTCGGGGATGAGCCTCGGTGCCTTGATCTTGGGGCTAGGTGCCTTGATGTCAGGCGTCGGCGGGTTGAAGTAGTCGATGTTCCAGAGGTCGCTCATGCATCCCCTGCCGCCTCGGATGCGGTCAGCCTGCGTCCTGACTGTCGCTTCACCTTCGGCTCGCCGAATGCGGAGTCTGGGAGAATTGCATCCACCAGTACCTCCTCAGGTGCCTCTGTAAGCTCCTCAGAGCCATCCTCAGCCTCATCGAGGTCATCCTGGGCATCTAGGTCATCCTCGTCGTCGTAGAGCGCAGAATCGCTCTCATGCTGTCGTAGGAGGTAGTCACCGAAGACGCCATCGAGGCGCTTCTTGACACGGGCTACCTCAAGGGTCAGGGGAGAGTTTCGGGTAGCTGTGAAGTTCAACTGCGAAACCTCCATATCTCTGGCCTGGAAGTACGTCAGGCATGCTTCGAGAACGAAGCGCGCGTCCTCAAGGTCTGATGCCAGAATGGTTGTCTCGTCAATGCTCACTGCTATCACCTGTTTCTATCGCTCGTTGAATGGTGCTCTCGCTCGGAGCGAGAACGGAAACTGCTTGTACATCATCGGTCACGATGACAATCTTGTTGAACATCCGATCAGAGAAGACCATGCGATGAGCAGCCTTGTTGTCCATCAGAGCCAGCACCGTGTTGACGCAAATGCTCTGGAAGTCCGAAAGCTCTTCGCCAGCGTCGAGCATGTCGGCGTTGAACTGAAACGTGGCTGGCACCTGGATAGGATCGTCTCGACCCCTCAGGTAGAACTCGTACGTGGCATCGACAATGATCGTGCCGTCATACGATTCCCTCTTCTCGTCTCTCATCATCGGTTGCGCTTCCTCGCCTTCTTCGCATTCTTCTTCTTGGCCTTGACCTTGACCCACTGGCGCTCGCGTGCTTCCTGCTCTTTAAGTGCCTGAACTGCGGCACTATACGGGATGACCTTCATCGGAATCCCAGCCACCTGGCACGCCGCATACTCCTTGTCAGTCCTGACAACGGTCTTCTTGTCCATCCTCAGGTAGTAGTTCTGATCCTTGGGGTCGCTATCGAGCGCCATGCGCTTGCGAGCTTCAGCTTCAAGCTCGGTCATAGCGGCAGCGGCCTGCTCGTCCATGAAGGCCATACCAGAAGCGATGTCGTTGAATGCCTGAGGCGCGTCGGGGTTAACGTACTCCTCGATGTCCTCCATGTTCATGATGCCGAAATCAGTCATCGCTCAGGGGCCTCCCCCATGGATCGCAGAACCAGACGGGTGTGCGGCATACGCCACACTCGAACAAGTTGACGGGTCTCCCTGCTCGTTTCATGAGAGGGTCATCATCGATGTATTGCTCGATGTAGGCCAATGGATGAGTACATCCGGTCACATCCATCTCCCCTCGTTCGGCCATGCCCGTGAACTTGCTGCGCAGAGCGAACGCTTCGGGATTGTGGATGTACTTGACCGTCGAATCTCCAGGCTTCAGGGACGCGATGAACTCAGCGTTATCCTTCGCTCGTTGGCCTTCAACACGCGCAGCCTCGATCCGCTGCTCCACTGAGTCTTTATCCATGCTTACCTATTCGGACGATTCGAGCAAACTCTTGAAGGTCGAGCACCCATTCGTGGCCCGTAGTAGACACCAGTCCACCCTTGCGGCTAACGTAGGCGGGGTCGAATGTGGGCGTAACGCGCAACGTTGTGCCGAACCTCAGCACGTACATGGGAAGCCCTCTAACATCATCAATCTTGAACGACATGCCGGTGACGAACTTGAAGGGAACAGATCCCAGAGTTAGAATAACACGAGGGTCTCCACTCGTGATCTCATGCTCCAAGTGCATACCGCATCTCCAGCATTCGTAAGCTGATGGCTTTCGATTGCCAGAGGCGACATCAGTCGGACGACGCTTGAGAACATTGGTGAAGTAGATGTCATCCATATCCAGGCCGATATCCTCCAAGAGGTTCCTGACCAGGAGTCCGTGCTCGCCAGAGAACGCTACGCCCGACTCAGACTCGTACTTGCCGGGTGCCGTGCCAACGACCCAGAAGGGTGCCCACGGGTTACCGTACCCTACGACGTAGGGCTTGTCCAGAAGAGGACAATCGACACACGCGAACTCGTCATCTACACCCATGTCTCGATATCGAGTCCTGATGCGTGGACGAGCTTCTTGAACCTGCGCTCGAAGTACGGGCCTGACTTGAGTGGGTCGAGAAATCCCTTGGCGTGCTTGAGGTACTTGCGAGTAGCCACACCAGCGGCCTCGTCGTAAGTGTCGCCCCACTGGGTCTCAGCACCAGGGTGCTTGAGAATGTGAGCTTCGGCGATGAGAGTCTTGTGGTCTGCCTCATCGATCTGCTCCTGGATGTCGTCCGGGATCGGCCAAGGCAGTCCGTTGGCCAGATAGATGTTGCGCAAGAGGACAGCCTCGCGGTTGCGTGCGACCTGAGTCTTGAAGGGAGTCGGCACGTCCGATACCAGGCACTCCTGAGCATCATGCATGAGTCCGTAGATCGCGATCTCGGAGGGCATGATGTCAGACACTGCCAGTGAGTGACACAGCACCGTGTAGTACCGCTGCGTATGCCCACAGAAGCGAACGATACGCCCCAGGCTGACACCAATCGTGTTGATCGACGGAGACCCCGCCTGGAGCGTCACACGCTCGCGGTTGTAGGTGATCATACCGTCATCTCCCACTTGAGAGGAATGAACAATTCCGCTGCGATGAATCGAAGCTGGCGATCCAGAAACTCGAAGTTGTCATCCCGCACGTCGTTCATGATCGTATGCGTGAACCCCTTCGGCGGCACTTCGGACGGATGAACCTCCATGCCGGTCGCGAAGTTGAAGTACCCGTAACGATCCGGGAGAGCAGGAAGCAAATCGGTCTGATCGCGTCCAAGAACCAGACGCTCCACGATCTCAGGCTCATTGCCCGTAAGCACCTGGATGACCTGACCACCACGAGACTTGACTCCCTCGACCTCGTTGTCGAATCGGACATCAGTCACGTAGTAGAGTGTGTCGGGATCTGTGGCACCACCCAGAGCCTGCTCGACCCAGAAGTTCTGACTGAACACGTCGCGGTGCGACTCGGTGCCATACCTCTGTAGTACCTCGCGGAAAGTGAACTCCCTGATGACGTTCGGCTCATCGTACTCGTAGCCGCTGATATTGCCATGTGTCCGACCGACCGAGAGATGCACTAGAGCGTCGGGGTCATTCTTCCAGGCGTCGAAGTTCTCCATGTCCACGTCGAACAGCGCCGCGACAGAAGCCTTGAGTTTGTGGGCGAAGCTGATCTGCTGCGATGGCATGTCCACCATGTTTGCGAAGCGCTTGCCCGCCGTATCTTTCCCGGCACTCAGCGCTCCTCCGAATCCGATGATCATCAGTCTCCTCCTCCGAGGATCTCTTCCTTCTCACTGATCACGAGATCTCCCAGTTCGTTGTGTAGCTCCTGGTACCTTTCGTGCCAGAGCTTGTCAATTTCAGGGGCTGTCATGTCGGTCGTGTCGAACTTCTCCGACCGAGACATGTGAACATCCACTGACTCGTAGTTACCGATGTTCACCTTCGTACCTATGGAGTAGCTGACCGATAGCTCGGTCTGCTTAACGGCCTTCTTTGCCGCAGCGCGTGGCCTGGGCTTGGGCGGTGTTGCGTCTGTCGCAGGCTTGGTAACCTTGCGAGCCGCAACTGTTTTCTCGACTGTCATGGTCTAAGTCTACCACCCCTAGGGGGAGGCAGCTAGACTCGACTGGTCTGCGTTAGCAGGCGAACACCGTCATTGAAGAGCGCCAGCGTCGAGCGCTGGATAGCATCCTCGATCTCCTTGACAGCATTCTCGGGCACAAGGCCACCACTTGCCGACCAGACGGTGAACTGCACTGCCTTGATCGGACGCGGCTTCCGCTTGACGGGGGCCTTGGTCGTCTTCTTGGTTTCAGCCATCATGGCCTCCTTGACTAGACAGTGAACTTCTGGTCGCGCCAGCGCAGGATACCATCCTGCTCGTACGTTGCCAGATCGAATGAGAAACCTCCGTCAGGCCATACAGTGACCGTAGCGAAGCCGGGCTGCCAGTCAGGGTTGCCCCCGTTGGCGTATCCAAGTCCACCCTCGATCTGGCATAGGCAGCCAGCTTCGATGGCAGTAACGACATCCCACTTGTTGAGGATGGCGTTCCACAGTGTCTTGCGTGCAACCGACTGCCTGTGAGTGTGACCGAGGACAACGGAGTGCCCAAGCTCAATAGCGGTCTTGAGTGCTCCACCGGCAACCGTCTTGTGACCGTGACGTGCTGCCAGCGTGTCGGTGATCGGGACGAACTGGAACTCGTAGGTTCCCTTCGGCTCGATGTACTCGATCCCTAGCTCCTTGAGCCTGAGAAGGTGGTTGAGCGAGTAGACCCACTCAGGCTCCTCCTCGCCCGGCCACTGGGCCTGGGTGACGCCGTACAGGCGCTCGTTGCGCTCAAGCTGCTCGTTGCGGATGCGGTCATCGTGGTTACCCTTGATGAGTGACCACTCAGTCTCAGGACTTGCGTTCACCGTGTCGAGGAGAAGAACTCCTGCCGACTGGACACACTGCTGCACAGTGGCGTTCCATGCCGGGTCGTCACGGTGGCGGGAGATGTATCCGTTGTCTAGGATGTCGCCGCCCCAGATCCCGAAGTCAGGACGGTTGTGAGCTAGCCACTGCTGGAAGACCTCGACGGCAGGCTCCAACTGGAACGGAGTCTGCGGGTCAGTCGGAATGACCCCCAGTCGAACACCCTCGGGACGTAGCTCCTTCTTGGGCCGCGCGATGGAGACCATCGGCGGAATGAATGGATAGACAACCTCGACCGGAGTCTTCTTGTGAAGGAAGATCTTGAACTGGTGAAGCGTGATCTTCTCACCACCACCAGCATTGGCCTGCCACTGGTTGTCGAGGATCGTCTTGACTTCCCAGTGAGCCGGGTTGAGGTTACGGCGCTCCAGGATGTCCTCGATGACGAGCTTCTCGACGGGCTTGTCCACGGGCAGCGTAACGATGATCTCGTCGCCCTTGTCTTCGACTCCCACCGCGTCTGCACGGTTGTCGATCTCCTGGTTCAGACGACGCTTCTCAGCGGCATCCGCCAGAGTGTCGTTGCGCTCGATGCAGCGCCGAATGGACGCCTCAGATGTCTCGATGCCCTGCTCGGCTAGAGCGGCAACGATCTCGACATTGGTCTTGTTTGCAACGATCTGTCCGTAGATGTAAGACAGATGGTTGTCGAGCGGAGAGCTAGCCACGCTCAATCACGTCACGACGTACCTTAGGCGGCACGCGGTCGATTACCTTCTTCTCGGTTGAACTTAGCTTCAGATCCATCTCAACATCCTCCGTCTCGAACACGCGAGTCTCTCGATGCTCGCGGGCTGTCTTTCGCATCTTCTTGCGGAACTCGATCTCATTGACCTCAACCTGTAGGGCTGCGATGTGCTGATCGATCTCTGCATCCGATACGCTGTCCATTTCGTTAGCAAACTCCTCGAACTCTTCTGAGGCAACTCCCGCTGACTTGAGCAGCAACTTAGCTGCGGTTGGCATGCCAGGTCGGCGTTCATTGCTCACTTGTGGAATTGTACCTGCTGGCCCACCAGGCAGTGGTGCTGTCGGGGGCGGGCCACCACCAGGAACGGTACCACCCATGCCACCAGGGCCGAGATCCGGGGGTGCGGGAGGCATGATCGTACCGCCGCCACCGCCACCCGGAGGAGGAGCGCCAACGTCAACAGAGCCACCGCCGCCCATGCCACCCATCGGGTCACCACCAGGAGCACCACCAGGAGGAGTGGGCGATCCGCCACCCTCGATCTCTGCCTGAAGGTCGGGCGGGATGGACAAGCCCTGCGAGCGAAGGATCTTGTAGGTCTGGAGCTTGGCCATCTGCTGAGCAACCGTCTTCTGGATCATCTCTTCCTGCATCTCGTCCAGTGAGTCCTTGAACTCGAACGAAACGCCCACCATGAGGCGCTCGTCCGAGATCGGTACACCCATTGCACGGAGTGACTGTAGGAACTGGCGCTCTGTGGCTTCGTCGCGCACGTCCAGTGATTCGAACTCAAGCTCGGGAGTGAGCAGCTTGTGCTTCTCCACAATGTGGGGGTTGCCCTCTTCGTCCCACTCGACAACCTCTTCCATGATCGGCACGCGGGTCTGACCACGCTTCTCGTAGTCGTAGTGTTCCTGAGCCTCAGCGACAACCTCCATGCGCTCGCCAGCGTGCTTCTTCATGTACTTCTGGAAGGTCGAGAGGATCTGGTTCATGAACTCGGCGTTCAAGGCAGATGTCGCGTAGGGTGCGCCATCCGATCCCGATCCGAGGATGTTCTGGAGTCCGAAGATCTGCATCAGCCATCGGTCGATGCGGTCGAAGTCGTTGCCTAGGTCAGGTACCTGCTCGCGCCCGAAGACATTCTCGATCTCCAGAGCGTAGTGGTAGACCATGAGGCGGAAGTCTGACGATAGTGCGAGATCCATGTCGTCGCGGAATGCCTCAAGCTGATCCGGCCCAGGAATCCACGGGCCTTCCGAGGCGCTACCTTCTCCGACGTTGTTGATACCCAGCTTGGCCAGGATGAGAGGCGAGTACAAGCGCTCAGCGATAGCGTCCTGTGATGCCAACAGCTTCTCCTCGTGGAGGAGCGTGCGTAGACCACGAAGCATGATCGGAGTACCGTGATCGTCCCAGTCAGTGATCTTGAACGCTACCTGCTTGAGCAGAACGTTCGATACGGGGAACGGCTCGCCACGACGTAGGTACGGGATGAGGTCGGGGAAGTTCAGTTCAAGCTGCTTGTACATGTCGGGCGGCGACTTGGTGCTTGCCAGCCTCTTCATGTACTCGGGCGGAACGACCTTCATCTGAGACGTGCCCAGGAGCGGGAAGTTCTCAATGATGATGTCCTCAGGATTGAGAAGCTCTTCCCTCTCCCACACCCCCAGCGACTCGTTGAACGATCCAAGCGGGAACGCCTCGCCGACCGTCCAATACTCGCGACCCAAGTTGACCAGGAAGTCTTCGTACTTCAGTTCGTTGAGGAAGAGATCCTCATAGAACTCCGTGATCTTCTTGTCCTTCGAGTAGAAGTGCATCCCGACGAGAGGGAACCTCGTGAAGATGTCAATCAGGATCGGCACAAGGCGATGGGTAGCGTAGTACAACCGCAGCCACTTATGCAGCTTGTGGCGGTGACCCTCGTCGGCCATGTTCCACGGCAGACCAGAGAGATCCCAATACTCAAGGGGATCATAGAAGCGCGGGATAGCGATAGCCACGTCCTGAGACGAGCCAAGCCTTCGCATCGAAGAGATGTTGCGCTGCTTGCCCATGGCACCCATCAGTGCCGCGTTGTTCTTCATGATGGACTGAACTTCAGCGCTTTGCCCGCTCTGACGCGAGCCGTAGTTGGCTAGAGCGTCAAGACCCTTGACATCCTTCGTCAGACTTCCCCGCTCCGATGCCATCTTCTGCATCTGGCGAGCCGACTCCAGAGCGCGATGAGGATTCTTCGGAAGGGTGATCCCCGCCGACCTCAGGTTCGCTAGCTCCTGCTGTAATTCCTTGGTTGCTGTTCGTTTGGACGCCACGTTCTATCCTTAATCGGACGATCTCTTGAAGTTCTTCAGTCGGAATCCAACCTCGGTCAGCTTCAGCGTGGTGGTTGGGGCATAGCGCGATGACATTTCCGAGCTTGTACTTACCACCGTCGCGACCCGGCACAATTCGATGTCGCTGGAAGATCTTGGCGTAAGCACATCTTGGAATCTCGCAGTAGTTGGGAGTAAGAGCGTCCCGTTTCCTACGAGACGGACTCTTCCCACCCACGTCTCTAGGTTACGACCAGCCAGTTATCGAGTGCGCTACTCGTAACCGGATCGGCCTGGTTCTTCTGATCTCCGAACGTCTTGGTGCTCTGAGACTCATTGAACTCGGGCTGTGTCGCCTGGTCAGCGTCTACGGTCTTCCGCAGAGGGCTGCTCGGATCGAAGTCAGCGGCGTCATACTTTGCCTTGTCGGTGACATCTTGATTCACCAGCTTGTTCCTCACCGAATCCACGTCGATTGCCGAGAGACCACCAGCGGTGCCCTTGTCAATCGCAGGCTCGTTGGGGCCACCCAGGCCCGAAGCGTCCGCGCTAGGAAGGCTGACACTCTTCTGCTGATACGAGTCACCAGTTTCAACACCGGCTGCTGTCTTGGATGACTTGGTGCTGCATGAGCAACCATCATCTCCGCACTCGCACTTGCCAGCGCACTTGCCGCCGCACCCACAAGCACAAGCTACACGAGACTCGACAAACTTCTCGTCCTCGTCACCCGTGTCGTTGTCAGGATTGTCGTCATCGACATCAGGCAGTGGGCCAGTGTCCTTCTTGGAACCAGGGAGATTGCCCTTGTTCTCACAGAAGCCGCAACCGCAGTCGCTAGCATGTCCGCCGCCAAGGGCAACCGTGCTGGCTAGGAAGAGCCTGTCGGCGTCTTCGAAGCCGTACTCCTCGCACACTTCGGAAGCGATGGTGCGAAGGTTGGTCTCGATGAGACCGATGCGTGCTTCAACCTCATCAGGCGTAGTCGCCTTAGCGATGAAGTTCGAGAAGCGAGTCTTAGCGCGAGCCTGAACTGCGATGACAGCACGAGAGCCAGCGATGCGCTCCTGCTCCTCTGCGTCCTCGGTGGCTAGCACCTGGAATAGATCGATGTTCGTCATGATTCTCCTAGAGGAAGAGGGCCTCTGCCGGGCCTTCGTTGTCTGTGGTGTCTTCAGCGGTGAACTCTTCAGTGTGGACGAGACGATGCTCGTCTGCTACCGAAAGGAACTCGTTGATCTGTCCGCCACTCAAGCCAATCTGGGTAGCGTAGTGCGCTGCTGCGAAGCGGAAGTCGTCATCGTCAGCGGTCTTGGTGTACGGGGACTCGGTCACCCAGATCGTGGCAGCCTCAACGATGTTTCCGTTGTACGGGAAGATCTGCGGCTCGGCCTGCTCCAGCTTGTTGAATGCATAGCTCGTGAGGCTAGCCAGGTACTTGGTGTCATCAGGGTTGCCCACTGACGCCAGTGCTGCCTTGAGTGCGATCTGCTCAACCTGAGCGTCCGAATCGAAGCCTTCGAGCTTGACTTGGTCGTGGAAGCCCACCTTGGAGATGTTCGCGCGAACTGCACGACGGACTAGCTCCAGATTGGCCAAACGTGCCTCAATCGAGGGACGTGTGGGCTGAACTTCGGGGATAGAGTCGATGAAAGTCTGAATCTCGGTCACAGGATGCTGCGGAGATGCCCCTGTAAGGCTCTCAATGGCCTCAGGAGCCACGTCGAGGGTACCACCCTCATCAAGTGCCACCTTGACCGTAGTTTCGCCCCACAAGCCCTCCCAGCGGCTTAGCTCGACGCCCTCCATGCTGGTTCCAGCAATTCGGACGCGCTTTGCCATGACGGGAGGCTGCTGCGATAGCCCCTGCATCTCGCCAGTAGCGCTCGGATCATCGGGCGGGGGTGTCTCAAAGGGATCTTGACCAAGCTGGTCAGTTACCGGAGGCTCATTCGGCTGCGCCTGTGCGCGCTGAAGGACTTCCTCGGGGTTGGGACAGCCATCATGCGCAAGCTGTGCCACAACCTGCTCGGGCGACTGGCCACGGTTCAGGCCGTCAATGGCCGTATTGACCCACGTCTGAAGAGCGACCTCCTGCTCGGGGCTGTTGTTAGCATTGTCAACGCTCGGCGGCATGTCCGGGTTGGGGCCGTCAACGACGGGGTTGTACGGTTGCGTTGCGCCAACGCCTCCTGGCTGCTGAAGCTCGCCCAGGGATACAACGCGCCAGTTTGATTGAACAGCGGTAGTCATCTCACCCCTTACATGGACGGACTCACTGGCTTTGTTGCCCCAATGCGCAGCGACCTGTTGCCCGGTCTCTTCTGGAATACTCAGATACTCCCGGCGCAAGTGATTCGCAGCCTGGTTGTACCTCTCAGGCGGAAGGACGGGGTCAGGCTGACCTGGTGCTCCCCTGTAGGGATTCGTGCCTACTTCAGCAATCCCGCGAGCTACGTGCAGAGCATCCCTGTCCATCTGATCACCACCACCCGTCTCGGCAGACCACTGCACGGGGACACCAGGACGAGTACCCTTCAAGATCTCGTCGTAGTGTTCATCATTGTGCGGGTCTAGCCCGTTGATCTGAATGTGGCCGGGCTGCATGTGATGCCTGATAGCTCCCAGCGACCCATTATGCAGGCCAGCACGGAAATTGATGGGTGCGGTCTCGGTGTACATCTATGCATTAGGAGGCAGAGAGTGGCTTGAATCTAGCGACGGCCACGATCTCGAATGCCTCGGGTGATCGAAGGATTGTTAGATCCGCTCCTGCCATAGAACTCTCCGAAACGCCCGCCACCCTTTGAGGCTGAAGCGTTGGGGTCTGGGCCACCTGGCGCACGTCCACCGATCTGGTATCCACCCTCTGATCCGCCCATGAGCTTGGCCCGCCCGAAGTTCTTCTGCATGAGATCTCCGAGGTAAGATGACAGGAACTTGTAGGTGACTTCAGCAATGCAGTCCGCAATGTCCTTGGTCTGGATGGGGCCGAGGGTCTGCTTGTCTACCCTCTTGGTCTGACCAGTCTGGATCTCCTGAAGGAACTTCAACTCCATCGATGCGTACTCGGAGTGATCAAAGTCATCGAAGTAGCAGTCAGGCGGGATGTGAACCAGGTCTAGGTAGAGCGCTGTCTTGAACGCTTCCCAGCGATTCCAGTTGACCGCCTGTGTTGCTGTGACCTCTGCGATACGAGTCTCATAGATGCCCATGCTACGAATGTCCTCACGTAGCTCCTGCATCAGACCGGCAGAGTTGTACTGGTCGAACGTGACCATGCCTGGCCGGTAGAGATCGATCTGATGCGCGAGATCCTTCCGCACCTGGATGTAGTTGATGACCCCACCTGGGAAGCTCGCGGGGTTCCATCTCATCACGCGGTCGAAGACAACATGACGAGCCAGACCATCTGGCCAGAATCCAGTCTCGTCCGGGAACTCTTCGACATGAGCCATGGCGTAGCCGAAGCCTGCGGTCGTGCTCGAAGGGTCACAATGCGCTGCGTAGTCGTAGACGTATGATCCACCGTTGGTTGTCCCATGGAACTTGCCGTTAGGCAAGATACCACTGAAGGCTTGATCCACCTTCTCTGGTCGCAGGTAAGCATCGAGAACCTCTGCCCAGTTGGCTCGATACTCGACCTTGTAGGTGTCGGGCTGAGCCTTCTCCTTCAACTGCTCCTGCTGGCGCTTGCCCAGGCTGATCTTATCAAGGCGGCTAGACTCGACATCCTTGTCAAGCTGATCCTTCCAGTTCGGAGAGACCATAATCGCGTTGGTGTAGCGCTGCTCAGGATCGAGCCACCACTTGTCGTACAACGCCCACGACGGGAACTTGAAAGCGAAGCGCATGGGGAAGACTTCTGTATCGTCTGTGCCCGCACTGATGGGCCGCAGCGCCTGCTCGACCAACTCGTAGAACATACCGATCTTGGTGTACGGTGACGAGTTGGCAAAGACGAGAGCGTGATAGCCGAACTGAGCCAGAGACGGCTCGGCAGCCGTATACACCTGGTGTGCGGACGAACGCGACTCGCCGGGCATCATGAATGCCATCTCGTCAAACACGATGACGATGGAAGCAGAGCCTCGGAGGGTGTCAGCGTTCGCGGCCAACGGGATGACCCGGAGCTTGGCGAAGTCTCGGGCAACCTTGATCCCCTGCGCCTGCATGTTCGCGATGTTGTCGATATCAGTCTGACACCTGATCGTGATCATCTCCTCCTGTCGCTTGGAGATGTACGGCTCTAGAGCCTTGCAGCGCGTGATGACGGAGTAGAAGTCGGCGAACTGTCGAGTCTTGGCCTGCTCGAATGCGGCAGCCATGCATGAGAACTCGATCTGCTTGTCTACGTCCATCCCGTAGAACGCACCCGGATCTGGGATCTCCTGAACACGGAAGAGCTTGTAGCCACCAGCCAGAGCCGTGATGTATCCCTTAGATGATCGTCGCCCTCCCACGAGATCGACCTGACCAAAGTGGTCGTACCCCTGCGCCCTACACCAGTCCCGACGCTCTCTGATGTCTTTGGACAAAGTGATCTCGCCATTGCGTCCGCCATTGATCATCCAGGTCAGGAGATCCTCTTCCCAACCCTCCATCTCTTCGAGGAAGATCAGCTTGAGGAGAACTCGCTGAAGAGGGTAGAGAGGCTTGCCGCAGTAGTCACTCGACTCGGCAAACTCCACAATGCCCGAAGCGCTACCCTTGAGGCCGCGCTTGAGTTCGCCACTTAGGTCGAAGCTACTTAGAGCGCCCATTGCGCTCCAGTAGTCGGTTGAATCCAGACATGATGTCGTCCATCTGCTTGTCAACATCCTGCTCAACGAATGCCTTCGGGCCGTCCATGAGAACGAGCTTGCTGGCACAGTTAGGGCATTCCCAGACAGGGGCACCCGCTGCGGTAGTCATACCACAGTCATCGTTCACGCACTTGTAAGTGTAGGCCCCGAATGGGTGCCTACCCTCGGTTGGTTTCTTTCTCTCCATAGAATCTCTCGTTGCGGATGTTCGCTGCCAGCACTTCGTGACGCTTGCGCTCGTGGTCGAATCCATCCGTCTCGTGGTCTGCTCCTCGGGCACCAGGCGCTCGGCCCATGACCTCAATAGCAATCGGGAAAGACTCCATGGTGTTAGGGTCAACCATGAGTGCATTCTCCCAAACGACATTGACGATGAAGCCCGCCTGTAGGAACTCAGCGTGTGCCACAGTGGCCAACTCCTGAAGGTTCCTCTTGTTGTTGGGCTTGCGTGAGAAGCGATCCATCAGGCTCTTCCAGATGACGCTGACCTCTTTCACTTCCCAGTCGTACAAGTCTGCTGTATCCATTACTCACTCTCCTCTTCCTCTTCTGCCTCGACATCCACGGCTTCTTCGATCTGTGCCGGTTTGGGAGTGCCAAGTAGTATCTCGTATGTGTCGTACACAGTCACCCACTGATCTTCAGGGACAACCTCTTTGACCGCAGCCATGAAGGCACGGAACTGTCTCTCCAACTCTGCCACCTGAGCGCCAGCTTGCTCGGCATCCATCTTCTCCAGGATCTGGACGGCTTGGAGAAGATCCTTGACCTCTGAAGTGATCTGACCCGCCTGCATCTTCTCCAGGGCGTCGTTCACTACCTGCTCTACGGCCGCACGCTTCGTTCTAATGTTCTCCGACGCGATGGCTATGTCAGCACCTTGCCTGCGCGCATTCTCCTCGTAGATAGCCCTTACAGCCTTGTCCCGAAGGGTCATGTGCTTGGCGGCGTGAAGGGAGATGTTGTTGGCAGTGAAGAACTCTTTCCCGTAGATGCCATTGAAGTGTCGCTTGACTGCTGCCTGTTGCCATCCCATTGCGATGGCGTGATCGATCTCTCTACGGTGAGGAGACTGACACACCTTGCAGCGCGCGGCCACGATCTCGAATCCAGACGCAGCGGCACCCGGTACTACGGGTACGTTAGCCTGCCTGCCTCCTTCGCTGAACTTAGCCATCTAGCAAATGTTCTCTGGCCGCTGCCGAGGCAACGGATCGCCTGTGTGATAATCGAAAGGAGATCCAGGTAGAGGATCACCCACGTAGTAAGGGGGCTGCCTGGGTGGCCACACTGGCTCTGCCACGTCTTTCACCGTGTCGAACGTGACTGAGTAAAGCGGAAACGCTAGAGACTCTAGAGCCTTGGCAATGCGCTCCAGGACACCCATCAGTTCTTTGTGCTCAGCGGAAGTAGGACGCGCCATGCTTCCTCCTCTGCTCCTCTGAGTTGATCTTACGACCTTCAGGATGAGCACGGTAGTACATGCCGCTCACCAGGCCCGGCTCAGGTACGCCGTTCTCGTTCAGGATCTCACGCTTCTGGCGCTGATACAAATGCTCGGCGAACAAGATGGGGTTGTCTCCACCGATGCCTCGCTCCTTGCCGGTTTCCTCGACTACCGACCGCGCTTCGTCACGGAGGAACTGATCAGCGATCTGCTCCATCTCGCGGGCAGTGTAATCCTTGCCCTCTTCGTACTCGATCCGATCATGCTTGTTATACGAGGGACGCCTCTTCCAACCACCCATATCTAGTTCGCTTCCTCTTCTGGCCATAAGTCTTTGGCGACCTGAAGCATTGCCTGCTCGACGTATTGGCCGACCGACACGGTCGTGATGCCCATACGTTCGGCAACATCCTTCTGCTTCTGGTCTACAATTACGTTCCAGTAAACGGCCTCTTTCTTGCGTTTGCTGAGTTTCTTGAGACAGGACTGGAGGTCAAGGAAGTTGATTGTTAGCCCCTTGTGCTTGATCTCCCAGTCGCCGGTGCGTAGACCGCCCTCCATTGGCTGCTGCCTACACAATGCCTCAAACGTTGTGTAGTTGCGAATAACCTCCCGTAGGATGCGGTGCTTCTGTGTTGGTTCAATCATTACCCCCTCTCTATCGACACGAAAGGGACGTAGACTTTAGTTCTTCTTGGTGCCGCGCTTGACAACGCGCTTCTTACGTCGCAACGGACGCTTGTTGGTGACCCGGCCTTTGCGACCGTAACGCTCCTCGCCAAGAGCCGCCGTGGTCGGCGGATTCCTCAAATAGGCTAGAGTCTTCTCAAGCCACTCGATGGTCATCCATGTTGGAATGCGACGATTACATCCAGCGCACAAGATGCCGCGCGTCAGCCCCGACCCGTGATCGTGGTCTGTGTGCAATGGCTTCGGCTGCCCCTTGTTCTTGCCGTACTTGGTGTTCTTCTCTTTGCAGTGAGCGCAAACCCCGCCCTGGAACGCCAGGATGACATCCCACTCATCCGCTGTGATATCGAACTGATCCCGGAGCCTCTTGTCGCGTGCTGCTCGGCGTGTCTCTTCAGGCGTACGCTTAGGTGCGGCCAACGGGATCGAATCCCTTCGCAGGACACTCGACCGAATGGTCGCAAGTGCAGTCCGGCACGACACCCTCTACTTCACAGTCCACGACGTACTCCCACTTGTCGTAGATGTCCTCACAGAAATCATGATCTGCCGCAACGACGTGCTCCTTGAAACGATGCGGGCCATCCTTCTCGACGCACAAGATGATCGCCTGGTTGATGTCTTCCAAGTCCATGTAGAGCTTGACCTGGGCCTCGTACTTGGGCTGATTGGCCGAGCCGACAAAGTCCTGCGCGTAGATGCGCGACATCATTGTCTTGATGTCAACCAGGTACTCTCCCTTTCCGGGTAGGCGACATCGAGAGAAGTCAGCGAAACCCCGGATGCGGTAAGAGTTGCCCTTGTGGGTCACCAGACTGTCATCGAAGCAGTTGCCCTCCTTATCCCAGCCGTAGTCGTACTCTCGCTCGACCTCGCTCCACTTGCTGAACCCAAGCTCCTCGACCATGATGAACTGGATCAGACCATGGTACATGTGACCGATCATGAAGTTCTTCTGGGAGGTAGCATCGTGCTTAGCGTACTCGTGATCTCCCTGGCGCTCGATCCAAAGCTCGCGAGCACACTTGAGCGCACCCGATGGATGGAAGGCGTTGTCGTCTTCCTTGTTCGGGTGAACTGTGAACGGGATCTCGTCCGGCATCTCGCCGTTGGCGAACCAGTTGTTCAGGTAAGGAACGAGAATCTCATTCCGTGCCATGTGCTTGGCGAACTTGTTACTGAGCTTAACCATTACTCGGCGTACCGACCTCTCCTGTCGTCATCTATTAATCGGGCTATGATGTCTACGTTACCATCCTCATCGGACAGCACTGAATCCGGGCAATAGATCCTGAGAGCCATAACAGGCTGGCGACCCTCACTCCACGCCTCGTCTGCGATCTTCTCGAAGTCGTCCAGCTTGATCGAGACCGAGCGGGCTGGCTTGTCGAACGTGCCCCGATGCTTGCACTCGATCAAGAGCTTGGCGGTGCGCACATCACCTTGATCGGTTACGCTCCCGCCACTAGACAGCGAGCGCTTGCCTGCGAATCGGCGAGCGATCTCGTCCTCCTGCCGGACGCTGAGCCATTTGGTTGATCCTCTCTTAGCCAAGGGGAAGGAACTGGGAGTAGGGAGACTCGCCACCAAGCGCGGGATGCAAGGGTCGATTGGTCTTACCCTCGACGTACTGATCGACACGAGGGGCACTGTTGCCGTGGGCGATCTTGCGGAACTCCTTAGCTTGCTCCACCAGGTCGGACAACTCATCGTACGCAACCTGAACCAGATCGCCCTGGTCATACTCGCCTGAGTAGAGCACGTCTTCGATGGAGCCGATGTAGAGGCGCGACTCAGCCATCAGAATCCATCCAGGTAGTCGCGGAGATCGCTCTTGGCGAGGGAGTTTCCCTCGTCTCGACCCAGGTCTCGTCCTTCTTCGTATCCCGTGTCATACCCTCGTTGCCACGCACTGTCATTCGCATCCTCCTGCTGGATCTCTCGTTGCTCCTGGACGGCCTCTTCGACCAACCTCTCGACATGCTCCGCGTATGCGTTCAACACATGTCGCATCTCGGTATTGGGCTTAGTGATCTGTCCACCCGTGATCTCGTCGTACAAACCGGGGATACCCTCCATCATGGTACGGAAGTCGTAAAGCTCGCGCTTGATCTGGTCGAGGCTGACACCATCGAAGTCTCGATCTGCCACGCGGGCGAATCGATCCGTGGCAGGTAGATCCCTTGCCTTCAAGATAGGCAACCAGAACTTCTGCCACACAGCCTCAACATCGTGCTCAGCCACCAGTCCGAGCCTCCTTGGAAGCGCGATATTCCTCCTGGGTCATGCCCCGCTCCTGCGCGAGGAGTTGCTCGAAGGTGCGTCGGCGCGACGGATGCAGCGTATCACTCGCGTTGAGCTTCCAGGTTTCTCGCTCCTCGGGGGTGATGAGACGCTCGTTCTCCTCGTCAGACCAGTGCTCCTGGTACGCTCGCAGGTATGGCTTCGGCTCCTCTTCAACCAATTCGTACGTGGCCTCGAAGATATCCGGCTTGCAGGGATAGAACTCACCCTGGATACCCTTGATGATGTAGTCGCCGACCGAGACGCGCATGTCGCCTTCGAGAGTCGGGATGATCAAGCTAGGGCCACGCTCTTCAGGGTCAATGATGGTCGGGCAGAACGCAAGGCACTCGATGTCGTTCCAACCTTCGTACCTGACGGCCTCAATCACGACGGGCTTCTTACGATACTTGGGCATGCTGTCTCCTCTCGACGTGGAACCCATTGTCTGTCTTGACAATGCGATCCCCACAATATGCGGTCTCGGTACCCTCGGGGGTATCGACTTCAATCCTCTCGTCCTCCATGTAAGAGCGCCCGTTGCACCACTCAGCCAACTCCATCCAAGCGTCTAGTGCGTCAAGGCTAACCTCTGTGGGAACGTCACGATGCTGCTGCGGCATCCTCGACCTCCGGTACGACTTCGAGTACGGTGCGAGTGTTGCGGTCGAGCATCACCTGAAGCACCTGGACACGAATCATCTCCACCGTGTCAGGCCGCGCTTCGAGATGCGCCACAACCTTGTCCCACCCCTTGACTGTCGTGCCGTCCGGGAGATCGTACATGCTCCCCCTGACCGGGATAACTCCCGTGCGCTTGCCCGTCTGGATGATGTCCGTGAAGGCATCGATCCCGAAGGGGTAGTCGTCTGTCTCGGCGTAGTAGTAGTCGAACAGAGCCTTATGACCCGTACCCTCGGTCATCTTGTTGCGCACGATGTGTGCAACGATCTCCTGACCGATCTGCACGTCCGTGCCGTTCTGCTTCACGGAGAAGCGGTTCTTGCCACGCTTCAACTGGACGATGATCGACTCGTGGTGCTCCAGAGCGTGACCACCCGGCTGTGCAACCAGACCAGGGATACGAGACTGCATGTCGTCGCGCACCTGATTGAGCAGGATCACGCATACGTCATTCTTCCACGCCAGCGGCGCTGCGGTCTTGACAGCCCAGGTGATCAGCCCTGCCTGGCCACCGACGCGAGGCTTCCCGTCGTCGCCCATCTCCTTCTCGGAGATCACGGCCCCGATAGAGTCGAAGATGACCAAATCGACAGCGCGGCTCTTGACGATCTTGTGGAGCATCGAGAAGGCTTCCTCGCCAGTCGTCGGGTAGGCCACCAACATGTCATCAGTCTTGACGCCGTTCTTGCGCGCCCACTTCTCATCGAAAGGCTCGTAGGCAATCCAGGCAACGTTCATGTCGAGTTGCTGAGCGTTGCGAGCAGCGTTCAAACCGACCATCGATGACTTGCCGATGTCCCGTGGGCCGAAGACGCCGACGAGGTAGCCAAGCGGCCACCCTCCCGTCCCTAGCTCGTAGTCGAGTGCGAGCGAACCAGTCGGGATCGACATGAGGGTCTTCTGGAGACCTCCACGGACAGCCGTGCTCTGGCCGAATGTCTTGGTGATGTCGGCAGCAAGGAAGTCGAGATCCTCGCGCCTCTTGTCCTGCGTGGGTGTAGTCTTCTGCTTGGCTTTCATGTCAGCTTGTACCCTTTCTTGAGCTTTGCGCCCCTAGCCCCCGTTTCGAGGGTGAACTCTCCCAGCACTCGTGGCTTCAACATGTAGCTGAAGTCCTCGTACTCCTGAGGGAAGGCGGCGAACGTGACCTCTTCGCCTTTCCACTGTATTGTAACCTTAGCCCATGGGGCACCAGGCTTCCACTTGGCATCGTCCTTGTTCTTGCGTGGCTCCACCTTGGTGATGACTCCAGGCACCTTGATCTCGGTCTTCTCGGTTTCCGAAGCTCCCGCCAGTGGAGCACAAGCCTCAAGCCGCTCGATGTTCTTCTCGATGAGATCGGCATTCGTGTCGGTCAGTGACACACCAAGGAAGAACTCCTCGAAGTCGTAGATGGCCTGCGCGGTTGGTAGGTCAGTCCGCTCGTAGCCTGTAGCGCTACATGCTACGCAGTCTGCATAGCTACGCTTGTCGGGGTCGGGCTTGTACTTGCCACGTCCGTCGCACTGCGAGCACTTGGTCAAGCGGTACCCGAATGCGTCGAACGCTCCAGCGGCCATCAGAGCCTCACGGTAGTTCTTCTTCATCACGACAGGAGACTCGTTGATCGCCTTGTTGAAGAAGTCTTCGGGCGACTCGAAGGGGCCGTTATCGAGACACCACTGCGCCGGGATGTCTCCCAGACCCTTCACGTCACGAAGACCGAACAAGATGTCGTTATCCACCTTGGAGATGACGATGTTAGACCTGTTGATGTCGGGCGGTAGCACACTTACGCCGATGCGACGAGCCTCGTTGATGTAGGCCGCGACCTTCTTGGGCGCTGTAGTGATAGACGCCATCACGAACTCAGTCGGCCACCTTCGCTTAGCGTACATCGTCCAGGCCAGGATCAGCCCGTACCCAACCGCGTGGGATTTGTTGAAGCTGTACTTCGAGAAGTCCTCGATGGACTTCCAGATGTTCTCGGCAGTCCCCTTGGGCATGTGCTGCATCGCCTTCTCCATGTAGATCGGGAACTCAGCCTTCATCTCTTCGCCGAGCTTCTTGCCCAGGATCTTGCGAATGTGGTCGGCGTCAGACAAGCTGTACCCGATCTCACGGAAGTACGCAATCACTTGCTCCTGGTAGAGGAAGTCTCCGTAGGTTGGTTCGAGGATTCCTTCCAGGATCGGATGAGGGTATGTGGTGTCTTCCTCTCCGTTGCGGCGAGCCAGGAAGCGATCAACGACCCCACCACGGAGAGGGCCGGGTCGGTTGAGTGCAACAATCGCTGCGAGATCTTCAACACTTCGCGGTCGAATGTGCTTGCCAATCCTCTTCGCAGCGAATCCCTCTTCGACCTGAAATAGCCCAAGGGTGTGTCCATTGTCGATAAGCTCCCAGTAGCTGTCAGCCAGCGTGTTGTAGTTGACCTCGTTGCGGAAGTGATTAGCCACCTTGACCATGGCTTCACGAGCCTCGGGGTGACCTTCCACGAACTCTCCGCGATTACGGGCCTCGATGATCTCAGCGACCTTAGGGCCGAGCACGGCAGGGTCACCGAAGTCGCCGCCCATGATAGCGGTCAGCATCAGAGTGTCCAAGTTGCGCAGACCCAAGAAGTCAAACTTAGGGAAGCCCTCCTTCTCGACCTGATGCATCTCAGCCTGCGTGACGATCACCTTGCGCTTCTCGTCGTCCGATGCCATGCGTGCAGGAAGGTGGTCGGCGAGATCCACACTAGAGATCACGACAGCAGATGCGTGAACACCGTACGTCGAGATGCGACCTTCAAGGAGCTTGGCTAGAGCAAACAGTTGCGGCTCTTGCTCCTGCCAATAGGCGAGAGGGTGATCGGTGCCGTCACGGTCAGCCCAGTCCTGGAGAGTGTCCCACATGTCGTCCCAGTCGAGAGCCTGACCGGCGTCGGTCGTGGACTCGATGATCTCCTTGACCTTGACCATCAGTCCGTAAGGGGGCTTATCGTACAACACAGCGCCCGCCTTGTCAATGGCTGATTTCGGTCGAATGAAGATGTGGTTACCAACGGGGAGAACACGAGCAGGCCCGTACTTGCGCTTGACGTACTCGATCATGAACTGACGAGCACTCCGCTCGAAGTCGATGTCGATGTCAGGGAGTCCGTCCGCACGACCGGGGTTCCAGAAGCGCTCGAACTGCAACCCGTACTTGATCGGGTCGATAGCGGTGATGCCAAGAGCGTACGCGATGATGGAGCCACCAACCGACCCTCGACCCGGCCCGATAAGGCCACCATGCCGGATAGCGTGGTTGATGAAGTCCCAGACAATCAAGAAGTAGTCATGGAGACCAGCCTCGATGATGGCCTTCAACTCAAACTCAGATCGCTCCCATGCTTCATCCCAGACAGCGTCAGTGGCGTCCTGGTAGCGCTCCGTGATCCCCTCGGCCACGAGGTCAATCAGAAGCTGCTTAGTGTCAGTGGCATCATCCTCCTTGAGCTTGAACTTCGGGAGGTAGAGACCAGGCTTGGGCAACTCGAAGCGGCACTGCTCCATGATCGCGTCGGAGTTGCTGATAGCCTGATTGACAATTGACTCCGGGAGATGATCGAGGCACTTGCGCACTTCGGCCTCACCCATGATGTACAGAGACTGAGGGTGGTAACAGTCAGGGTTGTCAGGATTGTTAACGACGAACTTGCCGTCCACCTTGCGACCCTTGATGTCATCCAGCTTGGAGTTGTACTGCGCGCAGATCAGAGCCTCATGAACGGGCCACAGTTCGGGTGAAGTGTAGTGAGCATCGTTGGCGTACAGGACACCAATGCCCTTGTCGTTCGCGATCCCGACGAGCGTCTGGTTCAGATCACGCTGCAAGTCAGTGTTGTAGGTCGAAAGCTCGATGTAGAAGTCATCACCGAAGATCTCTCCGAGCTTGTCGAGCGGCTCGCGGTTGCCATCCTCCAGGAGACTCTTGTTGACAAGAGACCCGATGCACGCCGTGGTGCAGATCAGACCTTCGCGGTACTTCTTGAGGAGATCCCAGTCCACGCGGGCGTCGTAGTAGAACCCCGTACGATGGGCCTCGTCCGAGATCCTCAGGAGGTTCTGGTACCCCTTGTACCCTTTGGCCAACAAGATCAAGTGGAAGGCATCCTGCCCCTTCTTGAAGGGAACGCCGTCGAGCTTGGTGTCCGTGCGTGAGTTGCGAGCCTGGTAGGCTTCCATACCCAGGCCGAATGACAGGTCACGCTTGATCCCCTTCTTCTTGTCCTTCCATGTCATCGCATCCGCAAATGACGTTAGACCAGCCACGGTGCCGTGGTCAGTCAGGAAGGCACCGGGGAGTCCAAGCTCCTCGATGCGGTCAGCGATCTCGAAGGTCTTCGAATACCCATCGAGGGCACTGTACTCGCTATGGTTGTGGATTGGGATCAAGGCTCTAAGTGTAGCACTCGAAGGGGGAGGGAGTGACCCCTCCCCCGCCGAAGTGAGTGCCTACTCGTCGTCCTCGGCCGGTGCTGCCTTCTTGGCAACGTCAGCCTTGAGGTTGTCGAAGTTACGACGACGGCGTGCGGGCTTGGTCTCCTCCGCAGGCTCGTCTCCGTCTCCATCGTCCTCTTCCGGCTCGACAACGGCCCTGCGAGAGCGTGTGCTCTTGCTGCCGCCCGACGCCTTACCTGACTTCTTGTTGCGCTCCTTGTTGTACGGATTGACAACGAAGTCGTCCGGCAGCGGGGCGATGATCTCCCGCATGCGATCCTCGTCTGCCCAGTCATCGAGCAGAGCCTCGAAGTCGAACTCTTCGAAGAACTCTTCGAGATCCTCTTCGATGCCATCGAGGGCATCTCCGACCGGCACGAACGTGTAGTTCGTGGAGGTCTTCTCACCCGTGCGAGTCACGGCGAAGACCGTCTCCTCGATGGGCTTGATGTCATCGTTGACCACGAGCGCGTTCCAGAAGTTGAACGGCGACTGGACAACCAGCCCGACTGCCGGAACCTCAACAGTCTCACCATCCTTGTTCTCGAACTGCCGTGTCGCGATGTCGAAGCCCACGAGCGTCTGGCGCTTGGTGCCAGTCTTCTTCTCGTAGATCGGCTCCAACTCCACCGCGAGACCGATGGTCTTGTTGGTCGGCTTCTCGCCGAACCTGTCCATCAGTTCGTCGTACCCGTCCGATCCGTCGAGCACGGGATCGCGCCGAGAGATGAACGTGTTGTAGACCGGCCCGCCATCCTCGCGCTCGCCAGTGATGACGAAGTCATGAAGAAGAACGGTGGGCGTGTCGTCAAGCGCCGACAAGAACTGGATGTACTTCGTCTTGTTGGCCTCGAACTTGAAGCGCGGTGTGAACTTCCCACCTGTCGAACGTGTTGCTGCGGCGGCGATGCTGTCGCCACCAGTGCGGAACTTAGCCATGTGACCTCCGTTTGGTGTGCTTGATTGGCTATGCTAAGCGTAGCATACGCTTAGGGAGGCAACTACTTCTTGGTGCAGGAACAGTTGCCGTCGCACTTACATGCGAGCTTCTTGCCGGTCTTAGCAACAGACGCTGCCAGAACTGGCTCGACCTTCTCGACCTTCTGATACTTCACGAATGCCATAGTTGTACCTCCAACCTTTAGGGTTCGCTTAGGCTCCAAATGAGGGTCTGCAACGGTCGATTAAATCGTGAATCTCATCGTCTTCGAGATCGGCCAAATCGCCCTTCTCAAGCGCTACATTGGGCACTACGAAAGTCGCTGCGAGGTCGCTCAAGCGGGCCGTCAATTCCTTGAGGGCTTTCTGCCCAGCACCCTTCACCAAGACACCCTTGGCGTTCACGTAATCTGGGTCGGAGTCGTACGACAAGACAAGCATGCCGAGTGCTCCAAGAAGACGTACCTGCACGTCGGAGACGCTTGCTCCGAAGGTAGCCACAGCGGTGTAATCAAGCTCGTGCAACCGATGGACGGTGAACACACTCTCAACAACAATCACAGGCTCTCCCCGGCGTGCAGCTTCCACAGCCCGGCCCCAGTTGTACAGGGTCTGAGCCTTCGGGAAGTCATCAGAGTTGGTGTACTTCGGTACCCACTTGGGGCGATCTTCCTCGATCCACCGCTCCTGGTACCCTACGAGCCTGTCCTCCCAGTAGTGAGGAATGACGATGGCCGGTGCGACGTACTCTTTGCCGCCCTTGATCCTTCTGCGCTCGGAGTCATACTTGATCTGGAAATCCTCGACCGTCTGAGGGTCTTTGATGCCCCACTTGTCCAGCAAGGCCACAGGAGCCGATTCTAGCTTCTCAATGACCGAATTGGAGTAGTAGGGAAGGGTAACCCCTCGACGCCTCTTAGAAGGCGTCTCAGAGCGTTCTAGGTACCCTTGTAGCTGCTTCATGAAAGCCACATCGTCTTCGCCGTCAACATCGGCGTCAGAGAAGGGTGCCAGGTATCGCAGAGCCTCGTCCCACGAGACTATGCCCAACACCTTCATGGCCAGAGATGGCAAGATACCACCCTCGTTGCATGTGAAGCAATTCCACAAGAAGGTGTCATCGTTGACAGAGAATGACGGGTTGGCATCGGCCCCCGGATGTGTCGGCAGGGGACAAGAGGCGAAGTGCTCGCCACGGTTGACGTAGTTGACCCGGACACCCATTTCATCCAGGACTTCTTCTAGTCTCAGTGACTGGCTGATGTCATCCCAGGTAACCACTAGACTACGTTGGTGATCTTGAAGGTCGAATCCTTGCTCAAGTCAACGCTCATCTCCCACACGGTTGGCTCGTACGACCGAGACTCGATCACGCCCATGTGGATGAGGTTCTGCGCCTTCATATCCTTGGTCGCATGTACGCCCAGGATGGTGTCCGCCACCTGGCCGATTGAGTCCGACAGTCCGATCTTGGATAGGTCGGCCATCTCGTTTAGCCCCGCAGCCTCGCGGTTGAACTGAGCGGCCACGTAGATGGGCATGTGCTGAGTAGCATCCTTGAGATCCTCGCAGATGAAAGACACTTCGCGATGGCGCTGATCGACGCTCGCCTTGCGGACGGATTCGATGAACGACAACTGATCGATGTAGAGAGCCTCGGCCCCCAACTCGATAGCCTCCTGCATCATCTGCTGGACAGTGCGCTCCCCACGAGGGGGTCGTCGGAAGTAGATCTTGTTGGGGTTGTTGAATGCATCGCGCGCAGCCTTATCCAACTCACCCAGCGCCGCTGGACTGAGATTGTGGAGCTTGAAGTCTCGGTAGCTCACGCCAGCGATGATGCATGTGTATCGCTCCATCATCTCCTCGGGCGGCATCTCCAGAGTGTCGAACACCACGCTCCGAGACTCAGTCCAGACAGCGGCAGTTGCTGACCACAGAAGCTGCCAAGACTTGTAGCGCTTGGGTCGAGCGATGATGAAGGTAAGCTCGTCTGTCTTGAGACCACCCAGTGACTTGTCAAGCTCTTCGAATCCAAACGTGACTCCCTGGATCGCGCCGTGCTTGAGGCGCTCGTGGTACTTGTCCACGACCTCGGCAACCTCGGACGAATCCATCGTGTGCTTGCGATCAGCCGTCTCGGCTCGAATGCGATTGAACTCGCTGAGACCAATCCGCAGAGCCTCCTCGGGATTGCCCGCGTTGCGCCCCAACGTCGTGATGACGCGCTTCATCTGCTGACGCTGATAGCGCTCTCGCAGCTTCGTGATAACGTACCCAATCGGGGCGATAGGCGTGTCGAACTCGTCGTACCCCGTCTCCTCTTCGAGCACACCGCGCGACGGAGGCTCACGGTACTCGTCCATGTACGAGATGACGAACTCAAGAGCGGTGCGGATACCATCGTCGCTATCACCGATCAGTTCGGACGATAGGCGCTCTTTCCAGATCGCGCGACAGCCTGCCGGGGTGGCCATGTGATCAAGAAGCTGATCCTCTAGGACAAGTCCGGCGTACTCCTCGACAACGTCTTCCGTCTCGGTCGTCATGTGATGGGCCATGCCTCTCCGTTCAACTGAAGCTCACGGTTATGAAGGTCGAACTGGTCACTCAGGCGATAGTCAGCCCCGGTCAAGTCGATGGTCAAGTTCTTACCCCAGATGAGTGAGAACACTCGGGGGAAGACCTTCTCCAGAACGTCTGGGGTCATGTTGGTTGTGATGATCGTCGGGAAGTCATTGTCAGCACGAGGGCGGATCAGAGCCTCAAGCTCGTCAGCGAAGAAACGCTTCTGAGCGTCCGAACCCGGCTCGCGCACTTCGTCTAGAACGAGAAGGTCAGCGGTCTGCACACGCTTGATCTTGAACTCGCGCTCCTTACGATCCTCGATGTCGTAGTACGACTTGACTTCGTAGAAGGGTGCGAACCATCCGTCCACGCCGGACTTGACGAGGCGCTTCAGAGTCGAAGTAGCTCCCCATGTCTTGCCGGTGCCCAGCCCCGACGAGAAGAACGTCAACCCCTCGCCATTCAGACCACCGCGCTCGAAGTTGGCGACGTAGTAGTCCATCGCCTCTTTGGCTTCACGCTGATTATCTGTGTCGGTTGGCCACTCTGCCCAGATGAGCTTCTGGTACCTGATCGGGATGTTGTGCAGGAAGTAGAGCATCGACAGACGCAGCGCGACATGGATGCCGCCCGGCCCGACTGGGCACTCGTACTCCTTCCCCTGATAGGCATACCGACCCTCGTTGAGACAGACCGGGCACACCTTCCCGGACTGTGTCTTGGACACATATCCGGGATGGCGCTCGATCTGCTCAAGCTGAGAGTCAGTGAAGGTCGTCTTGAAGTCGGCGGGGATCACTCGCTAAGTGTAGCTGATGCGTCGAGTAGCAGCGACTCGTCCTCTTCCACTTGTGCGATTTCTGTGATCTCCTGAACACCGTTCTCGGCGATGTCCGTGATCGTCTGGTGCATGAACGCCGCGCGCTCCTCGACCGTAGGCTGATCGAGACGCTGGAGCCGGATGCCGAAGTTCTGGAAGATCATCTGAAGCGCATCGTCCAGTCGGTTGTTGTAGTTGGCCTCGTCGTCGTTCGCGCCTGGTAGGATCAGGCCCGCCGTCTTGGGGATGTAGAAGGCGAACGAGTACCTGAAGGTGCTCAGGAACAGATACGTCAACTGCGTCATGGCGATCTGCTGAACCTGTAGCTGCTGCTGCTGCTGCTCGGTCTGGATACCCCGCAGGATGTTCTCCATGTTGACTCCGGTGTGGGCCATGTTGTCCAGGGCCGTACCCAGTGTGATGAAGTTCTGCTTCGCGTAGAGGTACGCCTGCTCCTGCTCGTAGCGGCGCATGAAGATCCTCAGATCCTCCTTCCATCCACCGAAGAGTCCAACCGCCTGGTTGAGATCTTCGAGAATGGCATTGCCTCCGTTGGGGATCACATTGAGACCCTTAACGGTCTGCTCTTCGAACCACGATGCCGAGAGATCCTTGTATGCCTCGGCTACCGCCTGCTTGCCACTGTCGGGTGCCCCAACCAACGCGATGGCGATTGGGAACTCAAGTGCTGTGCTCATACTTCGTCTTCCTCCTTGGCTACCTTGATCGGTAGCAGTCTAACCTGGGGCGTCCCAGGAGTGCTGTACTTCTGGAACATCCACAGAAGTTCGGGGTACTTGGCGATTGCCGCCTCGGCCTTGTCTTCGTCCAAGGTGTACGTCGTGTGTGTCTCGACCTTGATCGTATCGAGCGCGGCATGGTACACATCGTCATCGATGAGAACACCTTCGTCTTCATCGGCGTCGAGGAACTCCCACATCTCCTTGGCCAAGAACTCGGCTCCGACCATGGCTATCGTACGACCATACCGCTTGCCGTCCACCGTGAACTCGAACTTCTTGAGCGTCTCGTTCTCCTCAAGCGTGATGACCGCTTGCTCAGCGTCGGGAAGGATACCCACGACGCGCCACTCGGGATATTCACGAGCGGCCCACTTCTCGTAGTCCCAGTCGAACGGAGCCAACGTGTCATTGGTAACCGTGACCACCTGACGAAGCAGTTCGACTTCATCTCGAACCACTGCCGTCATTAGTTCGAGCATCGGCCCCTTCACCTGGGTCTTGACCTTCGCCGCTTCCTTCTCTTCGGCGTCCGCCTTGCCATAGCTCTTGGCTAGCTCGTATAGCTCGTCACGAGAGGATGGGTCTTGACTGAGATCCGACTCGATCTCAACAGGGGCTGCCTTGAATCTAGCCATTGATCACTACCACCTTTGTCGGCCCTCCACACTCAGGGCAGATTCTGTCTCTCTGTTGATCGGTCGTTTGGGGCTGAGAGTCAAGCTCCGACCAGTTGCAAATCTGTTCCAAGGCTTCTCTCTGGTGCCTACATCGGCCACGAAACTCATAGCCAGGGCACTCACAGACAGCCTCTGCTTCGTTTCGATCCCATGGTGGGAGAGTGACCAAGTAGTAGGCCGACTCATCTGTAGCCGAAGGCACAGCAACCTCTTGCCAGCCTCCCAGCATCGAGCACTCTTGAATCACCTGTGACATCCTACTCAGCTTACCAGGGTGCCCACTAGGCAGTACCGTCACCTACGTAACCATACGGCTCCATGGCGGGAAAGGTTTCGTAGGGAGCCAAGAAACCCCTGCAAATGACCACTTTACGCAGCGCGCGAAAGTTACGTAGGTTTGGCGTGAATCCCTTGTTGAGAATAGTTCTCATTAGGTTCCCCCGTCACCCCCTCCAGATTCTTGAATCTCTGGATTCTCTGTGCGCTTCTCGCTTTCCTTCAAGATCATCAGATAACCATAATGGTCTCTTTATCGACACAAATCGCGAACAACTTTAGAAACGAGAAGAGGCCCCTCCTGGAGCCTCTTCAACGTTCGCGGGATGTACCCTGACGGGCTACTCCCCCGGATCTGCTCCGTACCGCAGCCACTTCTCAGCAGCCACGAGGGCAGGGGTCACAACAGCAAGAACTACCCACTGATACCCTGACGGGACAATCGAGAGGACATCTGGGCTAGATACCCAGGTGATCAGCGCAGCAACACCTAGAGCACCTAGGGTACGCGCGAAGCGGAGTAGAACAGTCTTGGTCTTTGCGGTCATGAAACCTCCTGGATTGAACAATGTGGTCACCAGTTAGGGGGGTGCAGTTTGCTCATTTAGGGTATCGATTTCCGCCTAGCGAGGGGTCTGGTAAGATAACATTTGGGTCATCCTCCAAAGCGTTGCGGAGCTTCACCTTACTCTACACACAGACATATTCGAAAGACAGGGAAGAGTGACCTCTAGTACCTTGATCGGCTCTGATAGCCGACAAATCCTTCAAGACTTGGTGCATTATCGCACCTACGCAGGAACCCAGCAGAACGGTAAGAAAGAGACTCGCGAGCAAGTCATCGACAGAGTCCGGGACATGCACCAGACGATGTTCCCGTGGTTCTCGGACGAAATCGCTGATGTCTTCCAGGAGGTTTACGCAGGACGGACAGTTCCTTCTATGCGTACCATGCAATTCGGTGGGATGCCCATCTTCAGAAGCAACGCGCGAGGGTACAACTGTGCCTTTGCTGCGCTGACCTCTTGGAAGGACTTCGCCGACATGTTCTGGCTCCTGATGAACGGAGTCGGCACTGGCTATTCCGTCCAGCAGCATCACATCGACCAGCTACCCGTGGTTCACGCATTCGAGGGGCAGACATTCACGGTGCCCGACTCGAAGGAGGGTTGGGCTGATGGAATCGTCGCTCTGCTCGCGAACCCCCAGGTCAAGATCATCACCGACCTGATTCGGCCCAAGGGTGCCCCGATCTCATCTGGTGGTACAGCCTCAGGCCCTGAGTCGTTGTCGGAGATGTACGAGAAAGTGAGAGCGATTCTCATTAGTGCTGTGGGCCGCAAGCTCACGTCACTGGAGTGCTTTGATGTCATGTGTCACATCGCAGACGTGGTTGTAGTCGGAGGCGTTCGACGCGCGGCAACAATTGCTCTCTTCGACGCTGACGACAACTCTATGCTCTCGGCCAAGCAAGGATCATGGTGGGAAGACAACGCCCAGCGCATGAGGGCTAACATCTCAGCCGTCCTGGTTCGGAGCGATCCTAACTTTGAGACCAAGCTCCGTCACATCCTGGATATGTGCTTCAAGTCCAACTGCGGGGAGCCGGGCGTGTCGTTGACAAATGACAGGGAGTACGGATTTAACCCCTGCCATGAGATCAGCCTGCGTGATGGCCAGATGTGCAACTTGACTGAAGTCAACGCGGCGGCTTGCTCTACCGAAGCAGAGTTCTTCGACGCGGTGTCTTCGGCAGCAGCCATTGGCACGCTTCAGGCTGCCTACACAAACTTCGAGTACCTTCAGCCGAAGTGGAAGAAGAACTGCGAGCTTGACGCTCTTCTCGGAGTTAGCATCACCGGCCAAGCTGCCGCGTGGGATCTGTTGACCCCTGAGGTCTTGGCGCGTGGAGCCGAAGAAGCCGCTCGTGTCAATCGCGAATGGGCACAGAAGCTGGGTATCAACTACGCCGCGCGGGTGACCACGACGAAGCCTTCTGGTTCTACTTCTGCGTGGTGGGGAACGACCAGTGGTATTCATGCCGCTCACTCCCCATACTACCTCCGTCGAGTTCGCGTTGACCGCAAGGATGCATTCGGTCAGCACCTGATCGAGGCGTACGGCGAAGGCGAGGCCGAGTCGGGTTCCTTCGTGGAGTCGGACGCTTACGCGCCTGAGAACATCATCGTGACGGTGCCCGTCCACATGAACGGGGCGATCTATCGCGAAGGCGAGACAGCTATCGCACTGATGGAGCGCTCGAAGCACATCTTCGAGAATTGGATCATGCCCGGCCACAGCACTGGCCCGAATCCTCACAACGTTAGCTTGACCGTGAGCTACCGACCCGAAGAGCAGGCAGAGATCACCGAGTGGATGGTAGACAACTCCGACTCATGGGCTGGCATCAGTCTCCTGCCCTACGACGGTGGCAACTATACCCAAGCTCCATTCGAAGAGATCAGCGAGCACGAGTTCTTCCAGTGGCTCAAGAAGGTACCAAGCGTTGTGGACTTTGGAGTCATCGACTTCACAGCACAAGTGGATGAGCGGTTGGGCGAGCTTGCATGCTTCGGCGGACAGTGCGAGGTCATCTGATGAACCTCAAGCAAGAGATCCGTCACGGCGAGGTCATCATCGACTTCTATGCTGAGTGGTGTGGCCCGTGCCACGCCGTGGCCCCTGTCCTTGACAAGGTCAGCCTTGACACGGGCATCAAGATCGTCAAGGTAGACATTGACGCCGAGCGCGAGATCAGCGAGACGTTCGGGGTTGTGTCCATCCCGACGATGGTCTACATGATCAATGGAGACGAACAGGCTCGCGTCACTGGCGCTCTCCCTAAGGACAAGTTGATGGCTGCTTTGGGGATCATCGGCACGTAGGGTTGACTGCCTTGTGGGTCGTGTGCTACAGTTAGACCTCAAGTGTGAAGCGCCTCTGCTAACGAGGCACCGAGATCGGGAACGCCCTCTCTGACCCCCTCGGTGAAAGAAAGAGAGGGCCGTGGCCCCGTGGAGACGGGGCAAAGATTTCAACTGCTTCTGAACCGTGTACTATAATTTGGGGGCAAGCAGTTACTGAAGGTATACCGATGGTGTAGTTTGCCATCTGATCGCCTGGCTCTTCGGAGCAGGGAGATACATAGTTCGGGTAGCCCATCTGGCGCAGCATTGCTACGGGGATCGCAACCGAGGCAGATGCCGAACGAAGTAGAGTTTCGAGACTGGGGGTCGATCCCCAAGGTTGGCCCCCAGTCTCAAAGTTTATCGTCGCGGATTGGAGCAGTGGTAGCTCGCTAGGCTCATAACCTAGAGGTCGTTGGTTCGAATCCATCATCCGCTATGAGGCCACCGCCCTAATACCCACGGGTAGTCGGGTTGTGCTGGCCTCTCTAGCTCAGGTGTATAACAGGACGGCTTGCCGTCTGAGGCCACCTGGGAACGGGTACGGGGTGGAGGCTGGTCGCCGTCTGCTTGTGGTGTAGCGTCGTCTTCGGACGGGGTGTAATCCGCAGGTTTGATATAGAGCAGTCCCACTCCGTCCCACCTATCCCTTTCTAGCTCACACAAGACTGTCGCGAAAGCGGCACCACACGCGCATCTATGCGCGGATTGAGCAGGGTGGCACACAACCTTGACCAAAAGAGTGTGTCTGCGCATGAGATCGCAGGAACCATCTCACGGGCATGGCCCGTTACAGCCATACTACAGCGTGTAGCTCAGTCTGGTAGAGTGTCCGTCTGGGGGACGGAGAGTCGAGGGTTCGAGTCCCTCCACGCTGATAGCATGACTGGATGTAGCTCAGTTTGGTTCAGAGTACCCGATTCGGATTCGGGGAGTCGGAGGTTCGAATCCTCCCATCCAGATAGACAGGTCGTAGCTCAGTCTGGTAAGAGTGCCCGCCTTGGACGCGGGGAGTCGGTGGTTCGAATCCACCCGGCCTGATACCTCCTATCCTGAGGGGGAACCCCGCGTTGACCGTGGGATCGTAAGCGCGTCTCGGCGCTCGTGGAAACTACCCGGACATAGGCGGGCAAGTCTGCGAGAACAACCTGGGGCGAAGCGCGTACCCTGCGCGAGCGGTTAACAGAGCACAAGGTTTACATGGTTCGGCTCGTCGTGATGGTCTGTCGCGCTCCTTGTGCCGCGCGATGGATGGCAGGCCATCCTGAGCAACTTGGGCATGCCCGGTTTCGACAGTCGTGTATGGGCAATGAGATGCAGCGGGTCGCGGCCTTATCGCGCCAAGCCTTGGACAGGGCAACCACATGCAGACGACAACATCGTCTCCACGGACTACATCGACAACGGCATCGCCGCTCTCGAAGACTTCCTCGCGGAAGCGTCCCTCGTCACGGTCTAGCGAGTACCAATAGACCGCTGTGTCGCCCAGCTTAGGCGACTGACTGCTCGGAAAGTGACGAGTTGACCCGGAGAGGGAAAGTCCTCTGCCCTGGTGGAGGGCACACAGCCCCCAAAGAAGCTGCTAGAAGTCTTGTTGTAACCGCTCGGTTGGACGAGGGTTCGACTCCCTCCATGTCCACTGCAAGAATCAAGAAATCCCCTAGGGGCGTCGTTGTCTGCTACCAGTTCCGCAGGAGCAGCCAGGTGCGGAACACCTGCGAGGCGTATGAGGGAGAGTCACGAGAGTGACACGGAGATGTCTTTCCCTAGGGGCATCTCTCACACGCGGAGTAGGCTAAGGCAGCCAAGTGGTCTCCAACACCACAGGACAGGGTTCGATTCCTTGACGCCGCGCTTCATCACTGAAAGGTTCGAGGGTTGACTGAAGGTACGGTTCGTCTGCTCACGGCAGGCAGCTAGGCTTCAGCAGTGATGGCATGCCCCGTTAGTCTAACGGTTCAGGATACCACCCTCTCACGGTGGGGATTGCGGGTTCGAATCCCGCACGGGGTACTGCCTTCGGGCACTGGGCCACGCAGCATCAGTGGCATCACTGGAGGGTAGCTCAATGGTAGAGTGTCCCGCTGTTAACGGGGTGGTTCTGGGTTCGAGTCCCAGCCTTCCAGCTTGCAACACATGGCCTGTTCGTCTAGCGGTCTAGGATACCGGGCTTTCAACTCGGACGACAAGGGTTCGAATCCCTTACGGGCTACTGACGGTGCCACGAGCCGTCGTAAGCAACTCGTGGTCGTGAACAGAGAGGGACGACGGGAAACCGTCCTCTGACACGGATGAGAAAGCTCCCACACCTTAGAGGGTGGTCTAATCGGCAGGACGCCAGGCTCTGACCCTGGAGATTGAAGGTTCGATCCCTTCCCCTCTAGCTCTCAACAGGGTAGACTAACGGTAGGTTCCCTGGCCTTGAACCAGGTCGGTCTAGGTTCGAATCCTAGCCCTGTTACTGCAACAAGATTGCCACGCCCCTATGCCGGGGCCAATCTAGGCGGGTATTGCGCCCGTGTGTCCAGGTGAAAGCCCTGGCTTATGCCCCTCTAGCCCAACTGGCCAGAGGCAACGGCTTTAAAGACCGTTCAGTGAAGGTTCGAATCCTTCGGGGGGCACTGAAGGACACGCACGTCTGCGCGAAGGGGTTGCTCCCGGAGAGCTTAGGGCGTCCGTGGTGGTGTGGCCGAGTAGGACTGGATTCCTCTCCACGAGGGGTACAGTTGCGAAGGCACAACCGGCGAAAGTGACGGGCAACCGGCACGAGTAGTAGCCGCGACAAGGGTGTTGCGTTCGGCCAGAGCCAATCGGTGAGGTCGGTCTCAGTCAGCACTCGTCTGGGAGTAGTTACCTGGGCAGACGGTGGCGCTTGACAGCGCAGGGAAGGTACGACCGAAACTGTAGCCATTGACATGGACAAGCAGTGGATAGGTCGTCGGAGGGTTGCTGAATCCCTTCCACCACTCCTTCTATCTCTTTCTCCCCGCACAGTAACTAGCACTATGGCGGGAATCATGATCAGGTGCTCAGGCACGAAGGACGGGGTACATTGTGCCCGGTACACTCGTTTCATTGGAGCGCCGAATGTTGACTGGACGTGCGAAGGGTGCCTTGCTGGTCGAGCACCATTCGAGCACAAGTCGAAGGTTGTCCAGCAGCAGATGAAGCACAAGAAGAAGTAGCTTACCTCGCTAGCTCAAACGGATAGAGCAAGGGTCTTTTAAACCCAAGGTTCTGGGATCGTACCCCAGGCGAGGTACTCTTGAACGACTATTCGGCTCCTCTGGACGCTGCGCGGCTTCACCACCGCTCGACTCCATGTGGTTCATGGAGGGTCAAGGTTGTTGACGGTAGGCACGCTCGCGACGTAGCCGAAAGACAGCTTACCGAAGGGCAAGACCGCACTGGTCGTTCAAGTTATTGGATCGCTAGCTCAGTTAGGCAGAGCAGGGGACTCTTAATCCCAAGGTCGTCGGTTCGATCCCGACGCGATCCACTGGCCGCAAGGCCGACAGGGCCGGAAGGGCGAGGGTTCGAATCCCTCCCGGACAAGGAGCTTCGGCTCACCGTCCGGTAGCTCAGTGGGAGAGCGTCCGGCGTTATGCTCTGGTGGTGGAATTGGTATACACACTAGCCTTAGAAGCTAGCGCCCACAGGGATTGAGGGTTCGACTCCCTCCTAGAGCACTAGGTAGACGTACCGAGACCCAGCGGATGGGTCAACCTAAAGTCCGCACCCGCGCTCGTGATGGAATGGGTAGACATGCTAGGTTGAGAGCCTAGTGGCCGCGAGGTCGTGCAGGTTCAAGTCCTGCCGTGCGCATAGGATGGTAGCCCAACAGAGAGGCAGCCCGACAAGGGAAGAGTTGCCGGAATCGAGTCCGGCCCATCCGACCCTGGTACGCTAGCTCAATTGGTAGTAGCGTTCGGTTGAAGCCCGAAAGGTTCTCGGTTCAAGTCCGAGGCGTACCACTGTAGTATTGCCCTCTTAGCCCAATCCGGCAGAGGCACCAGCCTCAAACCCTGGTCAGTGGAGGTTCGACTCCTCCAGAGGGCATAGTACCACCACATGCGGATCGTAGCTCAATCGGTCAGAGTCGTGGCTTGTGAAGCCATCGGTTGCGGGTTCGAATCCCGTCGATCCGCCTTGTACGTGCGAATGGCTCAGTAGGTAGAGCATCTGGTTGCCAATCAGAAGGTCGCGGGTTCGAACCCCGCTTCGCACATCGGTAGCTGGTTGGCGAGTCCTTCCCATGCAGCCTGGGCGACCTGAGTCTCGGCCGAGATGAGGGAACCTTGTGAATCGGGTCGTTGGCCAACTTGTGCAAACCATCCAGGTGCCGTCCTGCTCCATAAGCTCAGTCTGGCAGAGCGCTGGTCTTGTAAATCAGGGGTTGTCGGTTCGATCCCGACATGGAGCTTACGACCCGGTAACTCAGTGGACAGAGTCACGGTTTCCTAAACCGTTGGTCACAGGTTCGACTCCTGTCCGGGTCATGTTTGGCCTGTTAGCTCAGTGGACAGAGCGTGGGGCTTCTATCCCCAGCGTCGGAGGTTCGATCCCTCCACGGGCCACTTTACACAAGACGCTCGAAGCGTCCTTGTACTAGATGATGCCCTTCGGGGCCGGGCGGGGCGATCCATTGGCCTGGGAACAGAACGAGGTCGAACACGACGGGTGACAGTTGAACGGCGGGACGCCCGGTGCCCGCACATGCGAAGGTAACTCAACGGTAGAGTCTCAGTTTTCCAAACTGGTGGTTGCGGGTTCGATTCCCGTCCTTCGCTCTCGGTGGGTGAGTCCAGGTTCGCCCTGTAAGTAGCCCACCGCTACGCTGTGTAGCTCAGTTGGTAGAGCAATCCCCTCATAAGGGAGAGGTCGGAGGATCGTAGCCTCCCATAGCGACTTCGGTCAGTGCTTAGGCACAGGACAACGAACCTCCCAAGACCCGGTACGACTCCACAACATGGGTGGAGCAACGTTCTGATCAAAAGCCGGGTTGGCCGAACACGCTCCTATAGCTCATGTGGAAGAGTCATCCTTCGTACGGATGTGGTCGCAGTTCGACTCTGCGTGGGAGCTTGCGCTGGTGTGGCTCAGTGGTAGAGCACTTCCTTGGTAAGGAAGGGGTCATGGGTTCAATCCCCATCATCAGCTTGCAACAAGACTCTCCTCGATGCGTGAGGGGCTGCTCACCAGCCCGCAAAGCGCAAACACGGGAGATAGACCGGGCGAACGGGAGTGAGCTTCGCCTGGTCGAACTTTCGGCCTGTTAGCTCAGCGGACAGAGCGAGTGGCTTCGAACCACTAGGTCGGGGGATCGTACCCCTCACAGGCCATGTAGTACCTGGTTTCGTACGAATCTGGTGAAACGGTTCCCCTGTCACGGGAATGAGGCGGGTTCGATTCCCGTCGAGACCGCTATGGGCTGTAGAGTCCTGGGGTGTTGGAGAATCCCCGAAGCTGCGAGGTAGACCAACCTCCTCGCGGCCTCTAGTCGCGCTCCTTGAAAGCTGGCCCGCAAGGCCGGTGGAAGTATCGGGCAAAACCGACGCGACTCATTCAGGGCCTGGGGCGGTTAGCTCAGTGGGAGAGCAGGTTCTTTACACGTACAAGGTCGGGGGTTCGAATCCCTCACCGCCCATACCAGGATTCAGCGCTAGTGTGCCTGCCTGGGGCCGAACCACCCGTATGCCGGTGGGGGAATCAGCACCCGAGGGTACTCGGAGTTCAGGTGCGAACCCTGAGCGCTATTGAACGTGACCCGTAGCTCAGTGGTAAGAAGCGGGAGGCTTATATCCTCTTGGTCGTGGGTTCGATTCCCACCGGGTCAATCACGAACGGAAAGACAAGCGCGGTCGCAAGATCGAGGAAAGTCAGGCCACCTGAACCAGGGGAGACCAATGCAACCTGGGGAAACGTGACGAGGACGTGGGAGAAGGTCGCAAGGTCTTCGGCTTACCACCTAATCGGCGGGGTGCAACCTCAAGCGGACGGTCATCTCAGACCGGACAGGTAGAGGGCACAGATAGATGCTTGTCCTAGACAGAAGCCTGCTTACGAAGTTCGTGTACACATGAGAGTGGTTTGGCGGTCGTGACCCATACCTCACGCGCTCTCACCTTTGGCTCGTAGCTCAGTTGGGAGAGCACTTGATTGACATTCAAGAGGTCGTCGGATCGAGGCCGACCGAGCCAACTTGCCCACCCGTCGCGTTGTAGGGGAGTGGCATAAGCCCCCGTCTGTTGCAACGCCAGCCGGGGGAACTCGCGGTTGTAGCTCAGTGGAATAGAGTATCAGGTTGCGAACCTGAGGGTCGCTGGTTCGAATCCAGCCAATCGCACTCAGCACTACAAGTTTGGGGACGGCCCCGTCAGGCCCCTTCCCAACGCTACCTCTGGCGAGATAGGGGTCGTGTCAACTCGACCACGAAAGTGTCGGGGCGCTGCGAATCACAGAGCGTGTTATCTGTGGTCGTCTGCCGGGAGACTACCCCGTGTCAAACCAGGTGTAGCTGACGGCTCGCCTGGCCTAGGACTTGTAGCTCAGTGGTATAGAGCATCCGTCTGATACGCGGAGGGTCGGTGGTTCGACTCCACCCAAGTCCATGAGAAGTAGCTCAGATGCCATCTCGCATGTGTCTCCCGGCCAGAGCCGGATAGGGTGCATGCGGGGCAGAGCGGGCCGATGATCACGGTCGCGACGAGGGGCTGGCAATCCTCCTTCTCTACATAGTGATGTGACCGAGAGGCCAGGTCGTTGGCTGCAACCCTTCGCACAGCGGTTCGAATCCGCTCATCACTTCTTCGGGCGGCTAGCTCAATTTGGGAGAGCAACGCGCTTGCACCGCGTAGGTTGGGGGTTCAAGTCCCCCGCTGTCCACTACCGAAAGAACGGGTTCGAATCCCGGCCGCGCGACCCAAGCTAGAGGGGTATACACCAAAGGCGAAGGTCTGATCAGTAGTGTAAGGGCAGCACGTCGGTTTAACTTGGGTTGTGGGGCTGCATGGGGTGGCCATCTCGCTTGCACCGAGAACAACAGCAGGGTTCGATTCCCTGACGATCCACTAGGAAGCAGAAGCACGCAGATGACTCGTAGGTGTTCTAGAAACCAGGGCCGTAACGCAACCGTGCCCCATCAGCGCTGCATCCTACTCGTGGTAGGTTACTCAAGTGGTTACGAGAGCGGGTTGCTAACCCGTCAAGTCGCAAGGCTTCCTGGGTTCGAATCCCAGACCTACCGTACCAGGAAGGTCGCATTGGCGTGCTTATGCGGTTTGAACCCGTTGATGGGGCTAATCCCCCGTGGGAGTTCGACTCTCCCACCTTCCTCTTTGCTGGCGCTTGCTCAATGGTGAGGGCTACTGGCTGTAACCCAGAAGACACGTCTATGGGGGTTCGACTCCTCCCGCCAGCACTCCGCGACACCCCTGCATCCTTCGGGATGTGGGGGTGTTTCACGTTGCCTTGTTGTTGGTCTGCTACAATACGAGAGTGAGCACAGTTCACCCCCACGCTAAGCGTTCGCTCGTGGCTCGTCCTCATGCGGTTGCCGGGCACGAGCACACCCACGTAGACGAGCGAGGCTTCGTCGTCAAGTGCTACCACACTTGCCGAGGCGTTCTTACGTCGTGGCAGTTCTGGCTAGGCACGTTCCTGGCCTTCCCGCTAGAGCACGCCATTTGGGAGAAGCTCTGGCCCTTCAATCTTCTAACGCAGTGGATGGGACTCTAGATGGCCAGCACGACCAAGATCGATTTCCCCGGCTACCCTCGTCATGATGACGGTGGCGGAACGTGGCAAGGTCGCAAGCCGAAAGGCGAGAAGTGTCACAACTCCTTCGCAGCCTTCGTGGCCAAGGTGAAGGTCTTCAAGGAGGGCAAAGCCCACCTGGAGCGTCACCACAACGGATACGGCCTGTAGGGTTGACAAACCCTCTCGAAGCGTGTACTCTTAGTACATGAGCGAAATCACCACCCTTTCGGACGAACTCTGGAGCGACATCGAGCACGGTCGTGTTGACCGCTCCAAGTTCCTCTTCCTCGAAGAAAGCGACTCCCTCAAGCGCCAATGGAAGGTCGAGTCGTTCGATGAGAACTACTGGGCGCGCATGGGTGACACGGTCACGAGGTTCTCGACCGTGTCGGTGAGCAGTTACCCTCGCTTTGCACGGGTGGCTGACGAGATGGGCTATACGCCTGTCTTCATGGACGATCCGACCGATCACTTTGACTGGGTCACGTCATTGGATCGCGATCCTCTCGTCGCCGTCAATTCCTCCCTGGAGGGAACGATTGGTGGTTTCTTGCCGTTCCAGGCACGGGGCCTGAACTTCATGAAGAGCACCAACCGCTGCGTCTACTTCCAGTGGAGCACGGGCACGGGCAAGACGTTGGCAGCCGAGGGCACGATCCTCGTCAAGTCCAAGGAGGGCTACGGCGAGAACAAGGACGAGGGCTTCGACCTCTGCTTGTACGTTGTTAAGCCCAACAACCTCGTGAACACCCAGCGCAAGCTCAAGGATCACACGGGCCTGACGGGACGCATCTTGTCCGGCACGCCCAAGCGCCGCCAGACCATGATCGCAGAGACCGCTGCTGCGATGGTCGCTGGCGAGCAGCCTATCCTGATCTTCAACGCCGAGAAGTTCCGCGAGGACACCGAGCTTCTGAAGCTCTTGGTCGAGGATCACAAGCTCCTGGTCATCTTCGATGAGATGCCGACCAAGTACGCCAACCGTGGCACGGCGCTGTACAAGGCGACGGCCGAGGTTCTCTACACGACTTTCGTCATCCCCCAGGACGGCAAGGGCAAGGGCAAGCCGCTCTTCTACCCGAGCGTCAAGGGTGACCGCCCGAGCGAGGTCTTCTACGTTGCCATGTCGGCCACGCCGATCTCGAACTCACCCGAGGACTTCTTCAACTCGATCCGCCTCATGGACTCCTCGATCTACGGGAGCGTCAAGGACTTCAACAACCAGTTCGTGTCGTCGCGTGACCGCTGGTTCCAGATCGACGGTTGGAAGTCTCTCGACCTGATGGGCGCGATGGCGGCACACATCGTTCACCAGGTTGACAAGCACACTGACCCGGAGATCAACGCTCAGTTCCCGACCAAGCTCCCGCCCGAGACGGTCTACTGCGACATGGACTCGGCCACTGAGAAGCTGTACGCCAAGCTCCAGAAGGAGTACGAGAACATCAAGAACGGTTCGATGCTCGACTTCGAGGAGATCCTCGCAGCCATCGGCACCTTCCAGATGCTGTGCTCTAATCCCCGCTCAGTGCTCATCTCGGCCAAGATCCGCGAGGAGTACGAGGCCAAGCTCGATGACTTCCTGGCCACCGACCCGAGCGAGGACGAGATCAAGGAGTTCGAGAAGAAGTTCCGCGACGGTAGCTTGGTCGCCCTCAAGCTCCGCACCCTCGTCAATGACGATTCCAAGTTCACGGACGAGAACGCCAAGGGCGAGTGCATCGTCTCCAAGATGATCGAGCTTCGTGAGCGCATCGAGCAGAATGACGACAAGGTCATCGTCTTCTCGACCATGAACCAGACTCTGCTTCCCCTGATCTCCGAGTGGCTCGACAAGTGGGGCATCACGCATGTGTCGTACCACGGTGGTATCACGGGCCACGCCAACAAGCAGGCGATCATCGATGAGTTCCGCACGAACCCGGACGTAAAGGTCTTCCTGAGCACGGATGCTGGGTCGGACTCCATCGATCTTCCCGAGGCCACCCTCACCATCCACTACGACCTTCCCTGGACGAAGAGCAAGATCACGCAGCGCGAGAATCGGCAGGATCGCATCGACTCGACCAAGGATGCAGTCCAGGTGGTCACCCTCGCAGTCCCGTTCACGGTCGAGGATCGCAAGGCCGAGATCCTGAGCATCAAGCAGGGATACCACGACTCGCTCTTCAACGGTGTCATCTCCGAGACCGAGGGCAAGGCCGTGAAGTCTGACTTCTTCTACATCCTGACGGGCAAGCGAGAAGGCGAGTAATGGCCGTCCGCAGAGATCACCCCGTCACGGTTCGCGAGAGCTTTCTCCTAGCTGAAGCGTGGACAGACGCCATCGGTGGCGTCAGCCACTCCGAGATCCTGATCAGCAACCCTGAGCATCACGACCCGGCTTGGCTGGAGGAGCTTGCAGCCGATGGGTGGACTCTCACGAAATATGTCCGCGAGGGGTTGACAAACCCGTCAGAACCGACTACTCTTAGTGAAGTAAGCCATTCCACAAGAGGAGAACACTTTGATTCCTGAGACCCGCAACATCGAAGTCACCGGCACCCTCCAGGGTGAGAAGGTTGGCATGAGCATCAAGCAGGATGCGCTCGCTCACATCATGAGCGTCCTGACCGACCTCTATTCCGACCCCGAGCTTGCTGTCGTTCGTGAGTACAGCACGAACGGCTTCGATGCACACGTCGAGGCTGGTGTCTCCCTCCCGGTCGAGGTCACGACACCGAGCAACATGTCGCCGTACTTCAAGGTGCGCGACTTCGGCAATGGTCTTAACGCTGAGGACATCCGCGAGATCTACTCGCAGTACGGCGCTTCGACCAAGCGTGGCTCGGACGACGTTGTCGGGATGCTGGGCCTGGGCTGCAAGTCGGCTCTGACCTACACCGACCAGTTCACGCTGACGGGCATCAAGGATGGCATTGCCACCGAGGTCGCGATCTCCCGTGACGCGGATGGTGCTGGTTCGATGACCATCGTCGCAACCTACGCCACGGATGACGCTTCGGGCGTCGAGGTTGTCGTGCCTGTCAAGGGAATGAACACGTTCGCCAAGACGGCTCAGGACTTCTTCCGCTTCTGGGAGCCGGGCACGGTGCTCGTGGACAGCAAGGAGCCGGTCGCGGTCGAGGGTCTTCAGGTCACTGATGACATCCTCGTCACAGACAAGCTCGATTCCTCCTACATCGTCATGGGCAACGTCGCTTATCCCTTCGACACCTACGAGCGCTACAACATCGTCGCGCGAGTCGCTATTGGTGCGGTGCAGTTCACGCCGTCACGCGAGGCGCTCCAGATGACCGACAAGACGACGCAGGCCATCAACGACGTGAAGGTGCGGGCCGAGGAAGGCAAGCTCAACGCCATCCAGGCTCTGGTGGACGCTGCCTCGGATCGCTTCGAGGGCATCATGGTCGCGCTCTCGGCCGAGAACATCTACGGGATCAGGCTCAACAAGCTCACGTACCAGGGCACGGAGTTCCCCGACCGGATCGAGATCTCCGACAAGAAGGATGCGCAGGAGTTCGTCGCGGTCAAGGCCGTCAAGGGCTACCGCTCCAAGGGTTGGAGCAAGGAGAAGTGGGTCGCTACGTCTTACATCTCCAAGGTTGTCTTCATGACCGGCTACAACGGATCGGCGTTCACTCCTACCAAGCGCCTCAAGCTGGAGGGCTGGGAGGCACTCCAGACCGGCGAGAGCTTCGTGCGGCCCGAGCACTACTACCTGATCGATAAGCTCACCAAGGCCGAGAAGCAGTGGATCAGGCCCGAGCAGATCGTGAACTGGGCCGACGTTGACGCCATCAAGATCGTGCGAGAGAGTCGGACTGGTGCCACCAAGGAAGACGGCGCTCCGAGCGGTTCGTACGAGGGCTACGTTGCAGGCAGTCGTCGCAACGACATCCTGGCCTCGGAGATCAACCCCTCCAATCGGGTCGGCCTCTTCTACTGCGACCACAAGAACTCCCGTCACTACCGCGAGATCATCTTCTCCAAGTACCCGAACGCCACCATCGTGGAGCTTCCCTCGAACCGCATGAGCAAGTTCCTTCGCTTCTTCCCCAAGGCTCGTCACGCTCGCGACACGAGCATCAGCATCGCCAAGAAGTGGAGCGAGACGCTGACGGTCGAGCAGAAGCTCGCGATCAACTTCGAGCAGGCTGGTCGGTACGAGTACAGCTACATGACCAAGCTGGACGAGGCGCTGATCCAGGACGAGGACTTCTCGGCCATCGTGAAGGCGTACAAGTCCAAGGCCAAGGCTGCGGCCAAGTACAACATCATGAAGAACTTCCTGCACGGCACCAAGATCGAGAACATGATCGAGGACACCACGGATAAGTACCCCCTCTTGACAGCCATGAACTTGTACGGTACTATGGGAGAGAAGGCATCTGCCGACCTCATCGTCTATCTGAACGCGGCCTACTTGGTCGGGAAGGAGATCTAAGCATGAGTCTCAACTACACACTCGTCGGGAACGAGGCGGGAGAGAAGAACGTCACTCTCTACGTCGAGGGTCGCAAGCCCCTCCTCGCCCACTCGACGCATCCCAAGTTCGACGCCATCGTCGCTGGCATCCTCGCGGACGACGCCTCGGTGGCCGATCTCTTCGACCTGAGCCAGGTCGCGGGTCAGAAGTTCGAGAAGCTGTCGGAGCGGGTCGCGGTCGCCAATGGCCGGGTCTACTTCGATGGCGAGGAGCTTGACGAGGCCATCTCCGGTGAGATCGTCGGTTTCATCGAGGCCAGCGTCGAGGACTGGAAGCCCCTCGTCGCGTTCATCGAGAACGTCATGCAGAACCCGAACCCGCACTCGCGGGAGAACCTCTACACCTGGCTGGTGGCGCACGAGATCACGATCACCGAGTCGGGCCTGCTCGTTGGCTACAAGGGCGTCGAGAAGGATGCGGACGGCAACCTTCAGTCGTCTTCAGAGGGAGTCGCCACGGTGGACGGCACGGTGTTCGAGGGCAAGATCCCGAACCCCATCGGAGCCGTCGTGGAGATGCCCCGCGCGTCAGTCGATCACGACCCGAGCAACCCGTGCATGAGTGGCCTGCACGTCGGGACGTACCAGTACGCCAAGGGCTTCGCCTCGGTGCTCCTGGAGGTTCACGTCAACCCGCGCGACATCGTGAACGTCCCGGACGCCAGCTTCAAGTTCCGCACTTGCCGGTACACTGTCGTCCAGGTGATCGAGGATCGCTACACGTCCAAGGTCGTCGCGGACGCCAAGCCCGCCGAGCAGGTTGCGGCCGAGTACGATCTCCGCAAGGGGACGATCTTCGAGGACACCGATGCTCGCCGGATCGGTCGGAAGCTCAAGGTGGTCGAGGTCGAAGGTGACCAGGCAGTCGTGGAGTCCAACGGCAAGACCACGAGGGTCAAGATCGCCCGGCTCTTCACCCGCAAGTACAAGCTCGTGCGGAAGGGCCGCAAGCCGAAGGCGTAGGAAGCTCTGTAAGGCGTTCTAAGCCTCAGAAACGACAAGGGCACCCACTGGGTGCCCTTAGTCGTTGGAGGCCCGGAGAATCGCTCCTGAGGCCGTATGGAGGGTGTCTAGACCTCGATGTAGGACTTGTTGCGTCGGCGAAGCTGGGTGTAGATGGTTTCGTCCTGCGGATTGACCGTATTCGTGACCAGACGCTTGACCTTGGCCTGCGGATCGCTCAACTGAGCACCAGCTACTGTGTAGGTTGCCTCGTTCGTTGCAACCGTGATTTCTGCGGTGCCACCAGCAACACCCTTGAGGGTTGCGACCGTGGCTGAAGTCAGAACAGCCGTTACGTCGGCGTTGATCGTCTGGCCCGTTGAGTAGTCCGTGCCTGCCGTGCCAGTCAGGTTGATCAACTTGACAAGAGCGGCGAACGTGAGGGCCGCTGAGCCAGCGATCTTCAACTCGTCCAGGACAGGGTTGACTCCACCGGAGAAGGTTGCTGCGCCACGAGCCAGGTTAACACCAGTCACCGCGAGGGTGAATGCGTTAGCTGCCGTCCCCGGAGTGCGAGCCGTCAGAGTTGTGGTCGTGGTCACAGCGACTGCCGTGACATCGGCGTTGGCTGTAGCCACCTGATAGTCCGTACCAGGAACACCACCCGAACCGTTGATCGCGTTCTGGAAGTTGGTCATCGAGCCAGCACCACCGTTGATCAGGATTTCGTCGTTGGCGGGCGTAAGGGCTGTCTTGAACGTGTAGGTGCGACCGTTGACAACCGCCGTAGCGTTGTTCGCGGGCGTGCCTGCCGTGTCGTTGACTGTGTTGGTAGCCTTGACCTCGGTTAGAGACGTCTTGATCGTGTAGACGCGAGCATTGATGGTCACCGTTGCTGCGTTCGAAGCATTGCCGCCTGCCTGAGTGATCGTTGCCGCATCCTGGTTGGCAGCCGAAGCTGTCGCCTGGAACCCAGCTTGCGCTGAGTGGAGTCCACGAAGGTCTACGGCGGTTGCGCTCGCAGATACGACGTATTGACCGGCGTTGCGCTTGAGAACTCGAAGAACCCGACCATCAGTCAGATCAACCGAGTGAACGCCCGAGCCGAGCTTAACGCTCCTGATGTTGCCGTCTGTCTGATAGACGCGGAAGCCGAATCGAGTCAGACCTACGATGCTAGTGGAAGCTGCGTCCACTGTATGAACACCAGACTGCGAGCCGCTCGTGTTGATCGCCGCACCGCCCCTAGTGGCCGATACCTGGAACGCGCCTGCGCCGAAGCCTGCGGTGATTACCCAGTAGCGAACACCCGGAAGTAGACCAGTCGGGAGAGCACCCGTTGTCGAGAAGACAACAGCGTCACCGATTGCGAAGCCGTGGGTGGCCTTGGAGACTACGCCAGGGGTGGCGATGGTTACCGTGAAGGTGCCCGAGTTCTGAAGCACGCGAACAAAGTTGTCCTTCTCGCGAACCAGGATAAGCTGTGTTGCGCGGTCATCAACATCAACGAGGGCGACTACGCCTTCCTTGATTGTCTTCTTGGCCGCTGAAGAGTTGGGGATTCGGAAGCCTCGACCTGAGATTCCACGAATGCTGCGGTTGGTTGCCATTTCAGTGTTGTCCTTTAGATCAGTTCATCCCGCTTGATTGCGGGGAACCACTGTACTCTTTACGGGCCGATCCAAGGACTTTCTAAGCTACGCGCTGAGCCAGGAGGATACTTTCAGCGTAGACGATGACCGGGTCAGGTTTGGAAGAGTTCTGTGCCCAACGAAGCTGAAGAGCGCCTGCTGTGACACTTGTACGAACGAGGCCCTCCACCACAGTCAGGGCTGGAGCATCAGTGCCATCCAGCACGGAAGTCGATCCCGGCAAGATCATCTTGGGATCAAGAGACGTGTACCAGTAACAATAGGAGCCAACGGGTACCGTCAAGTCGAGCTTGAGATCGGTCTTCTTCTTGGCTGACCAAATCAGTCGTAGCTCGAAGAGCCATGTGGTGCTATACGGAAGGGTGGACGACAAGTGGTCGTCGGCTTGGAGAGTTGTTGACGACACTACTTGCTCGTTGACGGGCTTGCGGACAAAGACGAAGGGCATACCCGGCCCCTGCGGGCCGGGCACCCCTTGTGGCCCGCGCATCAGGCCGATTAGGCCCACGTACCGCCGACCTTGGTGTAGACATCGCCGGTGTCAGTGCGGAGGTAGAAGTCTCCGTTGACACCGAGCGTGTCATTGGGCACGGTTGTTCCGAAGTACCACACAGAACCGGGTGCTCCCGGTGCTCCAGGAGCGCCAGTCGCTCCAGGTGTGCCGCTTAGGTTTCCGATCAAGCCCATGATCCGCCCTCCTTCATGTAGATGTTCGTTGTTGCTGTGTCGAGGTAGAAGTCTCCATCAGAGCCTACCGCGTCACTTGGCACTCCAGTACCGGAATGCCAATATGGTGGGTATGCGACCCATAAGCCCTTGAATTGCAGCAAGCAGCGCCGCACTTCGGGATCGTCCAGGTCAACCGTGGCGAGAGATCCGTCACGGGGAATCTTGGTCTTTCCTATGCGAAGTGGTGTGCGGGAGAGATTGGCGACACGTAGCGGCGTTACCATGCAGTCTCAGCGTAGCCGGGCCTCCACCAGGAGTCCCCCTGAAGGGGTAACTCATATTACCGCGTCTCGAAGCCCTGATCGTAGACCGGAAGGCCAAGCTCGGCGTATCGAGGGAACAGCTTGAAGCTAGACACCCAGGCGTCAAGAGTCAGAGCCTCAGCCTTCAGTTCGAGCACGCGGCCACGCTCCGCGCTATTGAAGTGAACGGCCCCGGTAGGATTGTTGACCGCATCCCCGAAGCGCCTGAACGGCCCATCAACTGTAGCTCGAATTGACCAAGCCACTCGGCGTCTGCCGATCACGATGTTGTCTACCCAGAAGTTACCCAGTGGCTTGTTGGGGCTGGGATTGGCCCTGACTGTGACAGAGTACGAAACCCCACTCAAGAGATTCCGGTACAAGCCAAGGTCGAAGTGGAGTAGGTTCCACTGTGCAGGCTGGAGCTTGGGCACGGTGACTCGGTAGATGGTCGTGTCATCGTTGAGGTAGATCTGAGGCTGATTCAAGATTGAGACCGAGTTAGGCACCCAGATCGCCAAGTCGAGGTACGTCTGCGTCCAATCGTCAACGAGGAACTGGTTGGTGGTGATAGCCTTGGACGTTCGGAATGACCCATCGCCCGACAAGGTCTTGGTTTGATCCACAAGAAGGTCACTGCCTGTGACGCTCTGGAAGAGGTTGACATCGCTAGAGTACACGGCTGCCAATTGCGCCCCGTCCACGGGCGTACGAGAGTTGTAGACTTTGGTTCGCAAGACCGCGTAACCCGTAGGTGCCACAGTGATCGCACTCAAGTAAGCATCGCGATCTATGAACGCAGCGACGAATCCGAATCGTCCTGTCTCGGTAGCGTACGCCAAATCAGTGATCGTGACGGGTAGGAACCACACTGTGCTGACGAGCGTACCGTCGATCTGGGTATCGAAGATCGTTGACGTGACATTGGTGCCCTTGATCTCCACGCGCCAGAGGTAGTGCTTGGTAGGATCGAGCGGCCCACCAACGCTGTTCGAGTGCAGTCCAGTCTCGGTCTTGATACCTCCCGTGATGTCCACCCGCTTGGCATCGAAGACTGTCCCGACATCATTCCAAGAGAGACTAATCTGAACATACGATCCGAGATCATCAGGGATGTTCTTGCGCTCGCGAAGGAGCAGCGATAGGCGATTAGTGAGAGGGTCGATAGCTTGTGCTCCGACTTCGCCGCCTGCCGTGAAGTACACGTTGTAAGCTCCGTCAATCGGGATGGGATCGTTCTGGGTGCCATCTCCGCGCACGAACTCGAACTCTTCAGCGATAGTCCCGATGTAGGCCGTGGCATCCAGAGTCGGCGTGATGCATACAGCCCCCAGGCGGGTATCGAAGTCGAGCCATGATTCGGCCCATGTGGTCTTGAATGCCCGGAGCGCCATGACTGTGATCGTCTGGGCGGCGGGGGCACCCAACTTGGCCAAGTAGAGTCGCACTCCCGTGATGCTCCTGTTGTCGAAGCCCGCATTGGCGAAGCTGGCAACAGGAATCAGCAACTGGGGCATGATGCTGATGTTGTCGTTAAAGAGAACCTGGGCTGAATCGTGTCCTGTGCCGAACGTGCCGTTGGGGTCGGAAGTGAACATGATGTACGAGTCGAGCACGTCGAAAGAGTTGTAGTTGGGGAAGATCACAGCTACATCATCCATAGCGCTGATATCGCTAGGTACGTCCGGAAGAGATGACTCAAGGAAGGTAGCTAGGTTCGACCCATTCGTGACGCACTGTAGACCAGACCAACCAAAGTGACTCCCCATCTTGCCCACGGTGATAGCCCCCGTGCCCGTGCCCGTCTTTACCCATGCTTCGGTGTAGAGTGTCAGGCCCGGCTTCAACTCAAGTGCGGTCTGGGGCACTGCGATCATGGGATCGTTCGTTGACTGATCTAGATCAGGATCTTGGGGTACAGGGATGAGGTCTGTGAACTCACGGAAGTTTCTGATGTCAACGTGCTCTTGGGTGGTCAAGAATGCTTCGTTGGCGTTGCTCCAGAGGGTTGAGTCGAAGGGTGCCCACTGGTTCCAGCGGCCACGAGGGTCATCGAAGGTTTCTGAGAGTGTCCAAGTCATGTCTGTCCTTTACTAGACCGTTACCGTACCGAAGTCTGCTGCTGACCCAAGGCCCGTGACCGGGGTTGTGCTGTTGATCGTCACAGTACCGTAGCTCGGCGTTCCAGTCAGGCCAGCCGGGCGGGCCGTGTTGCTCACCTTGACTGAGCCGAAGCTCGCAGTGCTGGTTAGTGCTGCCACCATGACGGGGCCGTGGACTGAGCCGAACGAGGCCGCGCTGTTGAGACCTGTCATGTTCACTGTGCGCTTGATGTACACTGAGCCGAACGACGCTGCCGATCCAAGGCCGGGGATGGGGACAGTGACGTTGAATCGCATGACTGCGAAGCTCGGTGTTGAGGTCAGGCCGGGAACGGGGACAGTCGTGTTGAACCTTGGGACACCAAAGGCAGCGGTCGAGGTTAGGCCAGTGACAGGAACTGCCTTGTTGTGCTGCTCGGCAGCGGTGGGCAGGCCGATACCAATGACCGTGTTGGCATCGACTGGATCGAAGTTCTCTTCGAGTGTGTCGTTGACAACACCCACGCCGATTGCCGTGTTGGAGTCGTTGGTCGGGCCAACATCGAGCGCAGTGACGACACCGATACCGATGATGGTGGCTGTGTCTGTCGCGAAGTTGTCGATGACTGCGCTTGGTACACCATGCCCGCTGCTTGTAGCTGCATCGTCCAGCGTAGACTGCAAGTTGCCGAAGACGCCACCACCGTAGGTGCCCGTACCGTAATTGGGCATGAACGGCCCTTCGAACTCATCGGTGATCGGTGTGCCTGTACCAACGACAACGCCTTCATCGTCAGTCGGCGGCGAGGGGATAACACCCTGAGCGACAACGGTCGCAGCATCAACGTAGATGACATCCTGGAGAGACGTGGTTAGACGCTCAGCTAGGCGGCTACGAGCGATGTTGGTTACGATCCTACCATCATCGTTATACGTGTAAGAGATGTCATAGTCATCTGTCTGGAAGAACTGGTTGCCTTGTTTGTCAGGGCGAGAGTAGACCAGGATGTTGCGAGCCGGGAATCCAGTCTCGCTTAGTGGTGAGGGGATGTAGCCACCGAAGAAGACAAGCTCGTCGGTGATGTCGGGGTTGACCTGATACGAGACGTACAACTCAGCACCGTCTTCGATGGTGGTGCCGGTGGCTCGATCCCATGTGTTCTCTTGGAGCATCTCTTCATCGTACAAGATGTCTACGATGAGTTCGTCGTCTCTAGAGATGGTGTAGTTGTTGCGAAGGAAGCGAACCTCGTCAATCCCGACGAAGTACGCCTTCTTGTTGAACTCAGCCTGCTCGTACGTGTACAAGTGGCGAGCCGTGCGGTTGAACCGCATCGGGACTTGAGCCAGATTCTGATACGACTCACTGATGCGGTCGTTGATCGTTGAGACTGTGCCGATGTTGTCGAACACAGACTCTGCCGGAAGCTCGACCGGGTCGCTCAGGATGTTGGGGTCGAATCTCTCGACCACGAGCTTTCCCAAGATCGAATCTTGATCAACAGAGATCAACAGTGAAGACTGGAACTGATCCGTGCCCTGGATGTAGACCCTGGATGCCGTGATGGGATCGACAAGAGCCTTGTCGGCAATGTCTACGAGGCCCGCTGAGATCAACTGATTGGCTTTGATCTTACCAAGGGCCAAGGCAGCGAGGAACTCCTTCTGCTTGTACTCGAACTCCTTGATGGGCGTGCGCAGTCCAGCGAGGATCTTAGTCTGTACGGGAGTCGCGTTGCGCAGGAACCAGTCTTCGACGGTGTTGCGGATCGTTGAGTTGTTGAACTGATCCTCGACCCACGTCGGGAACCTACGATAGACACGAGGAGCCAGCCTGGGGAAGTCAGGGATGTTGAACGGCAAGGGGTTCAGCGACGAGAACTCTAGCTTGATGAAGCTGGCCTTGATCGGCTGAGGGAACTCAATCGTCTCGTTGCGACGAAGGGTGTAGGTCTCCTGAATCGGAGTCCACAACATGTAGTCCCAGTCGTTCAAGATCTTGGGAGCGTCACCAGACGTGCCCTGCTGTGTCCAGTAAACGTTCATTCGCACACCCGGAGTACGTGGGGCAATGTTGATCGCCTCGATCAGGGTCGGGATGCGTTCGCCTTCGACATCGGTGCCCCTGAGGTCGAAGTACAGGCTCTCCACAGCTTCGGGGGTCGGGGCAGGCTCGGACATCCACCCCGCGCGGGTGTTGTCGTGGACGTACTTCGCCTTCTCTCTGTGGGTGGTGTACCTGTAAGCGTTACCCAGCACATCTCGACCTTCATCTGCTACATCAGCCCACACTCGCATAACAAGGTTGCGCTCTGGATCGAGCACGTATTGGCCAGTCCCGACGTTGTACGATGAGTAGGGGTAGATGACCGCTCCGGTGGCAAGCGATGTTGTCGTACCTGAATACCCGACATTCAGGGTGATTGAGACGGAGTCAACTCCGTCAACGTAGAACACCTGGTCAGGCACGTCCTGGCGAACGATGTAGTCGCCAACCGCTACCACTGAAGTGGTATCTACGGATGTGCCAATGGAGAACCCACCGTTGGTGAATGTCAAGGTACCAGGGATCGTCCTGGAGCTAAGCTGGTTGGGCGAGTGAGTGAATACGATGTCGCAGGCCGAGACATCTCGCGAGGAAACACGAAGTTCGTAAACCTTTGACAAGTCTCCTTCGACCGCGAGCTTGTCATCCAGGTAGAAGTCAAGCCACGAAAGCCCAGGGGAGATTACCCCGACTTCCACACCTGACCTCAACTTCAAGGGAGACAGGGCATCGGTGAGATCCCACAACTCCCAGGCGAACTGCACACTTGTGTCGTTGCCGCTTCCGCTCTGGTCGAACTCCAGAAGATACGGAGATGTCTGAACCAGGATTCCGAACCCAAGCATGTTGGGTGTGACGCCTGCTCGGTCGGCGTTGCCAGGGTAGACGAACCTCTGGCGAGCTTCGCGCGACGTGTATCCATCTTGACTTGAAAGCGTTACCTCGTCAAGGTCAACAGGAGTGTCCTGTACCAAGAGAGGGCCAACGGTGTCTCGAAGTGTGTTGACATAGCGCCCCAGCCGAAGATGCTTAACGAACAACGGCCACTCGAACTTGGCACTCGTGCTCGTGGGCCATGCATCGTCTCGTCGTGTGAAGACAAGTCGCACATAGCGTGTGTGGATCATGTACCCCTTGGCATCAGTGAAGTTGAACTCTGCATTCTGCCAGGCTGTTCGATTGCTCGCGTCATAGGAGATGTAGTCGTCATGCAAGAGACCCTCTTGAGCCTTGACGGGCAGCCACACAGCTTGTCGGTCGGGTGTGCTGATAGCGTCGTACTGAACGCTGATGTTGATTGGCGCACGAAGCACGTCGAAGTTCAGGAAGTTGATCTCACGAATCCTGCCGAGGTCGATCTCCAAGATTTCGGAAGTGAGCGCTCCTCCCTTGTCGGCAGCCAGGTAGTTCGACCCAGTCTCGTCAACCGAGGCAAAGCGTGATGTGCTCGACCACCAGAATGTGTCGGGGTACTGGATCTGATCGATCCCCGGAAGGGTGAAGTAGCTGACGGGATAGACTCCGTTGATTAGGACATCACTCATACCGCACGACCCTCCATAACGAGAGGCGTGTTGGTGATAGCGACCGCGCTCTCAGCCAAGAACTCGGCGTCAGCCGAGATCGCAACAAGGAAGGGGAACAAAGCCGACAGCGTGTTCGGGAATAAGCCATAATGCTGGCTTGCGTAGATGTCGTATTGGGATGTCCCTCCCACTGACTCATAGAACTCATTGGTTCCATAGAGGGGATCTGACAGGGCAGCATCGGTGTAGGCGTGAATACCCTCGACCGTGTGGAACACGACTGGAAGCTCTCGCTGCGAGCCGTAGTAGTACCCTGCCTCGTTCTCGACACCGGACTCGATGAAGTTGTTGTCAATTGTGGAACGAGTGGGCCACGGCACACCGGCACTTCCCTCGACCAAGCGAGAAACGTGAATCCGCTCGGATGAGGAGAATGCGTCTCCGTTGATGGGGATGTCGATGTACTGAATGTCATTGGGGATGACTGTGCCAAACGTGTCCGCTGCTCGTAGCCTGTCGATCAAGTCGATGACATTCCGCTCGATCTCAGGAAGCATTCGAGTCTTGGATGTGGCTTCGTACCCAAGCGTGACGGTCAACTTGCTTCCGCCAACGGGGGCAGGAACGGGGCGAACACCGCTAGCCAGAGTCGGAGGTACGAATGTGAAGCTACGAGCGTGTGTCTGCTGGTAGTCTTGGTCGAATACGTCGGCAGTAGCATTCAAGAAGCGCGGGATCACGACGAACTCATTGGTGCTTAGGCTGGTGCCCTCGGCGTCAAGCCCCAACTGGTCATCGCTGAACTGGTCGTAGATGAACTTGTAGTGGGCGATGACATCACTCTGAATCCCTGATCCCGCCTGAGCCATCGTGGCGATGCCCAAGTTCGAGTTTCCGTATCGAGTGGCCGTGAAGAAGTCGGCGATCCTGTGCTTGTAGCCTTGATCGGCAAGTTGGATCTGATCCCACTGTGTCGGAGTCAGAGCCTCGACACTGGTGTCGAATGTGTAGGTTTCGGGAAGCAGTCGATTGAACCGGAACTGTGCTGCGTAGAAGTCATCCAGCACCTGGAAGTTCATGAACTCCGCTTCGTAGCGCAGGCGAGTCGCAAAGGTCTGCTTCTTGAGCAGGCCCGCTCCAGAGTCCCCGCCAAGGGCCTGGAGGAAGCGATAGAGATGGGTGTCCCGGCCCTGCTGGTAGACTTCCTCCGGGAACCGATCCATCACGTCATCGACGGTGGACGGCCCATCAAGCGGCTCCACGACAGTGATGTTCGTCGTGAATACGGTGATGGTCGGATCAGTCTCCGCGCCGGATAGCTGCGCTAGACTTGGCATATTAGGTCGTCCAGGTGTTCTGAGCGCGGACGGTGATTCTCACTGCGCCGCTGCTCGGAGAAGCTGCAAGCTCGTTGTCCTGGATGAAGAAGTCGTTGGTGATGTAGATGGGGCCACCACTCAGAGTGTCACCACTTGCTGAGACCTCTTCGAGTCGGTTGCCTGTTTCGTTGGTGAAGCGCACATTGTCCACTCCAGGTACATTGTGGATGGCCTGAAGAATGTCTGAAGTCTGGATAGCTGCGCCGTAGTATTGGTTGTTGAAGAATGAGTCTAGAGCGGCTACGATGCTCGCATCCACTACTGCTCGTGTCGATCCCAGAGTGTACATGACTGTGACGATAGGAGTGAAGTACCTCACCTTGGCTCGATGCACGAGCACGTCCTGGGTGGTTTGCTTGGACTTCTCCATGATCGCCTGAAGGTCAGAGACGTTCTGATCGTAGAGGTAACCATCGACCGTGAACTCTACGCCGCCGACGTTCTCGATGAGCGCTCCCGTGTTGCTACCTTCATCGTCTGTGGGTGCGAAACCGCCGATGTGGTTGGTGCCACTCAGGAACCATTCGATACCATTGCGACACCGGATCGTTCCGTAGTTGGAGTTGACCTCTTCCACGAGGATGTAGTGAGCCTTGCGGGTGTAGGCCACTCCGTCATACAAGTTGTAGTACGTCGAGTCGGCAACGTTCCAATAGTTCGCCTTGAAGTACGTAGCCGAGCCGATCTGGATCTCCTCCGGGAGATCGAGCACGGGCTGCCAGTAAAGGGGCTGGATCATCGAACCCACGGTTGCCTCCTTGCCGTCGAGCTTGCGACGGAAGTTGATCACCTTGGTCGGGGTAGTCTTCTGGTATGTCCAACGAAGAGCGGTGGAGTTCTGGAGGTAGTTGGCCGGGCCAGGAACAACCTCGACAGAAGTTGCTGACGCCAACTTGCTTCCGTTGATGAAGACATCAACAGCATTCAGGATTCCGTAGTCGTAGTTGTTGCGACTGTTGAGGCTCATGTAGGCGTGCTCTAGAAGATAGACGTTGCCTTCTGACAAACTGGGGTTGCCTGATAGGTTCACTGTCGAGTAGGCGTTCAAGAACGTGACGTTCGGTGACGTGACGGGTGTGTCATTCGTCTGGACTGCTCCGGTGTCTGCCTTGATCGGAGGCGAGTTGAAGATGTAGTCTACGCCAGGTCGGAAGAACGTTGCCGTCGCGGGGTCAAGTGTGCCGTCTGTCAGGTAGTAGTTCGTCTGGTACGTTGACTTGGAGTACGGAATCGTGCTCTTAGCACTTGTGCGCTTGTGGAGGTAGACTGTTCCTGTCGTGTCGTATCCGCCGCCCTGTGTCTGTTGGGCCGCATCGTCAATGACTGGGATCTGGACGTACTCCTGGTATCGACTAATGGGGCCGAGGACGTTGGCCTTCGTGACCGAGTTGGCCGAAACAGCTAGAGCCAAGAACATGTCTGTCGTACCCGAAATGTTGCGCAAGAACGTGCGCTGGAACCGCACCTTGTAAGCAGCGTCGTCTTCACCATCCGACCCACCCGTCATTGCCTGATCGTTGCCCACGCTGGTGATGCCGACGATAGACTTCAAGCCACCGAACCCGACTACCTTGTTGGCGTCGATGTTACCGATTGTACCTGCCACCGTACACTGCACCGTGGCCTCAACCAGGAGGGCGCTTGCTTCGAGCACGACTGTTTCGGTCGTGACGAAGATCAGGCTGGGGAACACCGTGTCATCGATGTTGGCAACGATCTGTGTGCCACGAGGGATCGTGACAGCGTTCGTGGTGGCCGTGTTGCGTCGGAACTGCACCGTACCGTAGGACGGGGTAGACTGCTGACGGCCGAAGTTGAAGATGCTGAGGTAGGCGTCCAGGCGTCCACCCGACATCGAGTCGATGTTGTGCTGCTCCTGAAGGACAGTGAAGTCAACCTGCTGGGATGCGATCAGTTCGGCCGTGGCCTCGATGATCTTGCGCTCTGGCGTTCCTACCTCTGCCGAGACGGTTGGGTCGAGCAACCGAAGCTGGTTGACGATCTGCTGAACGATCTGGTCTACGGTTAGTGACATGCTCTACTCTTAGGTAAGCGCCTGGGCAAAGGAGATAGCATCTCCCGAAGCGGTGCGAAGCACACACCGAACGAGGACTACATCGCCAAGCTGTTGGATGACTACGTCTTCAATGCTGGCGAGGATCTCGCTGGAGTTGAAGGTGTTCTTGCCCCCGTACAGGAGCGTTTCTCGATTGAGTCGATCAAGCTGTTGCTGCTGGTACCCTGTCAAGATCCTACGAACCTCGGCCTCGATGTTCAACAAGATCTCTCCCGACACCAGGTTTCCGATCTGTGAGTTGACCGAAGTACCATCCGGGAGTGTACCCCCGTCGAGGACGGAGCCGTAATCGGGATGGAAGGGATCGGTACCGCGAGGTTCGAGCAGCCAGTTCTTGAGATCCTGGACTAGCTTCTGCTGCCCCGTTACGGTGGCGAACCCCCCAGGCCCGGCGAAGTTGAGATCACCGTTCTTGACATGGAACGACCAAGACACTATCTGTACCTTTCGTGGGTCATCTCTTATAGGCCCGATCTAGAGAAGCTGGTAGTAGTAGTTGGTGGTAGATGCATTCACGTCTTCTGTGAACCAGATGCGCGATCCGTCCTTCGAGATCATCGCGCTCGTGACGGTTCCGTCAACATAGTGCTCCCTGTAGCCTGTCCCGTCTATGTTCATAGTGATCGCCTTGCCACGCCCGGCCTCGGGCGGACGCAGCACGAAACAGATGACATCAGTTTCGCTGACCGTGAGATAGTCTTGGTAGACGATTGCGAATGCGAGAGTCTGATCCGATCCCGTAGGATTGAAGAGCGTGACCATTCCAGTGCCATCCTTGTTGCAGCGTCTAACATTCAAAGTGGCGCTGTCGATGAAGACAACCTGCGTGGAGTCCGCTGACCATCCGGCCGCAACGGGATAGCCGTACGTGATCGGGGCATTACTCAGGATGACCGTCCTTGTGCCATTCTTGAGGCAGACTTCGAGATCCTGAAGGTTGCCTGACTTCTGCTGCCAGAGTATAAGAGCGCTGGAGTCTGGGGCATAGCTGATGGGGCTATTACCCAAATCGGCTGTGACATTGATCACGGCAGACCCGATATTGTCATACAGCCAACTACTGATAAATCCAACTCGATTGAACAGCCCCCACGTTCCGTCAGGGGCCAAAGCGCCCGCTCTCTCGTAAGGCACTGAGTTCTCCCAGTGGTTTCCGGGCGGTGCCGTCTGGAGGATCAGGGTCGAGCCGTCATTCCCGACATTCCACATCTTTCGGGCCGTACCCCCGGTATGCTCAAAGGGCTTGTTAACCCACTGCGTCGAGCCGTGCGCCGAGGCGTTCCAGCCGTAGTAGTCACTCGTAAGGAATGTATCACCAATCGTGTCATCGTAGACCGACCCATCTGGATTGAACAGCTTCACCAAAGAGTCTGGCGGGCCAGTCGTGTAATCCTCCACTATGACCTTATTCTGGCCGCTGACAAGACCAGTCAAGCCATTCACGTAGTCTCCATAGGTGACGAAGGTGCCGTCTGCGAGAACACCATCCGATAAGGTGTCATTGAGTACGAATGACCCATCATCGGCGATCTCGTTGAGGAAGTACGAACCGCTGACGTTCCCGACGAAGACGGGGTCGATACCACTACCAGCACTGCTAATGACTACGTCAGTCGCGTAACCTCCACCCGTCACAGCCACGTCGGCGACTTCGGCGAATGTCCTCGTGTCGATGACCACCAGGAGGTTGTCGTTACCATCAGCCAGCACAAGCCTGTCCGAGCTAAAGTATGGCTCGCCCGCTGGGTAGGTTGTCGTGATAGGAATGACAGTGTTGTCTGACAAGTCAAGCAAGTTGATCTGAGCGGAGTTGATGTTGTCGCTCGTCATGTAGGCACCCGTGGGGTCGAACACGAACTGGGTCGGGTAATCAGTCCACGGGATGTGCTGCTCAATCATCGTGTCTGTAGCGATGTCGATCACACAAATCTCACAAGCCGCTGATGCGTTCAGCAGCGCACGAGCGACGTAGATCTTCGACCCATCTGGAGACACAGCAATACAGTCATCGGGGAATATGCCATCTGCTCCGTTATCGCGAGTGTCAATGGTCGTAGTCACGGTATCAGTGCCAGTGTCGATGACGATGATGCGGCCATTGTTCGGGGCAACGAGGTAGAACTTGGTTCCATCGGGGCTGAAGACGCCTGGCCCGTTGCAGTAGAAGGCCAGCGTGATAGGTGATCCTACCGTCTGCGCTCCCACATCGATTGCCCTCAGTCTGTAGGTCGAGCCGGTACCCGTGGTGACATACATCTTGGTGGAGTCTGGACTGATGCATTTCGAGAACACCCCCTGCAAGTTCGCGATGGTGTACGTGTGCTCGATGGTGTCATCTATCAGGCTAACCTGCGAGATTTGGGCGTTATAGCTGCCTGAGAAAGCCTTGTAGCTGTTGGGCGAGAACGCCCAGCCATAGATGGACGAGTTGAGAGTCGTAATCGGCGATCCGAACGCTTGAGTCAGCGGATTGAATCTAACCAGGACACTTGTGCCATCCCCCGTATCTGCATAAAGATACGTCTTCGCCTTGTTGGGCGTAACCTGCATGTAGTTCCAGTAAGGCACCAGCCCCGAAACAATCGTGGACGTTACAGTGTTCGTAGCGAGGTCAACGACTGCGATAGCATCAGAGTTCTCGTCGGGCACGTATGCTGTGCCGCCCGCCGCCACTGCGCCCGCCGTCTCGTTCGAAGCAACGTAACCACTAGAGCCGAATGCGTTTGTGGCCTGCACTTCAGCGTAGATCTTCCAGCCGACATCCCAAAGCTCAGTAACATACGTCTGATTCGTCTGGCCGACGATCAGCGTTGCACCACCGGCTGGCTCGCTTCTGTAGAGGGCTAGGTCGCGTACGCGAACGTCCTGGATAGCTGAGAAGCTAGCGCCGCCTGCGTTCACAAGCTGTAGCACTACGAATGAGCAAGTCGGCTCGATGAGCATGTACGAGGGGACTATTGTGAAGTACCCTGTGTGAGTAACATCAAATGTGCTGAGCGGGGACACAGCAAGCTGGACGGCGTTGACATCGTACTGGAAGCACATCACCAGAGCGTTACCGAAAGCCGTGTGATTCTGATACAAGTCACCTGTCACATAGAGGTAGTCACCGACCCCAGTCAACGGAATGTCATTGGATGTCCACTTGCCGGGGTTCTCTCCGATTGGCACGGTGAACCCAATATGTCGAATCCCGTAAGTCTGGAATGTGGTGTTCCCCATGAAGCCCTGTTCCTGGTTCCAGTTCTCAAGCTGGGCTGGCTTGAGTGCCACCCTTGAAGGCGCAAACGTTGATCGATACCACTTGTGGGTGTATGAAGTTGGGCCGTTGATCCAGCCCGAATGTCCAACGGTTATGGTCGTGCCAACGCCGCCCCCGCCAGTTAGAACCGGAGGCGTCACATTGACAGGAGCAGCCCCAGCGCCAACAAGTGTCAAGAGGTTGGAGAGATGTGAGTACCCACCACCGATGGCGTTGTAGGCTCGGATGACACACCTGACCACGTCCCCCAGTTGGGCACCGATATTGGGTAGGTAGATGAAGGAGTTGGTCTCGCCAGTCGAGGCTCCGTTCACGTACCAGTGGTATGTGTAGAACGTCGGAGAGTTAGTCCATATTCCGGGATCAGCGTACAACGTGCTGTACGTGTGTGGGATCGTGTCACCGTCTGCGTAGATGACTGCACCGGAATCGTACAAGGGCACACCACCGGGGTTGGGGCCAAACTCGTTCGGGTCGCTGGGTCGGCTACGTCCGAAGATTGTTTCTGTAGGAAGCTCCTGGAAGTCAGCGTCCTCTTCGGAAAGGCTAGCGTCGGAGTACGGATCGACTGTGCCGAATGCTGGAGAGGGATGTAGACCTTGTACGTTGGTCATAGGTGACCGTACCCAACTACAGTGTCGAGATCGTCAAATGTCCAGCCTGGTAGACCATGGCCAACAACAACTGCTGCATCGTCACTGCCCTGACCGATGATGCCTCGACCGACAACAACTGCTGCGTCATCGTTGGCGTAGATCCAAGCCTGGTATGTAACCACGAGAGAGCCTGCTCCCATGGTGGAGTAGAAGTTGATCACGCGACCTGTCGGATCGGCGTTGTAGTCCGTGAACCACAACTCGGGTGAAACGGTCATCCCGTTCAAGACTGGGTGAACGCACAAAGGCCCGACTGGCTCGGAAGCCAACGTGAACGTTGTGAATCCAGTGCCATTGTAGAATGTGTCCTTGACAGTTGGTGCGATCCCTCGACCGTTCATCTCGGTGCGCTCCATCTGAATGTGGAATGTGCCGTCTGACTGCACGCGCGTGTCTCCAGGGGCCATGTTGTCCATGACGAACTCGTGCTGGACTAGGTCGTCTAGCTTGGCTTCGAGATGCCAGACCCATCCCTGTCTCTTGGCCGTCCATCGCTCTCCCTTATTGGGAACACGAAGAAGACCACCTGGGGATTCACGGAAGCTGGCGATGAACGGAGCCTTGGTCTTGTCGAAGCAGTGGGTCATGCGGGTTGAGATATCGATGTCATCGATCTCCAAGACGATGTAGTCCTGACCAGGTGTGGCTGTTCGCTGCTGAGTAGCCATTACGCTGCACCCACCGTGTTGATGTTGCCAGCCAAGGCAAAGCCAGGCATCTCAGTGCGGTCGTTGTTCGTCCTGGTTAGGGCTGGTGATGTCATGACGGCGCTAGTCTGGAATCCGCTAGAGTAGTCGAACGTGTGTGTGACGGAGTCGCAATACATCTGAAGGTCATGGTCGGGGAACTCGATCAGACCCCCGGCCATCACTTCGGGCTGGAAGGTGAACTCGACCGATGTAGCGAAGGTACTAGCCCACAACTGCATGAAGCGCTGCCACGCCAACAAGAACTCGTACGCCGTGTTGCGGATGAGAGGTTGTTCTTCCTTGTGCGGACGCGCTCCGTAGTGCTGGAGGAACTGCCAAGCATCCTGGAGCCGTCCCAGCTTGGCGTCCTTGGTCTGTCCCTTGTGATCCTCGTATGGCTCGATGAATGAGTTGAGCATGAATGCCTGGGTCAACGTAGCTACGCCTCGCGTGCTGGCCTCGTCTAGCCAATCGACCTTGCCATCGAGCGCGAATGTGTCCCCTACCACGTAGACGTGTGTCGCCAGAGCGTCGTCGTTCAACTGGATACCCATGTTGATGATCTCGATGTCTTCGATCTTCCAGTAGGGCTTCCGCGTCACCCCAAAGTAGTCAGGGTAGAAGGCCAAGAAGCGCCCATCGGGCATCGACCTGAATGTCCGCATGCTTGCCTGAGCGAACTGCTTCACACCTTCTAGACACGACACGTCGTTCATTAGAGCACGGTTGCCCGTCAGGAACTTGGATTCGATGCGGTTCGACGGGAATGCGAAGTTGGCTGCGAAGGCTGCGTTGGCTGAGAAGGCCGCAAGCTGTTCGAACGATACGCCACCGCTACTCGTACCCGCTGGTGCAGACGTATCTCCTTCTTGGGTCTGACCCTTGCTCGGCTTGGTTGACTGCTGGATCAACACGGCGTCTACGAGCTTGGTTGGCGCGGGCGGGCCATTGGCGATCACACCTTTACGCATGATGGTCACCTTGCCACTTAGCGTGAGTCGAACCATGTCAAGTGACGAGTCTCCCGCCAGTCCATTGAAGAACTTCTTGAGAGCCGCCGCGTCTGTTGACGAGACGGCGATGTTGTCCTTGTCTTGGTTCAGACTGATCAGTTCGAGCTTGGTGGAGGACTTCTTCGCGCGCTGAAGGAGCGCTGCCAGCCAAGGCTGATGACTCTTGTACTTGACCTTGGCAACCTGCTTCTCCTTGTCTGTCATCAGTTTCTGAATCGCTGGCGTATCGAAGCTGACATTGGAGGGATCGACAGTCGTGCTGGGGACATTCTTGGGCGCGACCACGACACTCTGCGAGGCGTATTGCTTGGCCTTGTTGAAGGCTACGGTCATGTCCTTCTTGGGGATGGGCCTTCCGAGAGCCTTCTCGATCCACTGCTTGATCTTGGTGAGGTCGTTGCTCTTTGCGCCCTGGATGAAGTTGGCCTGGACAGCCTTCAAGCGCTTGCAGAAGAGTTGCGAAGCCAAACCAGCGTCCATCAGATCCTTGACGGGATGCCCGTCGATCTCGATGAGCGGCTTGAAGGTTACGTTGTTGGCGAAAGAGTTGGTGGGGCGCATAGCGTACAATCCATATCCGTACAGTTCACCCTCACTCTTCTCATGGCTGTAAGCAGCCTTGTACCCACTCAGCACATAAGCCGCAAGGGCTGGCACAAGAATCGGGATGCCAATCGAGTCTGCCTGCTGCTGAATAGCCTTGAAGATCTTCTGAGCCTGCGGTGATTCCGGCGCATTGCCATCAGAAGTCGGGGAGGCATTGTCGTCAGCGGCAGAGTATCCAGGTACGCCCATGGCCTGTCCAAGGAACTGCTGTAGGTTCGAGATGTCTGTGTTCACGTCACCGTGTACGTCTTCATAAAGCTGGGCAGCCTTCTTGGGTAGATCTGAAGGTAGCTCGGATATCAACACGTCATTAGCTCCCCACCCAGCGATGTCGATCATGAATCGACCCAATAGCTTAGCGAATCCTCCGTCATGCATTGCACCCGTATCCACACCAGTGCCGCCCACCTTGACCCCACCGAAGTTGTACGTAGCGCTCTGCGCTTCTCCAGTTGCTGCATCGTAGACCCAGTTGCCATCCTGAGACAACACCCACTGGTTGAAGAACTCCAAACCTGGATCGAACCAAGTGAACGCGAGTCGCTTCAGGGTGCAAGACGCAGTGAAGCTCGCGTTGCCGGGGTAGCCTTGGTAGTACGGGACAGAGTTGAGGTAGCCAGTGAAGACCTGGATCGGGCGACCAGCCACTCGCTGCATCCAGATCGTTACGAGATCCATCGGAAGGAAGATCGACTTTCTGCCTGACTCGTCATCCCTGAGCCACTTCTGGTATCTGTTGCGAAGCTCGAAGTTCGCGGTTGACAAGTCTCCCATGTTCTGAGTCACGCTGCCGCTCACCACGTCGGAAGACACGTCGTAGATCCGCCCGTCGAGATTGCTCGACCGGATGAAGATGTAGACTTTGGGTGCGTAGATTAGTCGCTTCATCAGTGAAGTCCGAACTTCTTCTTCTCGGCTAAGTTAGCCGCAGCCTTCTTGGCCTTGGCAGTCTCCGCAGCCGTCTCTCCGATGTGAGGCGTGGGGTTCGTGAACGCTCCGAAGACCTGACGATAGGTGATCTTGCGATCAATGGCCTGGACAATGTCTTCTCGACCGCGTGTGTAGTCGAACAAGACCTTACAAGTTAGGGTGAAGGCGGGAGCGTTCTTGAAGCGCTCATGACCAGCCTCCATGTGAGTGATGGCGATCTTGTACTTGACCGGCCGGAAGTGATCGAAAGCATTGGGGTTCGGGGGTTTGAACATAGCGAAGTCCACTGCTTGGAAGTCGCTGCCAGTGTACTCGGTGGCGCTCAGGATCGAGTGCTGATGATGCACGACGTAGCGCACGAGCTTATCGTACTCGTACTGGTTCGCCATCTGTCCTTCGACAACCAGATCGCTCTGGCTCAAGTGGCGAGGGTAGTACGATCTTGACGTGTGAGTCTGTGCGTACTCTCCCGCCACTGCCCACCCAGTCGTGAACCGATCCACGAAGAGGTAGATCTTGTGGAGGCTCTGATTGTCTGATGCCAGATTTGTCAACGACGCATTGGCGTTGTTCTCCGTGGCGGGGTAGTGGGGTAGCTTGTTGAAGAATCCCTGACCTCGGGCCAGGAACGCAGGCGGTGGCTGACCTGATGCTTCCATCGAGAAAGACGAGTCACCAAACTTGTTGACCTTGCCCTTGGCTACCTTCTTCTTCTTGTTGACGCCCTCAATAGCCATTAGATGGGTAGCACCTGGAATCCTGTTGCCGAAGCCTTGCGCCCAGACGACACGTTGCCCCAGGTAGTCTTGTGCGGCGTTCCGCTGCCATGGGAGAACATGAGCGTGTTGTCTCCACGGAACTGCTCCAGAAGCATGTCTACGTGGACGGTGTTGCTAGCGGGGCCATAGATGATCAGGTCACCGGCCTTGAGCTTCTCAAGAGGCTGAATCTTGCTCCTGAAGTTGTTGTACATGCTTCCCGTGTACGAACCATTGAAGGTGCCGCCTGATCCAGTAGCGTACGCCCTGTTCTTGTTAGTGCCCCAGCAATAAAGGAGAGCAACCGAGTTGGAACAGTCGGAGACAGTGAGCGCCGAGAAGTCTCCAGGCGCGATGTTCTCGACATCCTTACGGCCTGCCTGGTCGTAGGTCGGCTTGCCGTTCTTGTCGCCGTAGGCGATGAACTTGTAGGCCCAGTTGATCACCGACAACCGGACTCCACTGGCTGCCCCTGCGGGAGCGCCCGCGTCAGCAACGACAGTAGCATTGGCTCCCATGACCAGATTGGCGTACTTGAGTGTATCTGCGTTGCGCGTACTGCCTGCCACCCAAGTTTGGAGACCTTCAAGTGGAGGATTCGTATAGGGGTTTCCCGACTTGAGTGCCCCGATCACATCTGGGTAGTTGCCATTGTTGATCGTCTTAGCGGTGTACTGAGCGCCAAGCTCTCGGGTGGGGTAAGCTGCGATGTGTGCTCCATTGGAAGAGATGAAGCCGGGGTACTTGGCGTAATCTTGTGTAGAGTTCATCCAGTTGTTGCCCGCTATCTGCCTTGCTTGATCCGCGCCTTCAATGCGGCCCCACCCAGCCAGGAAGGCAAGGTTCTCCTTTGTGATGGGCCACCCACCAGCTTTCAGAGTCGCTTCAACCCAAGGTGCGGCCTGAACCCCAGACTTGACGGTGTAGGTCGAAGTACCTCCGGTGCTTGTGGCGAAACCAGGAGCACCACCGAGGTAGGTTGTGCCGAAGAGCTTCATGTAAGCCGCGTCCACGTCCTTGGGGAGCGCGTCATTGTTGAGCAAGCTGTTGAAGCCGAAGTTGGCGAAGTCGCCCGTGCTCCACGCTGCCACTAGCCCCTGGAAGTTGTTACCCATCGTTCGAGCCAGGTCTGCCGCCTGACCTGAGATCTCTGGGTTGAGGAACGGGTTCTTCGAGTTACCATCCTGTCCGAACACCCCTTGAGTGTTCTTGAAGGTCTCGCTGTTGCCAAAGGCAGACATACCGATCTTGGCTAGTAGGTTCTGATTGGTGAGGTTGTCTGTGAAGGAGTGCATCGTGATGCCTCGGAAGAAGTTGAGGGCGTTGTCGTCTACGATCTCAGCGGTGATCGACCACTCGGGTGCATAGACAGACTTGTCGTACGAGAACCCACTAAGGTTCGTCACCTGGATGTAGAAGTCCCAGCCTCGCTCGGGGTACTGAAAGAGAATGGCTCGCTCGTCACGCAGACGTTGGCCTTTGATATCGGCTCCCGATCCCTCCATGTAGGAGTGGAACCAAGAGATGATGTCGTACATCTCGTCATTGGGGTTGTACGATTCATAACCTCCACTGGAGAGATACCCCTTCACCTTGGGCTTGGGGTTTCCACCGTCTACGCGCATGCCCGCCGTCTGACCCGTGATCGTGATCGGGCCAACGTAGGTTGACAAGATCTGCGTGACCTCTCCACCAATGGTTGGGATAGTGGCCGTGTTGAGTTCGTACGTCCACTTGATCGAGTTGGCACCCGAATGGATGTACAAGTTCTTCTTGATGCGAGGGTGACTGAAGATCAGCGTGGCCCCCTTATCCAAGAGGAGCTTATCTTGACCCGTTAGAGGAGGACTCACGGTAGGATACCATGATCCCTGGCAAATCCGAATGCATCTTCAACGCCTGAGATGGCTTCCTGCGCATAGTGCTGAGCGCCATGGAACTGATTGGAGGCACTGTGATCCTTATCACTATCCACGTTGATCTTGAACCACTTCTTGGCTTCGGCCGACAACCCAATAGTCTGCTTGGTGTTCTTGTGGCTTTGCTTCTCATTGGTCTTGCCCATTGCCGACATGAGGTACTTCTTCTCCGCTTGGGCGATTGCGTGCTGGCGCTCTTCACCCTTGGTGCCCTTCTTGTCGAGCTTCTTGACGATATCGCTGCGTGCGTCCGCGAGGCCCTCTCTCATCTTGTCCCCGCCACCGAACTTCTTGATGACCCCCTGGAAGTCATTCTCGCTTGCAGTGTCGCCTAGCATGGACAGATCAGCCAATGCCTCGGTCTTACCAAGCACGTTGCCTCTGACGCTATTACTCATCAACTGCTTCAGGTTCATCCCACCAAAGAGTTCGGGGTTAGAGTCGATCATCATCTGTAGCGATGAGAGTGCGTCCTCTGCCTTCTTGCTTACGGGCCGACCCGCCGTCATGTCTACGTACGCTTGATTGAGTTCACCCATGTCCTTGAATCCATACGACTTCACTAGCTGATTGCCAATTGACATAGGTGCCTTGAGTCGAGCGCCCAAAGCGTTGGGGCCAATCGTAGCCTTGGCGTAAGACTGTCCGGTCTGTGCCATCGCCATGAAGGTCTGCGTGCGATCTTGCAGCATCGCCGCGCCCTTCTCGGGACTCATCCCAGTGACTGCGCTGAAAGCGCTAAGCTGCGCTGCGTACCCAGTTGTCGAGCCTGGCCCGTTCTCGGCCAACTGCGAAGCCAAGCTGACTACCTTCTCAGTGAAGTCGCTCAAGTTCATGTTGGCCGACTTGGCTGCTTCTCCGAAGCCTGAGATGGTGTCTGTGAACTGAGACATCTCTGTACCGCCAAACCGGATCATCGGGTCGAGCATCTTCATTGTCGTCTCGGGTGTCATGCGATTGTGAATCTCGAACTGCTTCAGCGTCTCAGCCAAAGTGTCAGCCTGGTCTCCTCCGTAGCCGTACTGTGCCAACGTTGCGCGAGCCTGTCTAGCCTGATCTCCTGAGTAGTTGGGATTGAAGCCGAACTTGCTTGACCACATCGATTTGAGATTGCTCTTGAGCGACTCACGGTAAGCTGGTGACATGAATCCAAACAAGCTACTCTCGCGAGAGTAGCCAAGATCCTGGCCCGCGTTCATTGCCGCGTTCATTGCCCCAAAGTGGCCAGTCATAGATCTATGCATGTTCATCACGTTGGCCTTCAGTGCCTGCCCGGTGAACATTGCCTCGCTGGCACGACGAGCAAGTAGCTGCGGCGTACCCATGGCGTATTGACCAGTCTCGGGATTCACTTTAAGCTCTGCTGGATCTCCTCGACTTTCTCTACTGCCTAAGTAGGTTCCTGGAGCGAAGTTCTTGAGATTTAGCTGACCCTCGGCCGCGTACCCCAACGTCTGGCGTAGGCCGACAGGAATCTCTCCGATGCGCTTCTGAGCCTTGACGAACTGCTGTTCTAGCGAGTCGGGTTCGTCCCCTCCCGCACCGGCTGGAGCACGAGATGAATGATCAGGTACGTCATACCCGCCAACGTTCTGACCAGGGGGAGGAAGTGGCCCACCGCCAGATCCGCTACCACCTGTACTTGCTGACCCCCGCACTTCGCCAACAGTCTGGCCGGTCGGGTGTGGAGTGGTGCCTCCCGTGCGGGCCGAAGGTGACTGCATCTCCTCGGCAACATCACCGGCAACCGAAGCTGCGCTGCTTCTACCACTGCGCACCTGTCCGGTCAGTCCGCCCGCTCCAGCAAGCTGCTCTGCGTAGTCGCCAAGAGCCACCTTCAGTGTCTCCACTGACGTAGCGAATGAGTTACCGAATGCGATCAACTTCTCAGCATTCTTGTCTTGCAAGAGCTTGAGATCGACCTGGATACGGTTGCTTGGCTGGTTACGTGGCATAATGTGAGAGATGACTAGGGGTTGACAAGCGCTCGAAACCCTCGTAGTCTTAGATTAGAGGGCCGGACGGCCCTACTTGAGAGGAGAACGTTGAGTACAACCTGGCCCGGCGAAGAAGAGGTCATGGATCGATGGGAGTACGACCACGGTGAAGCTCCTACATTGGAGTTCACTCGTGAGTATCCCAACATCGCCAACAAGGTTGTGTTCCGGCTCCCGGAGTCTCCCGTCACTGAAGCACCCATGGGTAAACAGGACTTCTGGATGGATTCCTGGGAGAGTGCCGCATTGTTCTTAACGCTGCTTGCGTTCTTTCCTCTCCTCGTCGTCGTGATCCCAGTCGTTTGGTTCTCGTTGCTCTCCAAGTTAGATACGCAGCCAGAGGCCAAGGGGCTATTCAACTTCGTTAGCTTCTTCATGGCAATTCTGGTTCTGGGTGGGGCGCTACTGGCCTTATTGGCTGGCCCGATGACCGCTGGGAGCACTTGAGCCTGAGAGTGGGCACTAGAAGGGGTCTGTGCGGGCCTGTATGGCCTCCTAAGAGCTTCCGAGGGCATACGGGGGTACTTACTCCACTGCGATGCCAAATCGCCTTAGATCGGCAATGGTAGCCTCGACCTCTTCGTGGCTGAGTCGCTCGTAGTTCTCAAGCTCGTCTTCGTTCAGCGCGCGGGCGAACAACTCATCCTCGTCAACCTGAGCGCCATCTAGCGCGTCAAGGATCTCCTTGGCTTCGCCGGGGTGCATCGCAATGATCATCGAGCGGAACCTGTGCCACTCTAGCTCCTGCGCTACTTCCTGCTCGTACACGATAACCGTCAAGAGCGCAAGCTGCTGCACGTCATTCAAGTCGCCCTGTAGGATACCCTGACTATGAGCGAGGCGGCAGAGGGTTAGAGCGTGTGCCGACCCGCTGTCGATTTTAGCTCAAGTTCACTGAATGCCTGTGCTTGTCGTAGAAGCAGGTTGCTGAACTCAAGGTAGATCGACTCGATCACGGGGTCGTACCACTTGACTACGCGCTCGAAGTTAGCTCGGATACGCTGAATCGGATCTCGCTCTTCATCGGCGGACAAAGCAGCCGACAAGGGGCGTCCGTCTAGCGTGAGGATACAGGCTGCCACGTACACAGCCTCGATGGCGTCTCCCATGCCAAAGGACTCGTCGTAGTCCTTAACTAGAAGGCTGCACGCCAAGCGCTCTCCTCGACGGAGAGTCTTGATCGTGAAGGTGTGACCGAAGACCTCGATGTCTGAAGTCAGATAGCCCAGATAGAGAAGGCCCTCGACATCATCGTAGATCTTGGGATCGAACTCATCCGCCTTGTCGGCGTTGAGCATGGGCTGGTCTGTTTCCTCGTCACGTTCAACGGTGAACCCAGCCGGGCCAAAGTCCACATCGGACTCGAAGTCGGGATTAGACATGATACCTCCTTATCGGCCAGGAGGCGAGAGAACCTTAGTGAGTCTCTTGCTCCCGTGTCATGTACGTGTACATGACCGTCATCGTCTTGATGACCTCCATGGTGCCGATCTCGATCTGCTCGTCGTCCCGGATATCCGTGATGACGACGTTGTGGTAAAGCTCTGCGTAGTGCTTCACCTTCGGGCCACCGCGAACGCCTGTGTTCGGCGGGTAGATGATCTTCGATGCGTTGACGGGCTTGTTGAGAGCCGACAGTCGCAGGAAGACTTCAGAAAGGTCGTTGTAGCGAGCGTTGGAGCGCTGTCCAGCCGTGCCGAAGCCACCCGTGTCCGTGATCTTCATGATCTGATCCCAGACCTTCTGGCCGTACATCTCGAACAACTGCACCTGTAGGGTGCCAGCGCCGATTGCGGCCGGGGTGATGATCTGGAGCGGGTACTGCTGGTCAAGAGGCTGGATGGCCACCGGGGTAGCAACGGGCTGCGGAGCCTGATGCGAAACCTGCTGGGCGAATCCAATGACGTGACCGTTCCACCAGAAGCTGGTGAAACCGGAACCACCGACGCGGAACGGCTTGGTGCGGTTGAAGATGTTCTGCTGTGCGCTTGAAGATGCCATTGTCTAGTCCTTAGATGCCCTGGACGTTCGTTGCGTCCGTTGTGTCGAAGGTTACGCCCTGAGCGGAGTCGATGCTGAAGCTGATCGAGACCTGGTTGAGCGGGTATGCGGGTAGGTAGCTGAAGCGAACCTCAAGAGCGCTCGCGTCAGACGGGTTCCTACGAACCTGGATCGACTGGTAAGAAACCAGCGCACCCTCAGAGCGGAGACGCTCCAGGACAGCCGTGACGATAAGCTGAACTCGGAAGTTCGACTGGTCGTCCAGGACGATCTGGCCAATGACCTCTGTGTCGATGCTCTCGCGGATGTTCTCCATCATGTACTGCTTGGCGCGAACAACATTGAACTCTCGGCGAACCAGAGTATCCGTTGCGGTGGTGATCGCATGACGTACCTGGATCGTTCCACGCTTGGCCTCAATGACCGTCAGGCCCGCCTGTGCGTCGGCGTCCTTGTCGGTCTCGGTGCGTGAGTCGTTGACTGATGTGATGACATTGATACGCTTGCGCGTCATCGGAGTCTGCACGGGGTAGCGACTAAGTGCGCCTGCGAAGGCTGCTGCTACGTACTGACCGCCGAAGAGGGCGTCCACCCCGGTGACGGGGTTAGCGAAGTTGAAGGATGACGGCGATACGAAGAGCACACTGTCAGCCGGGGTGCGAGCACCAATGGCCTGAGCGTGAGCCTGTAGAGTGGCCTTGGAAGCCAAGGCACCACCAGTGCCGTCCTCGCCTACGATAGCCACGAGCAACTGCTGTTGCTGCTGGGCCATGTAGTTGACATGATCCTGCACCTTCTGTAGAATCTGAAGGTTGAGGGAGTCCGTGACCGTTGTAGCCAGGTTGCCAGCGGCGATGATCGGGACGATAACGTTTACGTCTTCGATGTCGCGAAGGTTCTTAAGGGTGTCCTCCCAGTCGTTGACACTGCCTGTCGGAGTCGTGCGCGGGCTACCTTCTGTGAAGAGAGCCTGGACGATCACGCTAGCAGCGCCGTTCTCGAATGCAACCGAAGCTGCGAAAGACACTGGATTGAGAATGTTTCCAACTGAGTCGTAAGCCGGGCCGAACTTGTCCTCGACATCACTCTGGCCGAAGCAGCGGGTCGGGAGCCAGTAGTCGCTCGGTGTCGCACGGTAAGAGACTCGGACGGCGAGCTTGTCAGCCGAAGCGCCAATCGTAGTCGTTCCCGCCGAACGGCTTAGCTGAAGGGTTGCCCCTGTGCCGGTCAAGATGTAGTCCAGATCGGTGGTGGTGCCCTTCTGATAGAGAGCAGAAGTGTTGGCGAATGTGCCGGGTGCTGTCTTGACAACAATGTTGTCGGCAGTTGTCGGCAGGTTGACCGGAGTCAGGTTGTTCAACTGCACCGCGATGTCGCTGAACTGAACAGCGCCAACTGTGTAGTCGAGGTAGACAGTCTGGAACTTCCTGAGAACAGTCGCCGTGTTGACCCAAACGATGGTCGGGGTTGCGCCTCCTGCGCCAACGACTGCGTAGTCCGCAACCGGGGCCAGGCCCTCGGTGCCGACCTTGACGGTAGCCGATACGGTTCCCGAAGTGCGCTGAGCCGGGGTAGCAAGGCTCGTGCCATTAAGGACGATGGACTCGGTCTTACCGTCACCCTGCGACGGTGAACCTGAGTTCTCGAAGTACACGACAACCGACTCGCCATTGCCAATGGTGGTCTGCATCGCGCGAACGATGCTGACGATCCCCTGAGTAGTCAAGAGGGTCGAGTCAACGTTATAGTCTAGATTGGTCAGAGTGGTTGAAGCCCGGAAAGGCTCAAGGGTTACGTTGCTCGCGTCACGAACGACGATGGTGCTGGTGTCCACGTTGAGAGCACCAAGCTGGATGGGAGTGTTGTCGTCCAGAACGAACACCTGAACGAAATCCTCATAGCCCTGTCCAGGGCCGACAATGCAGATCGACGTAGGATCTAGCAGGATGGGCGAGAACGACGGTGATACGATCTCACTGACGGTTACGCCGGGCTTTACGTATGCGAGTGCCAAGGGTTTCAGAGTCTCCTAAAGGGTTTCAATCTCAAACCTTAGGGTGGAGTAGACGGCTAGAAAGTAGCGGCCGTGTCATTAGGCTGTAGTCACCGTGCCAAAGCTGGCCTCGCTGCCCTTGCCTGTGATGTTGACAGTGAGCTTGAAGGTCGGGGTGCCAAAGGTCGGGGTGCTCGTGAATCCTGTTACGTTGGCCGTTCTGTTCACACTCTTGGAACCAAAGGCTGCTGCTGACCCAAGACCAGTCACAGACACGTTGATGTGGCCTGTGAATGTCGGGGTGCCGAACGATGCCGCCGAACCGAGGCCGGTCACGTTGGTCGTCCTTGAGATCTTCAGTGTACCAATCGAGGCCACGGAGTTTAGTCCGACCAGAGTCGTCGTGGTGTTTACCGACAAGACACCGAAAGCCTGCGTTCCTGTTAGGCCCACAAGCGTGGTTGCCGTGTTCACCTTCAAGGTGCCGAAGGCTGCCGCTGAGCCAAGCGCAGACCCAATCGGGATGAATGTCCATCCAGGGATGATCGTGGTTGTGCCGAAGCTGGCAGCCGACCCCAGACCTGTGATGTTGACCGTCATGTCTTCTCGGGCTAGCGCGCCAATCTGGGCCGCTGAGCCAAGACCCGTCACGTTCACCGTGCGACTGATAGTGGTCGTACCGAATGCTGCGGCCGAGCCGAGAGCAGGCGGGAACGCCTGAGTGTTGATCTTGAAGACGCCGAAGGAAGCCGCCGAGTTGAGTCCAGGGATGGGAACGGTTGTCTTGAACGTGCGTGTTCCGAAGGCTGGCGTGCTGGAAAGCCCGGTGATGTTGACCGTTCTCTTGTTGCCGACCACGCCGAATGCGGGTACGCTGCTGAGGCCAACCGTGTTGACTGTCCTGCTGATGTAGACGGTGCCAATGCTTGCTGCTGAGCCAAGTCCAACGAGCGTCTTCTTGTGGTTGACATGCAACGTACCGAACGCTGCCGCCGATGCGAGAGCCGTTGGCGCAACGAACTGGATGTTGTAGGTCTCGTCCGCCGAGATAACGCCCGTGCCTCGAACCCACTGGTAGTCATCATCGTTATCGGTCTGGTACTCTGCGCCCGTTACAACACCAACAGCCCTGAGGCGGTTAGGATAGCTGTACGGGTGATTCGGGTCGGGATCGAGGTTGTTGTCCTCGTACTCGAACGGATTCGACCAAGCAAGCTCGGGATGATCGCTGAACGGAAGAATGAGAGTGCTAGACATCGAAGTCCACCGGCTGTTCGAACTGCGGATACGACTGTGACTCTACTCGCGTGATGAATGACCACTGATCCTGCGGGTAGGTGTTGTAGAAGCCACCATGGATCTCGATGTTCAAGTCTGACGAGTACACCAACACGTCCTCGGGAGACCATGGGGCGATCTGGGCCGTGACGCCACCGTCGTTGATTTCGTCCACGTTGAGCATCAACTGGCTGAATGCCAGCATGAGGGGGTCATCGGGTGACCCATAGATGCTGGTGAAGAAGTTACCTAGCTGGGCGTCAAGACGACCGAAGCTCAGAACCTCGACCAGTGAGTCCACCAGGAGGTCAAGGTCGAGAGGGGTCAGGGCGTGGCATGAGAAGTTCAACGTGCCCTCGAAGCGACGATGATTCCACTTTCTGAGGATTTCGTTGTCGTCTAGGAACCACTCTTCGTGACCCACGCCAGCGTTGATGATCCTCTGGCCGTTGTACTCTACCACGATAGACGGGTAGTCCAACTTGACGAGGGGATAGTGCGGCGTGATCTTGAGATCGACAAGCTGACGCTCGCGCGTGTAAGCCGTGTCGTAGACTGCATGCAGGGCGTTGACGATCCCTCGCAGGACAAGTCGGCGATAGGAGGTAACAGAAAGATCAGTTGTGCGGAGCGCTTCACTCATACTCTCAACCCATCGAGAAGGCTTTGTACGAACACTTGAGTCTCGGAGCTATCTGACATAGCTTCCTCCATCGAATCAAGACCAATCTGTGTGACTTGCGTGTAGATGCTTTGATCGAGCAGGATAGCCTTCACCATGGCATCTTTGGTCTCCAGGCGATACCCGTATTCGCCATCATCCAGAGTGGCCTTGAAGGGTGCCCATGATCGTCTTAGGCCCTTGACGTTTGCGTCAGACTGACCCTGGATCAGGAGCGGCAAGATCTCTGTTCGCGCTCGTCGGTTGGCGATCTTGACGGCTAGTCTGACCACGCTCTGCTGTGCGGTAGGCATTAGACGGTCGTAACCAATCCGAAGTCGTGCGCGTTCGTCAGCCCAACGGGCCTCTTGCTACTATTGACAACCAAGTCGCTGAAGTAGATTGAATCTACGGGAACCCCGTACAAGGCACTGTTGGTCGGAGCCTTGCTCATCTGGAAACTCTGCCCCACCTGGAATGGCTGATGACCACTGCGCTGCGCTCCTCGTCTACCTAGGCCGCGCATGGTGATCTGCTGAACGCGCTTCAACTGGAATCGATCATGCATGTCGGTGATCGTGTAGCCATCCTGATCTAGCACAACGTTGATGCAGAGATCGTTGTCGCCCAGTCTGGGGTACCAAGGGGCCACACCTTCTGCATCGAAGGTCTGGATCATCACACCCTGCTCGTTGACTCGGAAGACATCAATTGCTACGTCAGGCTCAAGGAGCCAAGTCAGAAGTGGATTGGCGAAGCCTCCGTAACGAGGGGCCTTGATTGATCCATTCGGCTGCGCGCCCGTCACGAGTTGTCCGTCAGTGGTGACCCAGACATCGAACGGATTGTCCTCGACTGACACGAATCCGAAGCTGTAGCAAACTGGGCAATCGTTTCGCGTCTGCTCGTACACTGAATCGAAGCAGGCCGGGCACTTCTTGGCTTCGCCGTTCTCGACATCGTCTAGGTTGTACATGTGACGAAAGACAACAGGCTGGCCCATCTTGCGACACAGATCCATGTTCTCGCGACGAAGTCTCTTGATCTCCTGCGGAGTGTTCGGCGGGCCGACCTCGCGAAAGGTTACGTACCGCACTTAGAAGCCCCTGCCGACGTTCCTTGACCGCATCGGGCCAGGAAGCATGCGACCGGCCTTCGTACCGAGGAGGAGAGAGCCGTGCGTGATGTCGTAACCACGGAGCTTGACTTGCTTCGTCCACTTGTCGAACAATGGAGCTTCAACATCGTAGACAGCTTTCCAAGCCTGCTGGTATCGCTTTCTGTCCATGAAGGCTACGGGAGACGAGACAACATCGGGCTGCTCGGTGTACGAGCGCATCAGATGTCGGATGGATGCAACGAGTAGGCCCTGGGCTGCCAGTGGGCCGTATGACCCCTGCGACCATGGGTAGCTAGCCTCAGTGTAGTCGGAGAACGGCATCGTCTCGTTCACGTTCATGATGACCTCTGGAATGAAGGCTCGAATCTTGGTCTTATCGAAGACAGCCAGTGTCTGATCCCGGAGCCAAGGGCCACCCAGTTCAGAGTCGAAGCAGTCTTCTAGCTTGAGCCATGCCATGTCAACGTATGGATCAGACACCGCAGACCCAGAGCGAACAAACGGATCAATGACAGTGAAGTCAACAATGACAGACTTGAGGGCGTTCGGGTACGGTGCAGAAGATACGCCAGTGTAGTCGAACGTCATGACGCCCTTGTACTCACCGGGTATGTCAGTTAGGTTGATAACCTGGAACTGAGCATGACCGTCACCAACGATGTCTGCTGGATTGCTCTGGACAGATGGTGTGTTGGGATCATCACCCGGCTTCAGGATTGTGACGATGGCCGATGTGATATCGCCCATGGGGATCAGAGTGTCGCCCGCGTTGTTGTACAGCCAGCCGTCTAGAATGGCGCTGTCATTCAGCATCACATTGGGCTGTCGCTCGTATCCGAAACTCATGTTCTCTCTCCTACCGCCATGGGTGTGGGTCTGCCTAGCCTTGTCTCAGGAACTCGCATTGGAACCTTAGCCTCGGCGTGCCCGACCTGTCCGAGTAAGTGCTCCCCCCTGCCCCTAGAGAGTCCCGAAGGCTGGCGCAGGTTATGGGTGAGCCGATCACTTGCGACAAGACCCGTTCGTTGTCATCACCCCTTAGGTGGCTGATTGACCTCTGTCTGTAGTGACCTAACAACCCGGTGACTTCTGTGCTAGAATAGGTGACATGTGGGATTCAGGCATCGCTCGCTACCAGCTAGCCATACCCGAAGCCAGTAACGCCGACGAGAGTGGTCAGCAACAGGATCTCACCTGGATGCTGCCTGGCATCTTGAAAGCGCTGGCTAAGGCTGGCTACGGTGACTCGACCGTGCGCAAGCACATCGATGGCGTCTGGACGAACCCTGACACGGGTGAGTCTTTCGCTGAGCCAATGACCTGGATTGACCTGGACGTGGAGGACACGCCTGAGAATGATCAGACACTCCACTCGTTCGCTGCCGAGGTCGCACGCGCGACTGGACAGCACAAGCTGTACTTCAACAAGATTCCCCTTCCTCGTGTCCTAGTCTCCCCTTCGGAGACCGCTCATCCACTCTTTGAGCTACCGGACATGGCCGCAGGCGGGAATCTCTCACCAGACTTCCCCTAGGAGGGGTCGTGTACGGCTCTCAGAGCCGTTCTAAGCGCCATTGAGGGGTATACCCTACCACCAACATGGCTTTACAGAAAGGACAGGGCAGAAGCCCCCGTACGAGAAGCATGGCAGGCCCGTAGTTTCGGTCTCAAACGATGTTCTCAGTACGGCAGTGTTATGAGACATATCAAGACACAAATCGCGATTGTCGTCCTGGCAATCGCTGTGACACTCACCGGGACAGCACACGCAACACAAGCCACACCATCTGTTACGAAGCAGACGTGGCAATGGCAATACAAGGTATGGATGCCCCAGCACTGGCAGAATCTTGCTCAGTGTGAAGAGCATCTCGACTGGCACCACTCAGGGGGAGATTACGAAGGAGCTTTCGCCTTTGCACGAACTACATGGGATGCCTTTAAGTACAATGGGTACCCTAGCTCTGCTGCCAACGCAACACCATGGCAACAGTACCGTGTAGCCCGCAGGATTGCCGCCCACTATCACTCAATCGCTGGATCGTGGGGCTGCTGGAGAGGCCCGCAACATGCCTGGGTCAGGAATGGGTTACCTGAACATGGCACATGGAAGTAAACTGAGGGGGCCAATCGGCCCCCTCTTCTACGCCGAGCGCTTAACCATCCACTCTTTCTTGTCGTGTACGTACACGATGTTGTCGGGGTATTCGACCTCGCTCATGGTCGATAGATCCTCGGGTGGTAGATCAAACCCACCTAGTTCTCCGGGTCGCCCCCAGAGATCGACGGACAGCTTGTCTAGCTGGCGCATCTTCCACCAGAGACGGAGACGAGTGATCATCCGCTGACGCGCTCGACTGTGACCGAACGGTCAAAGTTGACGCCCTCGGGCATGGCCGGGTTCGGCTTGTCAACGTTCTCCTGGCCGTGTCGGAGCGTCTCATGAAGAGCCTCGTCTGATCCGGGCACGTCGGCGAAGACCTGGCCACTCGTGCGGACGTTGCGGTCTTCAGGGGCACGCTGACCCTTGCCGTCCCAGTCGTCTGCGGTCTGGATCACGGTGTCAGCCTCGGTGTAGACCTTGGGTGCATCCGTGCGACCCAGGTACCCAACGGGCTGGTACTGGAGGGCACGAGCTTCAGTAACCGTGATGATCTCGAAGAGACTACCCACGCCACGGATGAAGGCGTAGTCCTCCTGGAGCGCAACCGGAATCGACTCCGTGTCACCCTGCTGACCACGCGGAGCTAGCTGGACGCGGTACGGGTCTTTGTTGTTTCCGAGACGGAAGTGGACAGGCATCTGGCGAAGATTCCTGATGATCTTCGGGCCTGCCTTGGGGCGCGTAGCGCGCGGCTTGGGTGCTGCCTTGGGTGCTGCCTTGGGTGCTGCTGCCTTACGGGGTGTTGCCATTCTAATTCGACCTCCTCAGGTCTATCTCGTCCGATCCCCGGTAATGGGGCGGGCCGTTGATACTCTATTCGGTCATTACACGGGAGTAGTTAAGAGATAGAGAGTAGCCTTGTACCAAGAGTGCTACACTTGGACATATCACTAGAGGCCCATGGAGGGCCTTGAAGGAGGAGGACGTAATGGATTACAAGCACGCTGTGTTCGTGGGCCGGTTTCAGCCGTTCCACATGGGACACCTAGAGGTCATCAGGCAGGGCCTACGCATTGCGGAGAACGTGATCGTCATCGTTGGATCGTCCAACGCTGCACCGTCTCCCAAGAACCCATTCACCTTTGAGGAGCGCCGTGGCATGATCATGGACTGCTTCACAGGCGAGATGAAGAATCGCGTCAAGGTGGTCGGGGTTCGCGACTACTACTACAACATCGACGCCTGGCTCATGGATGTTCAGGGCAAGGTCAACCAGTTCGCCAGAGAGGGCGACTCGATTGCGCTCCTGGGCCAGTTCAAGGACGCTTCATCGTACTACTTGAAGCTATTCCCGCAGTGGGATCACGAGCCAGTCGAGACTTCCATGATGGATGCCACCAAGGTGCGCCACCATCTCTTCAGCGGAGTCACAGACAGACGCGACTGGGAAGGTAAGATCCCAGCCGAACAGCGCCACCCACTCGTAGGGGAGATCGACAAGCTCTTGCCTCTGAGCACCAAGGACTTCCTGAAGGGGTACGTTCACACCAAGGCGTATGCCGATCAGGTGCGAGAGTTCAAGTACGTTCAGGACTACAAGGCACAGTGGGCTGATGCCCCCTTCCCGCCCATGTTCGTCACCACGGATGCGTGTGTCACCACAAGTGGCCACGTTCTCGTGGTCGAGCGCAAGACCAACCCCGGTAAGGGGTTGTTCGCACTACCTGGAGGGTTCCTCAAGCCGAATGAGTTCGTGCAAGACGGGATGCTCAGGGAACTGCGAGAGGAGACCGGGATCAGGGTTGACAAGCTGATCCTGGCATCCTCAATCGTAGACTCGAAGGTCTTCGATCACCCTGACCGTTCACTGCGGGGTCGCACGATCTCGCATGGCTTCCACATCAAGCTCAAGGACGGCAACCTGCCCGAAGTCAAAGGCAACGACGATGCGGCACGCGCAATCTGGATGTCGCTCTGGGATGTGATCCAGAACGAAGACAAGTTCTTCGAGGATCACGCCCACATCATCAACTACTTCGTAGGCGCTCAGGGAGAGCGCTGAAAGGACAATCATGAATGACAACATCATCCTTCTGTCCGACTCCTACAAGGTGTCGCACTGGAAGCAGTACCCGCCGAAGACCACCAACGTCTACTCGTACTTCGAGTCTCGCGGGAGCGATGACTTCACCGAGACCACGTTCTTCGGCCTCCAATACATCATCCGCAAGCACCTTGCAGGCAAGCAGGTAACGGCTGCCAAGATCGACCAGGCTGAGGCCCTCTACGAGGCTCACTTCGGGTCGCCCGATCTCTTCAATCGCGCGGGGTGGGAGCGTATCCTCAACGAGTACGGGGGTCGATTGCCCGTTCGCATCAAGGCGGTTCCAGAAGGCACCAAGGTGCCCGTTGGCAACGTGCTGATGACCATCGAGAACACTGACCCCGAATGCTTCTGGCTCACCAACTTCCTGGAGACACTTCTGTCTCAGGTGTGGTACCCGTCAACGGTTGCCACGGTGTCGGGCCAGGCTCGTAAGCAGATCCTCGCGGCCCTGGAGAAGACCGGCGATCCGTCGTTGATCGACTTCAAGCTCCACGACTTCGGCTTCCGGGGCGTGTCCAGCGTCGAGTCGGCTGGGATCGGTGGAGCGGCCCATCTACTCAACTTCCTAGGCACGGACACGGTTGCCGCCCTGACGTTCCTCCAGGACTACTACAGCGCAGGAATGGCGGGCTTCAGCGTCCCGGCTTCGGAGCACTCAACGATGACATCGTGGGGTCGAGAGAACGAGGCAGATGCCTACCGGAACATGATCGAGCAATACGGCGACTGCGGGATCTACTCCGTAGTGTCGGACTCCTACGATCTGTTCAAGGCCGTTAAGGACATCTGGGGCGACAAGCTCCGAGATGCTGTCCTGGCAGCACCGGGCACTCTGGTCGTCCGGCCAGACAGTGGCTTCCCGCCGCACATCGTGAACTACACCCTGGAACTGCTGGGTAAGCAGTTCGGCTACACCGTCAATGACAAGGGGTACAAGGTCTTGAACCCCAAGGTGCGTGTCATCCAGGGTGACGGTCTCAATCTCAAGATGATCGACAACATCCTGAAGACGATTGAGCACGAGAAGTGGAGCGCCGATAACGTGACCTTCGGGATGGGCGGTGGCCTGCTTCAGCAAGTCAACCGCGACACCATGAGGTTCGCATTCAAGTGCTCTTCAGCCATCGTGGATGGAGAAGAGCGGGATGTCTTCAAGCAGCCCGCTACCGATCAGGGCAAGGACTCCAAGCGTGGCCGGTTGGCGCTCGTCAAGAGAGACGATGAGTTCTTCACCGTGTCCGAAGAGGCAGCGAGTCGCTACGACTCGGGTAATCTCCTGGAGACCGTGTTCGAGAACGGCTGGGTCACTAGCGAGTGGAACCTCGACCAGATCCGCAAGCGTGCGCAGGTATAGACGATAACCCCGGAAACGGGGACAATCGTATACACAACGACAGAGGCCCCCTTCCGGGGGCCTCGTGTCGAGCGGTGTGCTTGGTCGATCAGGTCTAGCTGTAGAGGCCGCGATCTGCGATGTTGGTGACAACACCAGATGCTGCCCACGAGTCAGCCTTGAGGACTCGTGCGAGGCCGCGAGCGTTCAGGATCATCATCCCGACTAGCTCGTCCATGACCCAGCCCTTGTAGAACTGCTCCACAAGGTGGTTCTCCTCAACGTCGAGGCTGTACATGACCGGGAAGACGCCGACGTACTCTGGATCAGCGGAGAGGAAGACCTCGCCCTGCGGCACGATGACCGACTTCTGAACCTGGAACTCGCCGAACGACGTGATCTTCTCGCCTGCGAATACCTTGTCCTTGAAGCTCCAACCCGTGACGTTGATGTCCCAGGTGTAGAGGTCGCGGATGTCCTGCGGGTGAGCAAGGACACGAGATGCCTCTAGCTGCTCGATCTCAACCATCGAGACCGCGCTGTAGAAGTCAACCGGCTCAAGCGGGTTCGATGCCCCGATGATGACGGTCTTCTCGCTCGTGTGGCCACCAGGGCCAGCCGAGATTCCGGTAGCGATACCGCCAGTCGGGGTCTGACCCGCTGCGCCGTAATCGCCGATTGCGCCTTCGAGAAGGAGGATGAGCTTGTAGTCTTCCTGCTTCTGGATGGCCTGCCGTGACTCGTCCTGCGCGTACTCGACCGCGTTCACTCGGAGGTAGTACAAGTCCTCCTTGCGGATGCGGGGGAAGGACGCGATGCGGAAGAGGTTCGGGAACGCCTGCTTACCTTCGAAGACCTGTAGCTTGACTTCAGAATCCGTAGCGTTCAGGATGTAAGCCTTACCGAGGTCGTCTAGGATGTCATACGGCATGAGCGGGCCGCGCTCCAGGGTGTCCTCTAGGAGGACGTTGCGTACGATACCCTCGTATCGTAGGCGGATCTGGATCGGGCCGATCATTCCCTGGCCGAGGCGGTGCATACCGCTGGCCTTGTCAGCGAGGATCGTCGCGAGACGCTGCTGCTTCTCCTGCTTGGTCAGCTTCTTGAGCGAACCGAGCTTCTCGACGTAGTCGTCACTGTGCTTTGCTGTGCGTGCTGTAAGCATGTCTGTTATCTCTTTCTGAGAATCTTCAGTCAGGGCCGGGGCCTAGACGAGAAGCTCCACGATGACGGCGTTAGCTGACAGACGAGTCACTAGACGACCTACGTTGTTGATGACGTTTGCGCCCGCAGTGCCGACGACCTGACCCTTAGCGTTGGACTTGAAGTAGACTTCGTTGGCTACCGCGCCATCCTCCGCTGCTGCCAGCGCAGAAAGACCCGTGTCATCGAAGGCCGGTGCGAGGATCTCGAAGACCCCACCCGCTCCGCGCCAAACACCAACGCGGTCGAAGTCGGTCGGAATGTCGGAAAGCTCTCCACCAACGAAGTTGGCGAACAGCCCAAACGGACGGTTGGAAGCTGCCGCAGCGGCCGAAACAGTTACAGCCTCTCCGACGAGCTTGTTTGCGACCTGTCCGGGAAGGATGGCCGACTTTGCACCCGTGATGGCAGTACCGCCCGAAAGCGCTCCTGCTGTACGGACGAAGGCGGAACTAAGCTGCACGTCGTACGGGTACGCCTGCGTCTGTCCATACAGAGCGCGGAGCGTGCGACGGTTGTACTTGTTCGCCAGGTTGGTTAGTCGTAGCATGGTTTCTCTTGGTTTCCTTTGGGAGTTAGCCTGTTGAGGCTTTCTACATCTTCAGCCTAGGAACTGGCTTGGAATGTAGTGGGGCCTAGAAGATTGAGTCCTCGAACTCGTCTTCAACTGCGTGTGCGTCGATGTCGAACGAAGCAACCGGGCGGAAGCTCGGTACTCGTCCTGCTGTCGGTGCCTTCGTGCTCGTCGCCTTGCGGAGACCAGCGGTCTTGACCTTGGCGTACGCCTCGATCTGGGCGTCAAGCGCCTGAACCGGGGTGTCCTCTAGCTCGGACGCGCGGTCGAACTTCGCGTCAGAATCGAGGATGCCTAGCTCGACCTCAGTCTCTGCGACCTTGAGGGCCTTGTAGACCTGAGCCTTGGCGTTCGCTACTGCGACACCAATCGGGCCACCGACCTCGTTGGAGTTGTCGCCGCCAACAGGGTTAGCACCCTTGAGGCTACGGAACTCTTCACTGGAGTCGGTCTCGGTGGGGCCACCAACCTCTTCCTTCAGCGATCCGTCAAGCTGGACTCGCGTCGGGTCGTGATCGGGGAAGCCGTGGCCGGGAGAATCCCAGACGCCACTATCGTCAGCCGTCTTCTCCGTTGCGGAGACGGTGCTGAGCAACTCACCAGCATCACTCGTCACGGCATCCTGCTGACCAAGGCTATCGCCCTCGCCACCACTCCAGGTGTCCGTGTGGGGCGCGGTGAAGTCGCCCGTGTCCTTCTCTACGTTCTCGTTGTCGATGCCGCTCAGCGGATCTCCAGTGACAGCGCCCACGCCTTCTACGTCTACACGCTTGTCAGCCTGGACACCCTCACCATTAGCAGAGGCACCGTCAGCGATCTTTGTCTGTGCGGTCATGTTGTCCTTTCGGGTTTTACTTTCGACTGGAGCCTTCGAGTCCGTGATAACCTTCTTACCAATCGGCTTGTCTGACAACTGTCGTGTAACAGGAAGGATGGGCCGTTCCTGTGTCTTAATCCGTCCACCTTGGGCGGAAGTCTTCTCAACCTTTACAGTGGCCGTCTCTGCTACCTTTGATGTGGCAGGCATAGCGCCGCCCGGCATGGGCTTGGGGCTACTCGGGTCGTTCGGGTTGGTCTGAATATCGTTGGGAGCGCCAGGCTGCTGGCCCTGTGCAGCCTGCTCAGCGTCCTGCTGATGCATCTGCTCATCGACCTCCTTGGCCTTCTCCAGGTCGGGATTGTCAAAGCCCTCGGGCGGCTCTTCGTAGTTGCAGACTTCGCAGACGCCGTCTTCCATATCGCTACCGCAGATCGGGCAAACCTGATCCTGACGAAGTGTGTCTACCTGATCGGGAGCAACCGTCATATCTGACTGCGGCTCGGGGTTACGGTCGGCTGTTACACCACGGCCACGCAAGATCTGCCGAATCTCATTTGCGTTCATGCCATACGAACGTGCGATGGCTTCCAAAGACTGGCCCTGTCGGTGAGCCGCCACAACGTCGTCATTCATGTTGGCCGTCTTGGCTGTTGAGCGATCCTCAAGACCAATCTGTTGTCCGGCTGCATCCCACTCTGCATCTGCTGCCTTCATAGCTGCATTGATTTCTGTCTGCTGCTCGGGGGAGAGCATGTTCCAGACGGACACGACCGAACCAGTCGAGCCTTCGCCCAGGAAGTCATTGCGATCTCCGGGGGTCTCAACGGTCGGGGTGCCATGCTCACCATAAGGGTCATGTCGATCTCCACCCATGGGAACAGCCTGCTTGTTCCGATCAAGATGGTCAACAAGCTCCCAGAGCTTCTGGTATGTGCCAGTGCTGATTCCACTGAGAGTCTCTGCGACCTCGTCGGGTGTGTAGTAGTCAAGACCTTCGGCGGGCGGGATTGCTCCCTGTGCTCCGACGCCAGGTGCAACACCAGCGATGTTGTAGACCGGGACTAGATCTTCCTGCTGTGCTACCTGGACTCCGTACGGGGTCTGGACGTGGTACTGAAGGATGCCACCATTGGCGGTGTAGTCCACGATCTTGCCGCTCTGGCCAGAGCCGGGGCCTCCACCGATCTGAACCTCTTCGCCAACGCGGAACTGCTGCGCGCCTTCTACCTGGACGGCAGACACGCGAGCGGCCTTCTTGATATCGCGCACGAGCGCGGTCTCATCGGCAGGATCGAAGACAAAGCTGATCTCGAAGAAACCAATGTCGTAGCAGTCCTCATAGGACTTCTTGGCCACCTTCTGCCCACTCGGTGTGTGGAAGTCAAAGTATGCACCCTTGGACTGGACGTGCTTGCAATATTGCTCGGGCGAGCGGGCTTCGTTACCGCAGTGTGAGCACTTGCTCAACTCTACGTTCGCACCCATGGACACGCCATCGATGTCGCCATCTACGATAGCCTTGGCGAGCTTGGGGAACTTCTTGGCATCCACTTCGAGCAGAAGCTCGATCCAGGTTGCCGGAAGGTGATTGGCGGGAGCGGCCGAGTAGTACGGGTCGAGACTTGCTGTCTTCTCGTCCTCGATGTGCAGGGCTGCGTCCACGATGACACCACGCGCCCGCTTGGGGTCGCTGTTGTGGTGGTCTACGAAGATCGGCTTGCCGATGAAGGTGCGCCAAGACTTCTCAAGCTCAGTGGCGGGCCATCCATCGTGGTTCTTGTTGACGCGCGATGAGATCGCTCGCACGCGCACATAGACGTATCCGTCTTCAGTGCGATAGTCGTCGTACTCAGCGAACTTGGACAACGAAGCAGAGCGCTCCTTAGAGGGAGCGCTCTTGACTTCGAGGACTTCTAGCTTCGCGTACTTCTGGAACACTGCTGTCCCTACTTCGCGATCAGGGTTACAACCGCGATCTTGCTCTCGGGGAGATTGGTGTCCTGACCGTTGACAACGGCAGAGCCGGTGCGTCGGATCTTGGCCACCGTGTGTGTCGGGTAGAACTGGCGGGCTTCAGCGATGATCTCCTTGTTGCCTACCGAGCCAGTCGTGTTCTGACGAACAACGGTGATCTCAGCCTGCTTGGAGTTGTAGTGCGCGAACGCACCTACGCCGATGCCAGACTTGGGCTTGACCGGGGGAGGAAGCGGAGGGCCTCCAGCCGGGCCACCGGGAGCGGGTAGACCGCCACCCTGCGGGGGAGCACCAATGTCGGGAACAGCACCCGGATCACCCAGCGGGTCGCCACCCATACCAGGGTCGCCTCCCATTGGATCGGGGCCGAGGTCGTCAGGGCCAGCATCGGGGCCGAGGCCACCGCCGCCCTTAACTACGTCGAGTAGCTGCTGGAGGAGTTGGATGATTCCATCGTCGCCCTTGAGCGGCTTCTCTTCTCCTCCGAGATCGTCGGCGTCTGAATCTCCGTCGCCGAAATCAGGTGCAGGAGAATCAGAAGAGTCGTCATCAGATGACGAGTCGTCTGCCGGGGGTGAATCAGACGGAGGAGCGTCATCAGACGGCTCCTCTGTGTCGCTGCTGTCGCTGTCGTCAGACGGCGGGAACTCACTCACGCGGATAGTTGCTGCGAAGACCTGATCTCCAACCTTCACGCCAGCGGCTAGTGCCTCTTCAGCGTCTGCCTTCTTCGCCTTGAGAGAAACAAGGTCGGCATTCGGGTAACGAGTCAGGAGAGACTTCGCTGCATCTGCGCGCGAGACGTTTGCCTTGCGGTAGAAAGTTGTGGTTGTCATTTCCTCTTCCATGTGATTGGTCGTAACTTAGGTGTCTGCTGTTAGCCTGAACATAGGGCTACAGAGAGTCAACCCTTCGTACCTTGCATAGCGGGATCAGTCCAACGTATAGTGGTCTGTTCTCGTGTGCAGTGCCGCTACCCTCTGTGTTGATGATCGTTCCAGAGAAGTTGGTCTGCAATGTGTGGGTGATCTCGTCGCGTACGTAGAAGAGGTAGTTGATTCCTCCCTGCGGTAGCTGGATGATCTGTTGGTTGTACGTGTGATTGTGGTTCCCGCCGCCGTGGTTATGGGCAGGTATCTGAGCCAAGGACAAGATTACCTCGTTAAGTCCTCCCGTAGCCTGGGGGCCGGGTGCTCCTGCTGGCAGGTTGATGTTGCCGTTCCCCACGGCGGCGGCAGCGGTGCCATCGGCCTTATTCAGGTCGGCACCGATGATTGAACGATTCAGTAGATTCGGTAGGGTGACAGACACCACTACACCAGGGAAGTCATGGTTGACGGCCGATACTACTGAACCATCGCAAACAAGGCAGCCGTCAGGGAGTGCAACGGTTGCGTCAGGGCGGAACCAGTGAAACACTGTGCCAATTGGCATAGCGTCTAGCTCCAGAAGTTTGACCTCTCGATAGATACCACCATTCGTACCAGTGGTTGGAGGCCAGTCTCCAGCGGGCGGAATCCCAACGATCCCGTCCAGTGTGTCAAAGTTCTGAGTAAGCTCGGTGTGGTCGTACGAGTCAGTGCCTGCGGGCCATACCCGGAAGCGATGAACGCCCAGACTACCTGAGGGGTTTGACCAACGGTCAGCCATTAGCTCTTCTCGCGGATGAAGACCACGCGGTTGCCGCTAAGATGGCGCTGACGCCTGTAGACGCCGCCACCATTGCTCTGATCGCCCGTGCCACCTTCTGGAAGAGTGTTCCCTTCGATGGTCTCGAACGTACCCTTAGCGCGATCAATCCACTTCACGAACAGACCGATATGATCGAACGTGCCATCGCTCTGCCAGTCGTAGAGGACGAAGTCTCCCTTGAGGGGGTTGTTGGTGACATAGAGGCCATTCTGGTTAGCGAATGCCGCTGACACGATATAGGGGCAGTAGCCGAACATGAACTTGCCGCCAGCCTTGTTGTCGCACCAGGAAGCGAAGTACGCGCACCAGGGGTTACCATCTGCACCGTACCACTTGCCGAAGATCGTTCGATTGCCGAAGCCTTCGCGATACCCAATGTGCTTCTCAGCTTCGATGATCCTCTTCTCGCCTAGCGTGACCTTCTTCGCATCGGCCGCTGCCTTTGCGATTCGAGCCTTACGTCGAACCTTGTAGGTGACAGGAAGATCCTTGTACGAAGGGTGATCGATCTTGACCAAGAACGAGCGGAGCTTCGCGCCCATGTGGCTGTCGATCTGACCAGTTGGGTACCCAAGCCAATACTTGGCTCGATGAGCGGCAGCACCCGTGACCGGGCCGTACTCGCTATCAGGCTGTCCCGTGTAGAACTTCTGGTTCCAGCGGTTGTGACCGAGAAGCCACTGGGCTTCTTCGACATCCTTACCGCGTGTGTGTGGTGACGCGACTGCTAGAGTTGGAAACAACATGTCAGTCCTTACCAGTTGAATTGGTCGTCTGTGCCGTCAACTACGTAGTGCGTGCCGTCAAGGTCTAGGCGATCAAGGTTTCTCGCTTCGCCGCCATCTTCATCGATGAATGCCCTCTGCTCGCGTGGATCGTAGTCCTTACCGGCCAATTTCGCCATTAAACCCGGATCTACGTCCACACCACCCGTAGAAGTACCCTCCAGAAGCCATGTACGGTCTTCTGGGGCGTCTCCAGCGTATGCCCCAGTGAATGTGTCAAGTGAGACCATTTCGTCCTCAGAATCGCTTACAGCGCTGTTCTTGGAGTCGAGGTCGGAAATGTCATCCTGCTGGGGTGCTCCATCCATGCCGGGACGCGGGGGAGCTTCCTGATCCTGGAATCCATCTCCACTGTCCGTGATCTGGTCAGCGGGGGCTGCCGACGTGAATGTGGTACCATCTGTGTCTACCTGCTGCTTCGTAAGCTCGTGTCGGTAGGAGACGCCATCACCAGAGTCCACCGTGTAGGTGATCTTGTCTGGGAGAACTCTCTCGACTACGATCCGATCTGGGATCGCGAACGCGCCCGTCTTCATCTCGTACTCCTGACCTTCTTCGATCTGAGCGCCCTGATCATCTACCCAAGACTGTCCCTTGTCGGGATGATGAAGCTGATGGGGCTGCTGGGCTGCACCAACGCCACCCTCCTGCACTCTCTCTTCGCCTGCGGCGTAGAATGCGAACTCAGCATCAGTGGCTCCTCGATGGGCGAACATCTCGTCGTAGCTCGGCTGTCCGCGCTCATAGGCTTCATTGATCTCGTCTGATTCTGCGTACGGATTGAAAGCCTGTGCCTGATCATCCTGACCAAAGGAGATGCCGCACTGTCGGCACTGGTTCTGACCAGGGCCTGTTTCTACACCAGGGCCACCGCAAGCCGGGCAAATCGAGCCAGGCATGTCGGTGTCGTTATGAAAGTCAGATTCTGCAATCCAGTTGCCAACCTTGGTGACAACCTTGGTGGGCTGAATCGCTGGGCCAATTGGCCCGGAAGCTGTGCCGGGGGCAACCTGATTCCCCTGCTGCGCAAGCTGCTGCTGCATGCTCGCATCAGGGCACGGGGTGCCAGCAATGTGGGACTGGCCACACATCGGGCAAGTCGGATTCTGTCCTACAGGTACGCCTGCCGCCTGGCCTGCGCCCGGCTGCGCGAACTGCATCGGCGCGACACCAGCCATGCCAGCTTCCTTGATGCTTTCTCGCGAGGCGTCACATTCATCGCAGTGGCAATCTGACTCGTGCTCGGTAACGTCGTCATCGTCGTCATCGCTCGCTAGGTAGTCCCAGAGCGAAGCCTCCTTGGGCTTCTTCTCGTTGGCCTTCGGCTCGTCATCCGATGCTTCATCCGAGTCGTCTGAGTCATCCGACCCCTCATCCGAGATAGCCTCTTCTAGTGGCGATGTACCATCTTCCTGATCAAGACCATCCTTGTATCCGGGGAAGGCTTCTTCAAGGAGTGAATCTAGAGCTACCAAGATCGGGTTGTTAGTGCCCGGCTCGTCTGAGTCAGCAAACTCCATCACGAGCGGGAGGTTCAGGTGGAAAGCCTTCATGGCCTTGTCCTGCATCTCAGGATCGCCGTGACTGTTGATATCCTTGTCGGGGCCGTCAGGCGACTTGCCACCGCCTGTACCGTCAACATCCTTCAACTGCTCGGGGCCGTCACCCTGCTCCTTCTTGCCGCCGATGCCGCTGTCTGAAGCCTCATCTGTGGAGTTGGTACCGTCGTTCTTGGTTGCCCAACCATCTTCTTCTTCGCCGAAAGTGTCGGCCGTCTTGGAGACGAGTCCGATCTGCGAGGTATCGGTAGGATCTAGCGGGGCTGCACCGGGTGCGCCACCGCCTCCACCTTGACCACCAGGGGATACAATGTTCCTACCTACACCCTGGACAGCACCCTGACCTAGCGCGCGGGTCATCATTCCACCTACGCCCGCCATGCCGCCAGCTTCTGCACCGGCTGCCGCTGCGCCGCCGCCAATGCCCAACGCCTCACCGACACCCATCAGGGCAGGGATAGCGAGAGGGGCTGCTGTGACTTGCTGTGTGTGACCGCACGTATGACATACAGACGTGGATGCCTGCCTAATCATCGGGGAGTAACACTCGGGACAACTATCGAGGGGCGCTGCGTTGGCCTTGTGCCAAGCTAGCTCTTCATCGATGTGTGCGAAATACTCGGGCTTCAAGTTGATGTGTCCTCCACGTTGATGTTGGTACTGCATGATCTGATTCCAGGCATCGCGCTTCTGCCCTGGAGACCAATCCGCTGTAGCACCAGGCATCACAGTGATAGTATGGGAGTTCGGTTCAATCTTTAGGTAGTTGCCTGTCTCGACTTTGTTGTACTCGCCCTTGATGTCGAGGATCACAGGAATGCCCTCGGTGGTCGCCAGAACGGCCGCATGTGAGGTCATACCACCCGTTGCGGTGATGATTGCGCGCACACCTTTCTGCCATAGCATGAAGTCTTCAGGCTGAAGATGTTCGGCCACCAAGATAGCGTTCGGGGTGATCTCACCGTTCGAGCGTTCCTTGACCCAGGCGACTCCGGTGATGACTTCACCTTGCTGTTGGGGAGAGATGATCCACGTTCCTCCATGAATCTCGACGGGCTGGAATACCTGGCCCTTGCCCTGCGAGGGCGCTCCACCAATCGGGCCATGAAGAGTGATGTTGGCACCAAAGGCTTGTTCGATCTGCTGCTGCGCTGACTCTTGGTTGAACTGTGTTCCGGGGAACACCCTCTGCACGTCGGCCGTGCCATCGTTGTAGACTGACCCAAGAGCGGCACAATCTTGCGGGTACCGAAGTCCGTTGCGCTCCGCTAGCTTCTCATGCACTGCATGAACACCATGCTCAAAGTGCATCTGACCTTGCTTGTCGATAATCCACTTACCGATCTCGACCTTCATGTTCGCATCGCCTGAGAACATAGCGTCCCAGTCTTCTGCGGTGACCGTGCGGCTCGCAATCTTCTGGGCCATCTTCCAGGTCGCCAAGTTCATGGACGGATACGAGTCATCTGTCTTCATGCGGTTGCGCTTCGGCTCGCGCTCGGGCATGCCGTCTAGGTGATGCTCCTGCGGTGCCGGGTCGTTGTAGACGAACTCGTCGTCTTTCTTGTTCCACTCAGGAGTCAGGTCTTTGCCGCATGTGGGGCATGCCCGCAAATCCGTGCTTTCTTGGCACAATGGGCAGTTGACAACTGTATTGCCCGTGAATCCGTGCATTGCAGCCATGTGCCCTTCAAGCTCGGGAACGCCAGCTAGCTCGGAGTGTTCTAGCTGATTCTGGTTGAACAAGTCGTTGTCACCACCAGTCGAGTGACCACGGTCAGGCCCAAGCCCGTTGTCGGGAGCTTTGATGTAGGTCTTCGACTCGGGTTCCCAGATCCAGACTGTGCCGGGATCTGTAGGATCGCTGAAGCTAGGCATGGGTAGATCGGGCATGGTCACCCTTTAGGGCCTAGCTATGAGAGCTAAGGAAGTGGCTCGTCCGGGATGAGCGCAGTGAGTCTATCGATCTCAGTCTCAAGCTCGCTGATCGCCATGGCGAAGTTGTCTCGCCTCGTAGCGCTTGCCAGTTTCACATCTTCCATCTCCAGGAGCGCCGCCATGCGGTACTCTAGATCTTGCAGATAGTGATCCGCCTCGATGTTGAGGAGCCTGTCTCTGGCGATGCCTAGCTGCTGCTGCGGTGTCAGAACGTTGTATCTCATGACTACCTTATCGGACAGACCGACTTAGATCTTGATGAGGTAGTTCAAGACGATGTATGCGCCAGCTTCGGACACGCCCGACGTAGATCCAATGTTCCCGGATACACCATGGGTGTGGGTGCCGTCTGCTCCACCGATGCTTCCGCTGAACTCACCGCTGGGGTGGGTGTGGCTTGCGGCATTGATGCTGATTCCAACACCATGGGAGTGAGCACCAGCGCCACCAGTGCCGCCACCGCCGCCGTTGATCGATCCATTCGTCCATGCGGTTGCGCTACCCGCGAACGAGAACCCAGGAACCAGATTGACGCCGGTCGGAATACCACCGTAAGAGTGAGCATGGTCGCCAACGCCGTCTGTGCTGCCGCTGCCTGTGTGGCTGTGCGATCCACCAGAGATTGCGAGCGTGTGCGCGTGGCCGTGCGCTCCCGCTGTAGCTACTAGCAGCGTACCAACACCATGGTAGTGCTTGAAGGTGCGGGAACCAACGGCAAGTCCTTCATTCAGGTTCAAGGTCAAGACATCAGCGTTAGTGCCCTTGCCGACAACTGTTCGCCCGCGAAGGTCAGGCACGTTGAATGTCGTTGAACCATCGCCTACACCATAAGTGGTTCCGATGAGGGCGAACAGGGTCGCGTACGTTGCGCGTGATACGGCAGTACCGTCGCAGAGCAGCCAACCTGTCGGCGCGCTCGATCCTGCGTACGCAACCACCGAGGCGGGCGGGGTTCCATTCGACTGAACGAAAGCCGTCGTTGCGATCTTGGTGCTTGAGTCTCCGTTCGAAGGGGTCGGCGCTGTCGGAACTCCGGTGAACGCGGGAGATGCCAAGCGCGCCAGTAGAGCTTCGTCTGAAAGGTTAGCTGCGGCTAGAGCGACTCCAGCGATAGACAGGGCTGCTGCGTTGATAGCGCCCGTGCGTGTGATGTAGGCAAGGATCGATCCCGAAGCGCTCTGCGCTTCAAGGAGATTCGCGATGTCAAGGTTGCTGCTCTGCTTGACGATGATCGGCGTAACGTCCGCCGTACCCTGGAAGATCTGGTTGGCGCTGGGAGTTAGCGTCGGAGCGGAAGCCAATCGAGCAACAACGGTGGAGAATGTGCCACTAGGGTTGACCCCAAGCTCGGTCTCAATCGCCAAGATGGCGTCAGCGACGTTGTTGTGCTGGGGCGCGTGGACTCCTGCCGTAACCGTCGCGTCAATCGCGTTGTTCTTCAGGATCGTTGTGTTGTCGAGCGCTCCGGGGTAATTGGTCGTCATCTCATCCCTTACGTGTTCGTCTCGCTACAAAGGAAAGGGACGACCCTCGTTGAGAGCCGTCCCTAGTCGAGCGCCTGCGAATTGCTGCTTAGGTCTGCTGGTACGTCGGCGTAACGCGCTCGGTATCTCCGTTGGAGAATGTACGAGTCGCTGCTGTATCTGCGCCGAAGAGACAGTTGTCCTGGTTGATCGTGGTCGAGCCAGCGACGAACCAGAGAGTCGCACCGTTGGGGCTAGGTGCTCCCGTGAAGGTGAAGGACTTCTGTGCAGTCGTTGACTGATAGCTCGAACCAGGCTTCGTTGCAGCGGGCCATCCGCCGCCAGTCTGGTCACGAGAAATGGTCGCGCGTGCGTAACCATTCGCTGTTGCGGTACCGACTTCAAGGATCTGGGCCATGACATCAGCCTTGGTCGATCCTACTCCTGCGGCACGAGTACCGAGACCTAGGCCCCAGTTGGCTCCTGCTGTCGGCACGATGACGGGGGTGCCATAGTTGGTCTGACCGCCGAGCCAGCCGTCAATACAACTTTGTTCCCCTTTATTCCAAACGATGCTTGCCATGTGCGTTAAGTTACTTTCCTGTTGGAGGATTGAAGGTCGATAACCTCACACCTTAGGTGGAGGTCGTTCGACGTTTTAAGGGGTCGCCTGCGGGAGCAAGTCAGCGATATCGATGAGGTCGATGTGCTCCTCGCCGTCCAAGAACGACTGCTCGTTGTTGTAGCGCGCAGCCTCATAGATCCGGTACGGAGGGATGCCACTCGGGCCTCCAGCTTCACCAGCAATGTACCTGCGTGTGTGCTCTTCCACGAAGCTACGAACGGCCTCGTCGGTGGGGTTAGCCCGAATGATCAGCGGCATACCCACGCTCGTGATCAACGCGACGACGCTGTCGTCGGGAATAGCCTTCTTGGTTGCTGCCTTGGGTACTGGCTTCTTCCTCGGCCCCGATGCTGTGGTCTTCTTAGCTACTGCCATGAATGAACTCCTCTACGATCTTGGGCATCTCTTGCTTCGGGTCGATAGTCAAGATGTGGTCGCCCTGCTTGGTGCCGTCCGTGAAGCTCACGAACCAGCGAGTTGGTCTTACGCCCCAATACATCTCGGGGCGGTTGAAGTACACAGCTTCGGCTAGCTCAGCCGGGCCGGTACCGATACAGAAGTTGCAGAATCCAGGCACCGGGCCGTTGTAGTCTGCACTGGAGATTGCCGCATGCTGCACAGCCTCTGCCTTGTCTCCCTTGAAGTCGTACCCTACCTCGCGAACCCAGACGTACGCTGGACGTTCTTCGCACTTCCAGCACACAGGCTCTCGTGATTCCGCCTTCTGCGTGAGGAAGATATTCTTCAGGTCGAGCGCTAGCTTCTCAGGCCCGGTCAAGTGACGCGGCTTTGCAACATCCTTGTCCGCGATCTTGAACATCCCGTTATCAAGTCGAGTCTCTTCTAGGATCTGGCTACTCATACGCTCTTTATCGGCACGTTTGACGAAACAATCCAGCTAGCTGGAGAGTGACGCCCATTCCGATACCTCTTCCCAGTCTTCGTTTGAATGCTTGCGCCACCAATCCTTGATTGCTTCTTCCGCGTGTTCGCGAACTTCAGGCTCGGATAGCTGGGTGTGCTTGATCTTGATCTCGGAACCACTCGTGCGTAGCTCGCCCGTGTCGGTCTTTGTGGTGTCAATGTCCATCATCGCGTTGCCCGTGTCCACGCCGAACTTGTCGAGTAGCTCCTGGAGTATGTCTGTCACCTTGAGATTATGATCCCATTCCTTGATCACAAGTTCGCTCATGTAGTAGACGAACAAGTAATCAGGATCGCTGTCTTCGTCTGCTGCCGCCTTCAGGTTCTGGGACGGTACGCGCTGTGTCTTACCGGACTGGTAGTCCTTGACAAGCATGTGCTCGCCATCAGCCCCCAACACGATTCCAAGTCCGCCACCAGGCGTTGTGACTTGCGTCCCCTTGGCGAAGAGCGGAGCGCCAGTCTCAGTGATCGTCTCTGTGCCGGTAGGCTCGGACAATGCGTGACCGCATGTTCCTGCCATGCACTTCTGCATGCGGCGGGCTGTCTGCTGGTGAGCCAACTCGATGTTGGCCTTGCCGTGGTCGCCGTAGCCTGTTACGATGTGGTTGTAGCCGTCAGTGTCCGTCCACTGATAGACGGGCTTGCCGTTTCCGCTGTACCGATTGAAGCCCCATCCAAGCTCTTGGGCCAGTCCGTTCTCTCCGACTGCTCCGACCACAACGCGCGAGACGGGCTTGAGCGTGCGCTCGGGATCTTCGCCACATGAGGGACACTCGATGCGACCCTTGTGCTCGGCCTCGCGCTGGTACGTCACACCGCAGTGGTGACATCGCTTGATCGTGTGCTTGTGCTTGCCCTTCTTATCAACGATCTTCAACTCATGCACGTCCTCCTTGAAGGTGAACTTGCCCTCGTCATCTCTCTTGTGCTCGTCTTCCTCGAACGCGGTCTTGGAGATAGCAGGCCCGAAGACATCATCGATGTCAGACCAATCATCGCCGCCAATCGCTTGGTCGGGGAGGTTAGCATTCTCGACGGCCAGAGCTTGTGACTGCGGGTCGGGAGTCTTGAAGGGGTTGAGATGACTGAAGTCATACGTACCTACCGTGATCATCTGCTTGTTGCCGATCCATGTGTCCGTTAGCCCCTCACGGAAGAAGACATACGCCTTGTCGGTGAAGAAGTTGAGGCGGACTCCGATCAGGGCGGGCTTCAGTCCATTCGCCATGCAGTAAGCGATCTTGGCCGCACGCTCGTCCTTGCCACCGATCTTGAATCGCTCCTGGGCTTGCGAGTGGTTCGTCTTGATCTCGACCCCGAAGTTGCCGCGCTCGCTGCGAATGATGGCGTCAATCGGGAAGGTGTTCTGATTCGAAGCTGGCTCAACTGCACCAATACCTGGAAGCTCTCCGAGACCCAGGACAACCTGCTCGCCGATGTCCCCCATCTGCGAAAGCGTTAGACCAGATCGCGTACGCCCACCAGGATTCAGCACGGGCTTGCCGCTGCCGTCCGGGTCTTGAATGTGACTCTTGGAATCGTCCAGGTAGTTGTCCGTGTAGCCGCAATGAGGACAAGTGAACTCGCCACCGTTCTGCTCGATCTCCTGCATTTCACTTTGTGCAAAGTGATAACCGCACTTGGGGTTAGTGCAGTGAGCAGACGGATCTACATGATGCTGTTCGTTCGGGCCTGTCAGTTCAGCTACCGCGTCATCGACGTACTTGGGTCGTGCGACGGGCATAGCAACGGCCTGCCAGTTTCCGATCTTCTCCCAGTCAAAGACAGTCATTAGGCAGCCGGGATGATGTAGGGGTTCTGTTCATGCGGATGATGTCCGGGCACCTGAGCCAGTGGCACGAGGTTCTGTGGCTGTCCCTGGAACTCCTGGTCGAAGTCGTTAGCTGCGCGTTCGATGTGGCCGCGCCCTGCCTCGAAGGCTTCGGGGCCAACCCATGCTCCAGCCTTCGCGTTGGTCGCTGCGTCCCACTTAGCATCCGGGCCGTTCCACGGGAGTGGGTCGAGGATGCGGAGGGGAGAGTGGTCGGAGTGCTCGCCGGGATTACGAATGGCATCCCACAGTCCCCAGTGGTACAAGCCCAGAGGCATGTGACTGTAGCCTGTCGCGTCCTTGCCTGCGCGCTGCATGCGCTCCATCTTGTAGTAGTCTCGGGGTGTCATATCCTTCTCTGATCGACGCAGACCGCGAATGACGTGAGTGTCGATGATGCCAAGCTCCGAACCCATGGGGTGCAGAAGCAGCCATGCGAACGATGCCACTTTGGGGTTGACACCCGGCAGGTTCATGTTCATCACGGTGTTGCGGAAGTGGAATCCTTTGCCGCCAGTCTTCAGATCTTCAAGGGCTGCATCTCGAATCTCGCCGATGCGCTTGCCAACAGTCTCGATGGCGTCGAGATGGCCACCCATGAAGGCACCATACTTGGCGTCCTGGCTGGAGAACCCACTGGCGTCCTGATTACCCTGCTGCCATGCATCGTCGTGCATGAATAGCTGATCCTCAGCGGCTCGCTTGGTTCCCCACTCTTCCGGGAAGGTTGTGTCTCCGGGTCGCTGATCATGGATGGGGCTGACGTAGCCTTCTTCCCAGTGCTGCTTGGGCTTGGTGCCCATCTGCTGGTGCATCTGATTGCGCACCCAGTCAGGCCACTCCTCGGGCGGGAGAGTAGCCGCAACGTCACGCGCCATCGCGGCAGCGTTCTGGATCTCTTCAGCAGCGTCCTCGTAGAACTGCTCACTGGCAAGAGCCATCTGTCCCGGCGTCCATCCTCGTGCGGGGTTGTAGTTCTCCTTGAGCCAGGTGTCTACCATTCGACGTGCCATGTTGTAGCGACGTAGCTCGGACTTCTCTCCAGTGTCGTGCTCGGTCGCAAGCTGGGCCTCGAACTCCTTGATCTTATTGAAGATGACTTCCTTGGCTTCCTTCATTGCCTTGGCGGGATCAAGAGTCGGATCGTCAGCGGTTAGTTCGTGAGCCAGATAGTCCAACTGCTTCTTGTAGCTCAGATGTGACCCCTCTGAGTACCCTAGAGACTGGTTGTGCTTCTCTCGCTCTTCTTCGAGCATGTGCCACAAGTCAACAGCCTTGGTCGAAGGATCAGCATGCATAAGTGCCTGGTAGTGAGCGGCGTTCCAGCGAAGGTGCTTGCGGGGAGACAAGAGCGCCACACGGAAGGCGTTCATGATCGCACGCTCCTGAGTAGCCTTGTCCTCGCTCGGCCAATCGGTATCGATCTTGGCTGCGTTCTGCGTTGTGGCCGCTGCGTCGATGTAGTCGTCCTCGGGCATCTCGGCGAAGTTCTTGGGCGGCACAGAGTGAGGGGGCTGCCAGAAGGCATTTGGATCGTGCGGGCGGTCGGGTGATACCATCTTCGCTCCTTCGACCTGATGCGTCTTCACGTCGAAACCCTGCATGACAGGATTGCCCAGTCCGAAGGTTGGGGATGGTACGTAGTTCTGAGGCATGACCCAGGAGCCAGGCCCCTGCGTGTTAGCATCGGGGGACGCCTGGTCGAGCGCATCCTTCCCCTGGTTCATGTTGTCCGGCTGGTTGAACTGAGGTAGCCCGCCATGAGGCACGAACACATGCTCACCATGCTTCTCCTGCACGGGGTGAAGGAACTTGCTCATGAAGCCAACCTTCTGCGGGCCGAAGCCCTTGGTTGACGAGCGATACGCTACCTGCCCAATGCACTCGGTGAAGAGCGCCTCACGGGCCAGAGGAGACACGAGGGGGAAGTGGACGCCACAAGCTAGGTTCTCGCCTCGCCACGAGAAGTCCCCGCCCGACTGAGCGTGCCCCAGAACGTCATGGACGATGCGGAAGTTCACGTTGTCTTCGACGCTCCAGATTGGGTGCTCGGAGTTAGCTCGGGAGACGATGAAATGCTTGTTCTTGTGGATGTCTTCAGCCATCTCTGCCGCGTCAGCGTATGGCTCAGGATCATCTGACACCTGAACGGTGATCTGCTGACGAATAGCATCGGCCTGGATCTTGGACTCAGCAGCCAAAGCCTTCCACGCGGGCACGGCGGCATCGTCAAACGGCGGCAGGGCTGCGTACGCCTTGGCAATCTCATCCTTCTCTGACAGCCAGTCGCTCGCCCAGGCAGCGATCTTGAGTGAAGCCATACGCCGCACCTTCGTGGCTTGCACCGCATATCGGTACACGGCGGCAAGCGCGATGGCAGGCGTCTTGCCTGAGCGCTCGATGTCTTGGCCGGTCTCCTCATTGCTCGCCTTGGCGACGTACACGTCACCCTTGCGGTCAATCTTGCCGAGACTCCAGCCCAGGCTCGTCAGCTTCTCGTAGATTTCTGACTGTGGCGTGGCTACTTGCATGGTCACCCCTTAGGTGTCCGATGCAGACAAGAGCTAAGCTACCAGGAGTAACGCCCCCAGTAACTGCCGCGCTTGTTGCCGCACCCGGTGCAGACGTACTGAGTCTTGTCCACGGTGTACTCGCTGCTCAGCCACTTGTCGCCCGCCAGGTTCTTGAAGCGACGGACGTGGGTCTCCGTGCCGATGATGCGCTTCTCGTAGGTGTGGACGTGCTTCTTGTTCTTGCCCTTGGCGTGGCGCTTGCGCGGAACCTCGTCCTCAGGCATGCCCGCGCTCTGACGGAACTCCTTACGGCGTCCACGGCTTGTCTGACAATCATCGCATCCGCAATGACGGCCCATGATGTACCTCCTGTGTTGGGTAGTTATCTACCTAAACACATGGATCATCCTTGTCTGTGTGACGCAGCATCTGCCGCTTCTCTGCAATGCCCTTCTGCTCCTTGTGGTTGCCAAGGCGATGAGGCGTGCAGATGCAGCACTTGACGTGACGACGGCTGCGCTTTCGCTGGAAGTGTGCCATTCACAGATTATGACACAGATCCCTCCAGGTTGCAAGTGCTTGTGCCTTACAGCGGGTGTGTTACACTATGAGTAGTGATTCCGCTAGATGCATACGCGCTCCTCCATGTTCACATTCCGCTCCTCATGGAGGTCAACAGCCTTGAGCTTGACGAACAAGGAGAACCCGAAGTCGTGGTAGTTCAGATGATTGAGATGCCGGGGTACTACTGCTTCCACCAGGTGGTGTGCTACAACTGATGCTGATGATCATTCCTCCCAAGAGACTCGTCCTGATGCAGGGCATCCCCGGCTCGGGCAAGACCACTGTGGCGCGGAAGCTCATCGACTCCTTCCTGGCTGAGTCAATGAGCATCTCCTACAATTGGACGGCTAAGAAGCTCTCGACCGACGACTACCGAGAGCAGCCGTGTGGGCATTACGTCCACGACATCTCTCAGAACGCTGCCCATCATGCCAAGACTCAGAGGGCCTGCGTGAATGAGATGATCGACTTCACCAACCTGATCGTCATCGACAACACCAACATCGAGAAGTGGCAAGCTGCGCCCTACCTGGCGCTGGCGTCCATGTACGACTACGAGGTACAGGTCATCAGCGTGCAGTGCTCGGTGGCTGACGCGAAGGCTCGCAACGCTTCTCGCGATCCTGGTCGGCGTGTGCCCGATGGGGTCATCGAGGCCATGCACGAGAAACTGGAGGTACTACTGTGAGACTGAAGATCATTGCCGAAGCTGGAGACCACTTCGTTGGCGAAGGCCCGGACGGAACACTCTACGGAAGATTCGAGAACGTAGACACGAAGAAGACCACCTGGGTTCCGATCCAGGGTTGGTCAATCACGCACGTACCAGGAGAGCTAGACAAGCTGACGTACGGAGAGACTCAGGCTGCTGCCCACTTGGTCTCAAACGTCTGACCTGTATTTGGCTCGATGTAGCCAACGATGCCAGTCAGGTTTCCATCGGCGTCATGCATGACGTGATTGGTTGCTGAGACAGGGATTGTTCCATTGTCTGGAACCTGCATGTCGAAGTCCAACTCGTTCGTGAAGATGCCACGAAGCTCGAAGTCTTCGACAATCTTAGCTACGCGCTCAAGGTCGTGCTTGGCAATGGTGCTTAGATACCCCATTCCGTATAGCTCTTCCTTGGGCCGACCAGTCAAGTTCACGTAGGCCCTGTTGCACCACGTCATCAAGCTCTTCTCGTCGGTCATGTACATAGCTCGCTCGTCCAGATTCAACCATGCTTCGGCCGTGCGGTCACTCTTGATGGCTAACGCTTCGATGCGATTGATAGCATCTCGTAAGCTGGTGCCATGGTTGGGGACAAGCTCTTGGTGTACGCGGTCGAGGTCAGCCCTCATGCGCTCGACGGAAGTAACTAGCGACGGGATGTCCAAGTCCAACATCCTGCGATCCTTCCTCTTGCTTCTCAGCCAAAGCTGCCACCGAGCGTACGGTATCTTGGTGATACCCCAGATGACGCCTGCTGCGGCGGCTAGCTGGACAATCAGTTCGGCGAAGTGCTGATAATCTAGATTATGCACGGGGCGCTCCGATACGAGGCGCAGCCACTCGTGAACTTCTCATCTCAGTCATGTCACAAGTTAGGTTGTTGCCCAGGAAGGGAACTAAGCATCAACGACCTGTTAAGCCCGTATAATGGCCACCTTGCGGATACGATTGATACAATCCGGGGGTGCGAAGCTCTTGCATTCCAGTCAGATGAACTGGCTTGCCTAGGTGTTCTTGTGCCGCATGAATGACATCATGGACGCCAACCTGATTGCCCCACTGGTTGCCGTACAAGCCATAGCCACCACCGTCGATAGTAGGGACTGCCCACCCTGACATAGTGTGTAGCTCCTCATCTCCTTGCTGGTGACGCTTCTTGAACTCTTCCTCCAAGTGGGGGTGGCCCAGTCCGTGCCACCCCTTGCCCCGCCATCTCAGGTTCTCCTCGGGTTCGGACATGAACTCCTTGCCATCCGACACGAATCGGTGCGCCCCCTTCCAGCCACTCCAGGTCTGAGGGCCATAAGGCATAGGAGCACCGTCCTTCCAGATAGCACTCCAGTCACCCTTGTTCTCGAAGTCAGCCGATCCCCAGTCGTCTCTGTTCTCAAGGGTGCCACTCCAGTCATGGAAGTCGCGCTGGTCTGAAGTCTTACTGAGTGTTCCAGTGAAGCGGTGATCTGTGCCCTCGTTCCCGCGAGCAAAGCGAAGGTACTTGAACTCTACGGGGATCTTCGAGTCCAGCTTCGGAAGTTCGTCATCCCAGTCGTAGGCCAGTGTGATGTGAGGCGTCCAGCCATACTCGTCCGACACGTTGAAGCCAGCCTCGTTGCAGGCAGTCGTTAACTCGTGACGTAGCTCAGCCAACTGCGGGATCGCAGGAGCAGCCCATAGCACTGGCTCTTCGTTGCTGAAGACGCCATAGCCGCCGATCTCGCCGCTCAGGGCAGGGAACTTCTTGGCGAACTGGGCTACGATCTCCTCGACCTCGTCCCAGTCATCACGGTCGGCAGCCTTGTCCGTGAAGTAGCACAGCGTGATGTGCATCATGTCTACCGGCTCGCCACCCTCGATCTTGATCTTCTCCCCGACCTTCTTGGGTAGGAAGACCGCGATCATGGCCCCTGACATATCAGCATCGGCCTTCTTGCGCAAAGGACGTAGGAGCCGCTTTAAGGCTCTGAACTTACTATCCGGGGTGTCTATGCCAACAAGCCCTACGTGCTCCTTAGGAGCCGCTACAGAGGCGTACAGACCCCCTCTAGCAGTGTTTCCCAGGTGATCTTGCGCCCATGCGGCGCTGGCGGCATGATCTACAAGCGTTGAGGGGTCTGTGCTGAACTCGACTCCGAGATTCTCGTGGTCTTCCTGAACGGTCGGAAGGTAGATCTGAGAGTCAGGATAGAGCTTGGCAACTTCGGCCTTGACCTCCTGGATGACCTTGATCGGTGTATCGATACGTGATACTTCGATCTCGACGGCATCGCCCTCGGGGATCGCGTACCCAAGGTAGTCCTTGCCTCTTACGGTCACGCGGCCCCAGGTGTCCGAGGCTGCTTCGTCATGAGTCGGACGCTGATCTTCGCCAGTCTGCCACAAGAGCAACCCCTCGGGATCGCCATAAATCCACTTTACGATCTTGCCCTCCCCTGCGTGTGGGTCGGGCGCGAAGGCGTCATCCCATTCGAACGCCAGCTTGGGCTGCTTGAAGGAAGCGATCTTAGCCTTCCGCGCCACGCTTCCGGGGAAGTTGTCTTCGAACCAGTCGAACACACCTTGGGGGATCTCGGCCTTGTAGTACGCCTGGATGAGTACCACGGGAGGAGCTACCATCGTACCGTCGAGCTTCTTCTCGGCGGGGATGAACTGAGCCAGCCCTAGAATGTCTCCCGATTGCGCGGAAGGTTCTCGACCCATCTGGATCTCTAGCTGTCCACGATGGCTGCCAGGCTGATCTTCCATCGTCAGCCTACCATCTACGCCGCCCTTGACCCTCCAGACGTGAGTCTGGTTGGTCTGAGCATCAAACCCCCACTTGAAGTTGTACGGCCAAGCAGGGTCGAACTCCTCGGGTGATCCGATGGTGTTGTCTACTTGGGGTATGGGCTTCCAGTCATCCATGTCTACTCCTTATCGGACAGATACCGACCCGCCATAAGCTGGCTCGACCGAATCTCTGAAAGCTCCATTGACGCCAGCGCGTTGAAGATTGACACCTTCAGCTTGCAAGGACGCCGGAATAGCTGAGTATCCAGACCGAAGAACCTTCGACCCGCCCTGAGAGTTCTTGGCTGCCGCAAACGCATAGTCGGCATCGGACACAACGATAGTCGCGGACGCGATACCAACGTTGTTGTTGTTAGACCAAGTCTGAGCCGGAATCTGCAAAGTGTTGCCAGGCCCTACAGTCTTGCGGAGGTTTGGCCAAACCAGCGGCCTGAATAACAAAGATGAACCGCTGGGGAGTGGATCATTCACGTCGTAAGCGTAGGGATTGGTAGCTGGGCTGGTGGTAATCTGCAAGGCCCCACTGCTATACATGAAGTAGCTCAGCACCATGTCTGTGTCGTAGACACCAACAGGAGATGCGGCCAACGTGGGGGTTGTAGTGACACTGCCAGCCACCGTGGTGGGTGAGCTTACCGTCCAGGATTGCGACCCCAACATTCTGATCGTGTGGTCGGATACCCACCATGTGACTGTCGCTCCACCGCAAGTGAATGTGTAGCTTGTGTCCGAAACTCCTCTGATTCCCCAATACAGTGCCACCCTACCGCCACCCCCGTCGTAGGTGTGGATGTGCGTCCATGAACCTGTGCCGGGAGGGGTAATAGTGTTGAATCCGCTGAGTAGGTGACAAACCACCATCAAGTCACCTGTCTGGCACAAAGCCGAGGGCGAGTACGTACGTGATGTAACACCACTGGCCTGACCGCCGCCTTGCTGGAACTCTACCCTGGCGTACATTAGCTAGACGTGTCCCACGTCGTTGTCTCGATGACATAGACGCCTGAGTTGCCCGATGTCTTTACGACCATGAAGGAGCGGCCAGCATAGTCACCCGACCCGTTAAACGTGTCTCCGTCGTTGAGATTCGCGATGACGTGCAGGAAGTGGTAGAACCCCCGCATGTAGCCTCGGATGTACCCAGCGACCTCTGTGATGTACACTTTGGACAAGTACAGACCACCATCAGGAGCGTTCGGGAAGAGTTGTGTCCCGGCCAGAATCGTTGTGCTACCGCGACCCGGATCTCCGACCTTGCCAACATTGATCGATCCTCCTATTCCTGTGTACGATGCCGCCATGTAGTTACCCGCGACGACGCTGAAGCCGGATGCAGTCACGTCTAGTTTGTCCACTGTGGTTGTCGCCGAGTTCTCCGCGTTGCGGCCCCAGATTCCAGCCTTGAGTGCATCTCCCGACTGGTAGGAGTAGATGTCTCCGAATCCAAATGCCAAAGCAAAGCCCGCGTTGTCAGCGGTGAAGACGAACAAGTATACCGTTCGAGTGTCTGCCACGCAGATCCATGTTCGGGCAGTCGCGCCGCCGTCAGCTTCGGCAGACTTGCGGATTGTGATCCCGGTAGCTAGCTGACCCACCGTAGGGAACTGACCTGTTCCGGCCCCGATGCCGGACGAGGTCGCGAACCCAAACGCACGGGCCTCCTTACCCAACGACGTAACGTTCGGGCCAGCGTCATGAACAGACAAGATGAGCTTGTTGGACGTGCCTCCCTGCTGGTAGTCTCGCTTGTTGGTAGCCGTCTGGGCAATCGTCCACCCCGCTGCTGCCTTAATCCCATACCCGTTGACCAGAATGGCGTCGAGTGCTGTTGTGAGCGAACCCTGTGTCGAGTTGATCACGGGGGCGCTTGCGTCTGAGCTTCTGTATACGGTAGGCATTACTGTAGCTTCACTCCTCCTCCGAACTTGTCCTTAAGTGTGGTCTTCCAGGATCTGGCTAATGTGCTGATTCCTGCTCCCACCCTCGACGGAATGCCAGGCTGTGGGCCACTAAGGATGACCCCTTTCTTGGCTCCAATGAAGTTCTTGGTGGGTGTGGCGTGTTGTGCCACATTGGCGAAGCTGCCAGCGGTATGGCACTTTCTTGACTGGATGTCTGGGTTGAGAACAGTAAGGCCCTGGCCCGTTGTGTAGTAGTTGGGGTCATCTACCTCTGTTATCGTGAAGTGCAAGAGCGTATGTTCTCCGACGTTGCCATGAGTGTGAGTGAAGCCCGCTGGAGACGTGCTAACTGCTTGCCTGTAGAGCATGTTGTAGATAGTGAATGATCCGCCAGTGCCTCCAATAGAGCCTACGTTCCAACCCGCCAAAGCGGGCCACGATGGTGATGCTCCTTGCGTACCTCGATAAGACCCCGTGGCTATCTCAAGGTCATCTAATGTTGTACCCGCGCAGGCTGCATATTCAGCATCCAAGTCTGCCCCTTCAGCAGACCCTGCCACCGTATTGAATGAAAGTTTCTTGCCCAAGGTGGGGGTGCGAATAGTGCTTACTTGCCATCCGATGTAAATGTTGCCCGTGGCTTGAGTCACTGTGATCGTTAGTCCATCCGACACAGCATACGTTTTAGCGTATATCATGACAGGGAAGTTGCCGCCCGCTGACTGGTCGTTCTGGCGCTTGATAAGCGTCCAGCCTGCTGGGAAGCTGATATCTGGTGCGTTGCTGGCACTGACCGGCGCGACGAAGATCATTACCAGTTCGCCGGGGATTGGAGCAACCCCAGTGATGTCAATGGCGACAGACGATACAGGGCCAACGTTGGCCTGTATCTGTTTCCGAATCTGGACGACACCCATTAGCTACTCGTGTCCCAATCACTCGTCTCTACGCAATATAAGCCAAAGTTGCCCGTTAGCTTCAAGAACATGAATGTCTTCCCGGCGTATTCTCCCGATCCACCTACGTACGTATCTTGGTCAATAACACTGGCAACGGGGTGTGGGAAGTGATATAGACCACGCAGGTACCCACGACGATTGGGCTGTGGAGTCGTGACCGGGTCGATGATATGCAGTCTAGACAACCAGCCCGCGTTGGTGACCGGGTCTGGGAAGACGTACTGGCCAAACGTGCCGCTAGTCGTGGACGCTGTCTGAACGGCAGATACGTCACCCACTTTGCCGACGTTGACCGCCCCGCCCAAGCCAGTGTAGCCACGAGCTATGTAGTGTCCAGTTCGCGCGGCTTGGGTGCTTGAGGCCATCGACATCACATCGAGGTTCTCGGTGGCGGCTACACCTGTGTTCTCCGAGGCTCGCGCTATCAGCATGTTCCTGTACCCATCGCCCGTCAGGTACGAGTAGATTTCGCCGAACATGGTGGCGTAATAGGTACCAGCCGTGTCGCCAGTCTGGATGAAGAGGTAGAATGTACGGTTGTCAGCGACAGCGACCCAAGGTCTAGTAGTGGCACTCAATGCGGCGCTCTTGCGAAGGAACAATCCGTTGGCGAACTGAGCCGCCGTGGGGAACAAGCCCGTCCCGGTGCTCACGTCTGTCATCGTCTCGAATCCACGTATGCGAGCTTCTAGGAAACTGCCCGCTCCTGGCCCCGCATCGTTCACGTCCAAGTAGAACTGGTTACCCCCTCCTTGGCGGAAGGCCGCTCGCGTTGATGAGTTACCAGCAAATCCAGTTTGGCGAGTCCACCCTGCGGCCGTCATCGACCCATAGCCAGACACCAAGATCTTGTCTAGTAGGTTGATCAGACTCCCTGTCTGACCGTCAATGACGGGTGCGCTGGTGTCTGTTGACCGATAAACTCGTACGGTCACGCCGACGTATCCCAGGTGTTGCTAATCTCTACGCAAGCCACGCCGCCCGTTCCGAAGATCTTGATGATCATGAAGGTGCGCCCAGCGAACTCGGTGCCCGCTGCACCCACGAACGTGTCACCATCAACGACACCCGCAACGGGGTGCAAGAACTGATACAAGCCCCGCAGATACCCACGACGCTGGTTGACGGGAGTTGCCGTGAATCCATGCGTGTAGACGCGACTCAGGTAGAGCGCGCCATCGACTGGGTTGGGGAACGGACACGTCCCTGAGAACGCGGTTGATCCACTGCTCATAGCAGGATCGCCCATCTTCTGGAAGGCTTCAGATCCACCCAGGCCGTGGTAAGCTCTTGCCCAGTAATGCCCACCCAAGGATGAACCTATGAGTATAACTAGCCCACCCAAGCACTCAACAGAGGCGACCACTGTGGCTACGTTCTCTGTGTCTCGTGCGATAAGGGCTGTCTTGAATCCATCGCCCGACAAGTAAGAGTAGATCTCGCCGAACATGAACGATGTGTATTGGCCCCCGGCCTCCGACTGGATGAAGACGTATACGGTACGCTCGTCTGCAACAACGTACCAAATGCGGGCTGCCTGGTTGGTGCCCGCCACGGCCTTGCGAGCGTACATATTGGTTGCCCTTTGAGTCGTGGTCGGGAACTGGCCGGTGCCTACCGTGGCGGAAGTCGCTACCTCGAAGCCGCTCACTCTGGCCTCAGTCGAAAGACCGGCACCAGGAGCGTTGTCCAACACGTTGAGATAGAACTGGTTTCCCGCTCCTTGGCGATACATGGCCACATTGGTGCCAGAGAAGGGCTTCGTCCAGCCTGCTCCGACTGTAGTGTCCGTCCCTGATCCGCCAGTCAGCGTGGCACCGCTTAGTGTGATCTGAGCCGCGCTCTTAGAGATCGCGATGGAGTTTCCTGCTGTGCCACCCTTGTACGCCGTCAATGTCAGAACACTCGACGTTAAGGCAGACACGAAGACGTTGGTCTGCTGAGTCGTGCCCGTTCCGTAGTTGGTGTTACGGACACCAGAATCGGCAATGGCCGCAGCCAGGTTCGACAAGTTGGTGGCTGCCGACACACCGATAAGAACCTGGTTGGCGCTCGGCGTCAGCGCCGTCTTCCAGGTGTACGTGATGCCGTCAATCGTGATGGTATCTCCGTCCGACACTGTGGTGCCGACAGTAACAGTGGCCGAAGCGCGAGTTGATCCATACCCGTTTACCAAACAGGCATCAAGAAGCTGGGTGAGAGCGCCAGCATGAGAAGTGACGATTGGTGCGTTAGTGTCGGTTGACTTGTAGACCCTTACGGTCATTACTGCCCCTTACCTTCGAGAGTGACTGTCCATACGCTTGGGCCTATACCCACGCTCGTCCAGTTGAGACGAACTAGCTCTCCAGAGGTTACGGTGCCGAGGCTCGTCGTTATGACGTGCTCGGCTACCCCTGCGGCTAGCGTCATGGTTGATACAGTGGTGGGCGTGAATGCGCCACCACCTGGTGACTTCTGTAGCTGAATTGTCGTAGCTGGGCTACCCGTGACGGCCACATTCTCGACTCGGAGCACGAGTCTCTGGAGGTTGTACGTCTTAGATACACCGTTCTCGTACGGGATACGCCAAACTCCACCGGCAGGCCCTAGACCCGCAGGCACTGCATCGCCCTGCCACAGCACGGACAAGTTGGTCTTCGGGACGATGTTGGCAACCAGCACCCAGACTCCACCCGACTTGTTGTATACGTCGCCGTTGGATGTGTCGAGGTAGTTGTCGCCCTCTAGCCCAAGACTGTTCGACGGGACGCCACTTCCGGTGAACCACTTGGTGCCTCGGGGTGGTGCCAAAGGTGTGTGAATGTGTGATACATGAGTACCACCAGAGTGAACGAAGTGGATTGTCTTGTTCGAGTTCGAGTCGGTAACCGCATACACCTTCACTACGATGCGATCAGTGGTGGCTACAGGTGTCCCCACAGTCGTGACGTACCCTAGATCAGACTGAAGCGTGACCGTTGTATCGTTGATGTCGCCAGAGTAGATGCTGAAGATCTCTGTCTCGGTGCCGCCAACCGTTCTCGTGTAGACACGGAAGCGAAGCTGGGAAATCTGAGCCGCATTCGATACGTATCTGTAGAAGCTAAACTCCCACAGTCCAGGCGGGATCTGGTTTCCCGTGTTGAGATCATCAGACGTGATGTACGAGTCGAGAAGGACTTCTCCACTTGCGTTCGTTATGGTTACCTGATCATCATCTTCGGCCACCTGGGTGGGCGTTGTGGACAGGGTCACGTAAGCAGGAACCGCAACGTCGGCTGTGTCCTGGAAGAACAACAATCTGCCTGTGGTCGAACCCGTTGCTCCAGTGGCACCAGTCGGGCCTTTGATGTTCGCCACCAAAGTGTATGCCCCCAACACGCGCTCGTACACGTCACCAGTTACAGAATCTAGGTAGTAGTCTCCGTCTACGCCCAGTCCGTTCGAGGGCGTACCCGACCCCGTACGCCAGACCGTGCCGTCCATACCGATGATACCGTCAGCGCCCGGTGGCCCCTTGATGTTGGCCGTCAGAACATAGACCCCGCCAGTCTTCTCGTACACGTCGCCGTTGGTCTCGTTAAGGTAGAAGTCACCGTTGACTCCGAGACCATTCGACGGCACACCGGGGCCTGAGCGCCATGCTGATCCGCCCCCGCCTCCCCCACCGACACCAAGGTCTTCGAGGGCTTCCTGGATGCCGTCGATCATCGTGCCGACGTAGGGGATTCCCGTCCATGGGTTGGGGACTGAGATGTAGGGTAATGCCATAGTTATGAACGCTCGTTGAGTGAAGTCATAAACTCGTCATAAGTCTGGACTTGACCGGCGAAGTGAGGCTCCCAATAGGATGTCTTGCTGATCTTCGCGCCCTTGTTCCAGCCCCTCACCTTGTTCTTGAGCCAGGGGTTGTTCCAGTGGTAGGCATCGATGGGCTTGCCGCTCGCGCGCAAGGGAGCAACCATCTGGTTGAACAACCCTTGCTCTCTGTGGTCGGGGTGTACGTACACTGTCCCCAACATGTTCCACCCGTTGGGGTCTTCCACGTACGTCATCGAACCAACTGGCTTGTCGCCATGGAGGGCAACAACGCCCTGACCCTGTCGTCCCTGTCGGTCGAGGAAGGTATCCTCAAGCTCGCCAGTTTGCTCCATCTTGTTGGTCTCGACATTCTTCTTCCAACCTGCTCGGAATCTGGGGTGCTCTTTGCCGTCTTCATCGATCCAGGTGTTGTTCTCCAGATCGATGGGCACGATCCGATAAGGGCTAGCAGCTTGCTTGATAAAGGCTTGTTCGCACGCGGCCTTGATAGCCGGGATGTCAAGATCAGGCCGTCGCGTGTTCAACTCGATCCCACCTTCTGTGTACCTGCGGCCCTTGATCATTCCCCGCTTGATCCACTCGTCCTCGCCCAACCCCTCTTTCTCGTGCATGTCGCTGATGATGTCGAAGTGATTGGGGCCGAACCTGAACTGTTGCATCATGGGGTCGTAGACGAAGGCCGTTGACTCTTTGGGCCGAGGTACCCAGTCGTAGTCATCGTCCATGGTGGCTACCTTGCTGAGCGCACCCGGAATCTTAACCTCGGCCTGCTCGGGTGGGCCACTCGTCAAGTCTTCGTAGGTGGGTAGACCACGGTTCTCCTGGTTGGGGTCTGGGAGATCCTGAGGCAATGCCAGTCCGTTCGTGTAGACTAGGTTGTACAAGTAGCTGATGAACTTGTAGGCATCGCCATACACGGCGTCGGCTTCCTGAGCCTCCAGGTCACTCTTCGACTCGTACCACTCGTCTTCGTAGTTCTCCCGCGCTAGCTCAGGGTCAAACTCGCCGTCTTCATCGAACGCCAAAGGCGTGTCATGCGAGTGGTTGTTCTTGAAGAACTGCTCCTCGACTTCGCCGTCACTGATCTCCATGTAGTCCGACAATTGGAAAGCCCAGTCATTCAACTCTTGCTCGGCCTTCTCGATGTCCCTCATCGCGATATCCTTGGCCCTCTTGGCGTACTCGGGATCGGATCGCTTCTCGGCCCAGTCTTCGGTGCAGAGAGCCGTGTAGCATGCGTGGGCAGCACCCCGCCAGTCGTTCGTGTTCCACTTGTTGCGGTCGTAGTTGTCGGCCAACGAGTTCAGGTAGTCCTGAAGGATCTCATCCCAATCGCTGATGTCGGGGTGCTCGCGCTCGGACGTGACGCCGTACTCGTCCTCGCCACCATGGCGGTACATCTCGTGGTTGTCGCGGAACGTGTTGTCGTACCACTCGTCAAGCTCTTGTGCGGTCTTCATGGATTCGTAGTCCCACTGCTGACGGCCTTGTTGGTCGAAGGGGTTCATGTAGTCTTCCGACCTCTTGAACTTCCAGCCCTTCTCCTTGAGCGAGTTGAGCCACTCTTTCACCATACGCTGGTACTCGGGCTTCGGGGTCTTGTTCGAGTTGCCCATCATCTGCACAACCTCGAACGGATCTAGATCCTCCGACGTAGCTTTGCGTCCTTCTTCCCTAGACGAGTTGCGGACAACGAGATCCTCGGGCTTGTGAGTGTCAGGGTGAACCCTCTCGTCACCCGCGTCACGGTTGAACACCATGCCGTGATCCCCCATAGGCTCGGCAGCGCTGAACGGATGCTGTGACACCGTCTGAATCTCGATGGTAACGTGAGGGATGTTCTTACTGTCTCGCAGGCTATAGATGATCGTGTCGCCGCGCTCGACCTGGTAGTGGTAGCCTCCAACGCAGTGCCCCATCTCGTCGCCCTCGAACTGAAGCTGCTCGGGAGTCGTCAGCTTCTGGATCGTATACCCGTTCCCGAAGTCGTACACCACAGCGCCTGCCGACAATGACTCGCGGTTGTCGCGCTTCCACTCCATCAGCCATTCCTCGAACTCCTTGAAGTTCAACTTGGCGATATCGAAGTTCTGCGGGATCTTGTTCTCTTGGCGAAGCTGGTTGAGGATCTTGCCGCCTTCCCCAACAACGTCTACCTCGTGGTCGAAGTTCAACTGCCCTCGACCAAGCTCAGGAAGGTAGCCATAAGCGCACTGGCTGGTGTAGTCGTCCTTCATGTGCTTGACGAACCAGGGCCACAGCTTGTAAGACTCGGGATGGTTGGATTCCAGATCCATGATTGCCTTTGCCATCGCGGGATACAACTGGGCCAGGTTGGCTTCCTCGTTCTTCTTCAGGAGTTGACCAACAGCCTTCTTGGCCTGCTGTGACGGCGGCTCGTCTACCTTGGGATCGTAGGTGGGGCCTTGTAGGGGTCTGCGGGGTGTCCAACCTTCAGGAGCTTCGAGCCTGCCGCTGTCGGTATCCCACAACGAGTCATACACGGCAGCCAGCGCCTGGAACGCATGCTCTTGCGAATGGTAGTCACGCATCAGCATGTTGTAGGCAGCCAGGTAGCCTCGCTCGCGCGTGGTCAGCGTGTACTTGTCCTGCCACTCTGTTGCCGCTTGAGCCGCGTCACCGATTGAACTACGCTCGCCAGGAGTCTTGGAGCGCTGATACAGTCCATACACGTCCATCATCTTCTGGATGTCAGGACGAGGAGGCTTGTGACCTCCGTCAATGGGATTCTCTGGATCTGCGTTGTACCCGAAGATCGACTCTAGCTGCTCGCGGGCAAGCTCTTGCACAGAAGCTCCCAGACGCTCCATCGACGCCAATCTGACCCAGGCGTCCAGGTCATGCGTCGATACGTCTGAGAATGGCTCCTGAGAGCGTACAAGGGGATTCCAGAGGTCAGTCACTCTACTCTTTATCGGTCAGAAGTGGTCGGAGATGGAGCACGGGCACAAGAAAGGGGAGAGGCCGAAGCCCCTCCCCTTGGTCGAGCGGTGGATCGATTGGGACTAGCTACCGAACGGGCCGGTGTAGAGAGACCCAGACGTAACGACCTTGTACGCGAAGTCCGTACCCTTGTTGCACGTCGGCTTCACGAGTGTGCCGATACCGCCATCCTTCAGCGATCCCTGACCCTCGCCTTCCTTGCAGATCCAGCGAGTACCATCGCCAAGACCGTTAGTGCCATTGGCACCAGCAGGCCCCTGCGGGCCAGCAGCACCCTGCGGGCCGGGAGCACCAGCGGGGCCAGTAGCTCCAGCCGGGCCGGGGACGGTCGAGGCTGCACCAGCCGGGCCAGCCGGGCCAGTGTTGCCCGTCGCGCCCTTGTCTCCGGTGTTACCCTTGTCGCCCTTCGGGCCAGCAGGCCCCTGAGCACCCGTGTCGCCCTTGGGGCCACGGTCACCCTGCTCGCCCTTGCATGAGTTACCCTCGTCGTTATGACTCGGGTTGTAGCTCTGCGGAGCGCGGTCGTCGTCCTCGTCGTCGTCCTTCTTCAGACACTCGGCATCCTTACCGGGTGCGCCGGTATCGCCCTTCGGGCCTGCGGGGCCAGTAGCGCCGGTATCACCCTTCGCACCCTGACCACCCTGTGGGCCACTTGCTCCGGGAGCACCGGGCTTGCTGACTACAACCAGACATGGGTCAGTCGGGACGAGATTGACCGTCACCGACGCACACGGCACAGCTACGCCCGCCTTGCGGATCTCGTAGCTACGACACGTCTGTGTCTTGGCGATGCTGCGAACGACGCCTGCGTTCGCACCAGCGTTCGGCTTACCAACGCAGAACGGGCCGCTGAGCCGCCTACCCTGGTCGCCAGTCGGGGCTGCTCCGTTTGCTGCGAAAGCAACGCCAACACTCACGACGAGGGCCGCGAGCACAATGGGGATGATCCTCATTGTCGTCTTTCCTTTCGTTGGGGACAGGACTGTCCTATTCCATTACCCTCAGAGCTTAGTAGATGCCCCACAAGGTGTCCCTCGAACGAGTGATGCTAGTGCGTGACCTCGTATGAGTGGAAGACAAGCGGGTCTTCGTTGATCTTCCACGTTGCTACTCGGGTCACCGTAACCACCCAGCCATCCTTCTCGATGGGCTGCTTCCAGTCCAACCGGAATCGCCGTGTCTTCCCGAACACGAACCAGTGCCCTGACTTGCCGCTGTATCCTCCATGCCTGAACATCATCCACAGATGGGCTTACAGCCAGTGTACTGGCAACCCTTGTCGTCGTGGTCGAAGACACTGTGCCCACACGCGCATGTGAAGATGTCATCGCTCTGAGTCTGGTTGATCGACAGAATCTCTGTGATGTTGAGCAAGTGGTCTTCGGTGATCGGCTTGTCGGCCTTGACAAGTGCGGCGATCTGTGCTAGGACGCGACTTAGGGCACGGTTGTAGTTCGACATGGTAGCTGCTTGGAAGATGACCTTGTCCAGGTCGCCCTCGACACGTTCCAGCCTCCGAGCACCGTTCTCCAGTCCTTCCACGTACGCGCGTGCGACCTCGACTAGACGAGGAGATGGGCGCAAGACTTCTGCGCCACTCGTCTCCCCTTTGCCCCCTGCAATGCTATCGTCACGCATCTCCGAGATCCAGTACCCTGCGGGCCGTTGTGTACACATAATCACCGTCGTAGGCGTTCCTGAAGATGATGGTGAGAGCGTTCTCAAGCTCCCAAATGCGGTCGGTTAGCTCCTGGCGCTGTTCTTTCAGCTTGTCTTCGAGCCAATCTGTCGTTGAGTCCGTGGAGCAGTGCATCATGCTCTCAGCGAACTCGTATTGCTTCTTCTCATCGATATCCATTTCGCGTCTCCTCGCACCTTAGGTGGGTGGCACAGGGCGTAACCAAGCTCTTACTCCGTCGAGCGTGGCCATCGTGCAATACCATCTCGCCCCCTCCAGCGATACCGTTTCGCCAAGGCGTAGCCGGATATTCCCCTCAACGTAAAGGGTGCCATCCTCTTGTAGCTGCGAGTTTGTGGGCCTGATGATCTTAACGGCCGGTTCGGCATCAATCATGTGTCGCATCATACCACTCTATCCACACAGCACCGCCACCTAATAGACAGATGGAGTTCTGGTTGATCATCGACGCCAACTATACACCCGAAGAAATCGGTGAATTGTGTCGCTTGTGGAAGCTCTTGGCAGACGCAAACGGAGTTGCCTCATCCTAGGTGTGGTAAGGTATGTCCATGAGCGCAAACCCAACAGACAAGCCGTTCCCGCCTGATGGCGTCTTCGATGCCCAAACCAACACGTACACCGATGGTCTTGGCCGCAAGGTCGGCAACGTCCATAGCGCACGCCAGTGTGAAGGCAGGCCGTGCGTGATCCATGCACCGTCTGACCACGTCATGCGGGGCTTCCCGACTCATCTTCGCATCCCCGGCCCGTTCGACATCAAGCAGATGCACATGGAGCGCATCTGTCCTCACGGCGTCGGCCATCCCGATCCCGATGACGCTGCTTACCAGCGCAGTCTCGGCCCCAACATGTCCGTGGACGTTCACGGGTGCGACGGGTGTTGCGGTGACCCCGACCAGGAAGTGCGTGACGCCATCCTGGACGAGCTTACCAAGGACGAAGTCAGGCCGTGGCCGATGTCAGACGAACCCACCATCGAGAGCCTTCAGGCCATGATCCGTTCCATAACGGACGATCTGATGGAGGCGGACGAAGAGATCGAGAACCTGCACGAGCAACTTGCGGGCATGGATCAGTCCTACGAGACACTCAAGTTGAGCCGCGACTTCTGGAGAGACTGTGCCAATCGAGCGCTCGAAAGAGCTAACGATGCAGACCAGTCGTAAGTCTTACTATCTCATGACGCCGCTCCAGCGCGTGGTGTCTGATCTCCAGCGCTTCGTGCGTGACCATCCGCAGCCTTGTCACTGCTCGCCGTGTCATGGTCTCCTGGAGGTTCGAGCTATGCTAGAGGACGAGGCTCGTGCTACCAAGGCAATCGTCAAGGCACACACGATCTTGGAGATCCTCGAAGAAGATGCCACTGAGGCCAAGCACGACAAGCGCAACCACAACGAGCCTGAGATGTGGTACCAACAAGGCAAGGCTGACGCTTACCGCATCGCCATGCTGACTATGCGCGAAGAGTTCAGAGGAGACATCCCTCAGTGAGCCAGATGTACTACAAGTTCCCTGAGCCTGTGTACGGACAGTTCGTGCGCGCCAACGACGGCTTCTTCTACCACAACGAGAAGTGGTTCGCTCTACGAGGCAAGCGCCCCGGCCCTGATGGTCTGCTTACCGCTCTTCGCGAGTTGGAGATCGAGGTAGGAAAGGCTATCGATCACGTCCGAAAGTTGAACCAGACGCGGACAATGACAACCGGCTTTCCCAAGCAGGCCGGGCGTGGATAAGTCAGGTGAGTTCGAACAGGGCCACGTTCTCGTTATCACTGGCGAGCCTGGGTCTGACGAACGCATGGAAGAAGTCGAGCACCTTCCCGATTGTCCCACCCAGACCGACTACTTCGGCGACGGAGAAGGATACGAGTGGCACGAGTGCGCTGTCGGATACCAGCAAAGCTACTGGGGCTTCGACTTCACCGACCCCGACGTACATGCCTTGCCACCCGGCAGGTATGCTTTGAGCATGTGGCTCGAACACACCCCCGCCTCCTGGATGGGGTCTGAAGAGTACGACTACCAATTCGTGATAGGAGATCGCATCGATGCCTAGTCCAGCGCACTACCGCAAGCCTGAGAACATCCTGAGGTATCGCCACGATGACATGCGTCATCGCGTTGAAGGGAAGCCCATCCGACACGGGGTCGAGCAGTACCCGTGGCTGGGGATGGAGATCTCCACGAGAGAAGAGTTCGTCGCTTGGGGATTGACCGATCCAGAGTTCGTCCGCTTGTACGACCTATGGGCTGCTGACGACTTTGCACGGCGCACGGCTCCCTCCTGCCACCGCATCGACCGCTCCAGGGGGTACACCATCGACAACATCAAGTTCATGCCCCACGCGGAGAAGTCTCGTCTTCATCTAGCTCAGGGGCACAAGACTCAGGCAGCCAAGAAGGCGCTCAAGGAGGCAGCATGACCGCTGTTCTGTTGGTCGAGGATGACAGCTACCTCGGCCCACTCATGGTGAGAGAGCTTGAGGCGAAGGGGTACGACACATACTTCGCCACCACCTTTGACGAGGCGTATGAACTGATCGAGATGGATGGGCCGTTCGACGCTCTCGTTACAGACTACGAGTTTCCGGGTGGGAATGGCTGCGATGTGATCGACTACAACGCGCGCCAGGAGGAGCCTACTCCCCTCGTCATCCTGTGGTCGGGACTCGACCGCACTTACGAAGTTCGGATGGCTGGCCTGATCGGGGTCGTTGATCACATCTTGACCAAGGATGCACTCGACAAGCTCTTCGAGGTTCTGCCCTAATGGCTAAGGAAGACAAGAAGGCGCAGAAGAAGGCTGACATCAAGCTAGCGTACGCTCGCGTACTGATGGCTGCTCGTGAACATGCCGCTGCTCTCGAACAGAACGAAGAAGGCACGGGGTACCAGTTCGACATGGACTTCTTCTGGCGCACTCGGGCCGAACTCATTCACTCCATCGCCTACCTCGACAAGCTCCTGGGGACAGAACAATGAGACGAGTAGACACGCTGTGTGACTATTGTCGTGACGAGATCGAGGACGGATCGCTGTCTCGCATTTCAGCCACGTTCAATTGGGAAGGGTCGATGACTCACACCTACCACTCACCTGAGCGAGACTTCTGTGATGCCGTCTGCTTGTCCAACTACGTCTTCAACGCTTTACCCCTGGTGATCGGCGAGCAGCGTGGTATGCCACCCACTGCCGTCAGAGCGATCAAGCGATGAGTCTCACTCCGATCCATGACCACCCTGACTGGGGGTTGGCGTACATCTTGTCCGAGGTCGAGCGCGGGCGCACACACCAGAATGCCCGCAAGGCATACAAGGCATCGTGCGTCGGCAAGGTAGACGAAGACGCCGTGGTTGGTCTCTACCAGCGTCTCCACGGATTGCTGCGCACGCTCGAAGCTGTCTACGACATGAGCGAGGTTCCAGAGCGGTGAGCGAGCAGACAGACATCGAGACAGTCGAAGAGGAAGTCGCACGGGCGATGAAGGAGTGGGAAGACTTCTCCGAGGCTGCGTCCAAGTGCTGCGGAGATCCGGGAGACTGCAATGAGCCTTGCAGCTAGAGGACTCCACAAGTCAGGCATGGTCGGAGGACGGCCCCAACCCTTCGATCCTGACGAGCCATGTAAGGCGCACTGCCCTGACGGTCTGGTCTTCGAGGGTGGAGATCCTCTCCTAGCGCTGTGCGGCAAACGCTTGATAGGGATCGAGGCTGAGGCTAGCGCACCTAAGTGTGAAGAGTGCGAGCGCATCCTCGACAAGATCTACGGTGAAGATCGAGACTTGTACGACGGGCCGACACAATGACCATCCCAGCCAAGTACACCTTGACCGAAGCTCACTGGATCATCGCAACGCAGGAGAAGGAGATCGAGGGTCTGGACATGTTAGCCAAAGCGATGATGAACCAGGTGGATGACATGGCGATACAACGGATCAAGTTGAACGCTCAGATCAAGGAGTTGGAGGAAGATCTTCGGGACGAGCGCAACGACTGCGTTCAGGATCAGGCGTACATCGTGAAACTGAAGGCTCGGATCAAGGAGCTTGAGGAAGAGCCGAACGCTGGGTGGCCACCGCAATGAAGATCAACGACGACATCGAGGATCTGGTTGACTACTGTCACATCTGCGACAAGACAATCTGGCCTGGGAGTTCTGCCATCCACATCGTGTCTGCCACGTATTGCTCGTGGGATTGCGTGCATGCTGCGGGTATCCACGACACCAAGGAGGCGTCATGAAGACTCCGACCCTCGAAGATCTTATCGGCGTGATTCCGATGGAGTTCGTCTACTTCGCTCAATATCACGAAGACGGGCCAGTCAAGATTGGACGATCTATCAAAGTCCCCAAGCGCATGAAGGCCCTTCAACTGATGTGTCCATACGAAGTCAAGTTGCTTGGGACATTCCCTGGAGGCGCGGGCGACGAGGCTGGCTTCCATCGCCGTTTTAAGGACTTTCACATGAGAGGAGAATGGTTTCACGCCACCAAGGAGATCCTCGCATTCATCGAGGAGTGTTGCGAGACAGGAGAGATGGTCGAGCAAGTCGTAGACTCGATGGCGTCTCATCGAAAGCCAGTCGTGCAAGTCATCAAGGTGCGAGGGTCGGAAGTTGACTCTAGCCACGTCAGTAGAAGATGCAAGATCTGCCAGTCTCCCTTTAGACTACAGATGGACTTGATGTGGGCTGGGGGTACGAGCGGCAGGCAGGTTATCCGATGGGCTGAGACGCAGGGTGCCTCCTTCACATCTAACAACATCTCGCTCCACATGCGCAAGCACGTAACCCTTCGTGAAGCAGATGGGTCATGACGTACCCAAGGCGACGATGAAGACGATCATCCACGTCAACCAGCACATCATCAAGCGCAACGCCAAGACTGGCGAGCGCGAGCCGACGTTGACGGTCAAGACGTACAAGTCCAACACGTACGCCCACGAGGTCGAGATACACGGGCCGTCACGAGTCGTGTACTCCCCAGACAAGCCTTTGTCGTGTGGGGCCAAGGTCTGGATCGAGACGGAAGCCGAGGTTAGTTGTGGGTGAGCAGTGGGAAGGCATCAAGTACATGTGGGCGGGGCTACGTATCGCGATGTCGCAGTGGCGCTGCATCTTCGGTCACGACATCGTGCGCGTCTCGCTCGGAGATGGCGATCACACCTACATGTGCCAGCGCTGCGAGACTGAGATCAACATTCCGCCCTGCAACTGCGACCGCTGCGAGGAGGAGGTAAGCAATGGCTAAGTTTCGCATGATGAAGGATCTCATAGGTAATCCACAGCTAGCTGTACGATGGGACGCAGACGATGTAGTCGGCGAGATGTTCCAGGCTGGATGGGCTGTAAGAGTTGTTAACACCCTCGATGAAGCGAACAAGCTGCGAGCGATGATCCGGGGTGCTTCTCGCAGACGTGCAATCGGCGGGGTCACAACGTACGTCACTAAAGTGCCCGCTCCGTTGTTTGAAGAGTCTTACTTGCACATCCGTGACTACTACGCAATATCGAACGAGGAAGCGCCTGAGTGCGACGGCCACATTCGCTACCTCGTTGAAGCGAACACTCTAGACTGGGATGGCGGATGGGGATACCCAGCTACGCGCGGTCTCTTCCATGAGATGGTCGATAGCATGTGCGAGATTGCGGGAATGTCACCACGATGACGCTGTGTGAGTGTGGGTGCGGTCAGGAGGTTGGATTCCGCACAGACAAGCCTAATCAAATGAAGAGGTTTGTTCTGGGCCACAATGGTCGCAAGCTTCGCACGCCACTGGAACCAAAGTTGTGTGAATGTGGCTGTGGTCAAGTAACTCCCATCTCGGATCGAACTAACAACAAGGCAGGTTACGTCTTGGGTCAGCATAGGCGTTACGTGCCCGGCCATGCCCATCGCGGAAGAACGCGAACCTTCAGCGAAGAACATCGAAAGAACTTGAGTGTCGCCTTGGTCGGCAATCAGAACTGCCTCGGGAAGCAGAACACTCTGGGTTTGAAGCATTCAGAGGAAACCAGAGCGAAGATAACCGGCCCAAATAACCCACGATGGAAAGAAGATGTGGGGTACGGCGGTCTTCATACGTGGGTAAAGCGCCACAAGAGTAAGACGGGTATCTGCTCTCATTGTGAACGAGATGTGGGATTTGGCACTCAGGCCGGGACACACTGGGCCAACGTCGATGGCGAGTACCGCAGGGCGCTGGAAGACTATATCGAACTATGCCCTGACTGTCACGGTGAGTACGACCGTGAGCGCGGACTTCGTAAGCTAAGTGGCCCTGGCTCCAGGAAGAAGCCCAAGAGTACCCCTGTAGACGCACAGAACGCCTCCTAAGAGGCGTTCAGGGGTTAAACTACTCGTTGCCCCAGACTACTGTTACAGTAGCTTAGAAGGGCTTACAGCGCGACGAGCTAGTTAGCGCCGTTGTGAGCCACGAAGGCTTCAACGTTGCTCGCGCCCGATGCGTCTGTGCGGAAGAGGCGAAGGAGTGACGGAGAGAAGGGGCTGAGGTCGAAAGCCTCAAAGCCACTGATGCCCACGGGGAGAGATAGCTCGGTCGTGGAAGGGCTTGCGTGGTAGTCGTACCACGATAGTCCACCGTCTGTCAAGCCCGCGTCGATCTCGTTCAACCCAGCCTTGTCGGGCACCTGGCCTGCGACCTGAATCTTGAAGGTAGCTGCGACTGCGCCGTTCTTGATGAAGATCGTTACGTACGGGGCCGTGCCTACGTACGCCCACTTGGATACGGCGTTCTGGGTGATAGCTGCGCCAGACGCTGCCGTCCAGACTTGTGTTGTTCCTCGAAGAGATGCCATTGTCGTCCTTTACGTGTTGGAAGTGATGTGTTTAGTAGCCGTGCTAGACCCGCATGTACGTACCCTTGGCGATGCGAACCATGGGGTGGCCCTTGAGGTCGAAGATCATCTTGGCCGCACCTACGACGGTTCCACCGCCAGAGCCGTTCAAGCCAACAACATCAACGAACTGTCCAGTCGAGGTCGTTGGTACACCGAAGACTGGTGCTGCGGGGAGTCCAGTTACCTGAACGTTGACATTGCCGGTCGTGATGTTGACGGAGCCGAAGACATACGTGCTGCTCAGGCCCGTCAGATTGGTCGTCGTGTTGGTGGTAACTGCACCGAACGTCGGGGTCGGAGTCAAGCCAGTTACGTTGACGTTCTGGCTGAACGTAGCTATCGGCGTACCGAACAAAGGCGTGCCGGTCAGGGCGGTAACGTTGACGGTTCTCTGGATATAGATTGACCCAAACGACGCGGCAGAGTTCAAGCCCGTAACGTTGACTGCCTGAGCACCAGTGGTGGATACTCCACCGAACGCGGCAGCCGAGTTCAAGCCAGTTATGTTGACCGTACGCTGGATGTAGATTGTGCCGAACGCTGGTGTCGAGCTTAGCCCAGTTACGTTGACCGTACGATTGGCGGTTGGTGTCCCGAACGCTGCCGTTGAGGTCAACCCAGTGACGTTGACTGTTGTTCGGAACGTAACCGTGCCGAACTGGGCCGTTGAAGTCAGTCCACCTACGTTGCCGCTGGGGTGAGTCGTTCCGAACGTAGCAGCGGAGTTCAGGCCAGTGATGTTGACGGTAGTCTTTAATGTGACCGTACCGAACTGGGCGGTCGAGGTTAGGCCACCAACGTTTCCGCTTGGGTGAGTGGTTCCGAAGGCTGCTGCACTGTTGAGACCCGTAACGTTGACGGTGCGGTTAATCGACAAGGTGCCGAACGATGCAGCGCTGTTGAGTCCGGTGACATTGACCGTACGGTTGATTGTCGGCGTACCGAATGCCGCTGCCGATCCCAGTCCGGTGACATTGACTGTCCGATTGATCTGGAGCGTACCGAACGATGCTGCCGAACCCAACCCGGTAACGTTGACCGTAGTCTTGAAGGTAACGGTACCGAACGAAGCCGTGGAGGTAAGGCCCTGTACGTTAGCGCTGGGATGAGCCGTTCCGAAGGATGCAGCAGAACCCAATCCTGTAACGTTGACTGTCGTCTTGAACGTGACCGTACCGAATGCCGCAGTGGAGGTTAGCCCTGTGATGTTCACCGTGCGGTTGAACGTGGGGGTTCCGAACGCCGCTGCGGAGCCTAGCCCCGTGACGTTGACAGTACGATTGATCTTTACGGTTCCGAACGAAGCCGCAGATCCCAAGCCCGTTACGTTAACATTCACGCCTGGCTGTGTGGCTGTAACGGTGCCGAAGGCGGCAGCGCTTCCAAGACCAGTGATGTTGACGGTCGTGTTGGTCTTGAGCGTACCGAACGAGGCCGCAGATCCTAGACCTGTAACGGGCACGGTCTGTTTAACGCTGAGCGTGCCGAATGATCCCGAAGGTGGAGCGATCTCAATGTACGCTCCGATTGTCCATGCTAAGGATGCCGCGTCCTGGGGGAATGGATTGGACGGAGATGCATCCAGGTCGTTGGACTTGAAGAAGCCACCACCAGGGGGAGCGCCAGCATTCGACAGCGCGATCTTGTCGGAAATAGCACCTGCGCCATTGACGTTCTGGAACCCAATCCACAACTTGCCGCTCGTGGGGGATGACACATCGACATCTGCACTGACCCAGTCTGGTGCGCCGCCTGCGGCCATCTGTACTGACTTGAGTAGCGTACCAGGAGAGATGGTACCGCCATCGTCATCGTACACACTGATGTAGAGATCGGGGCCATTCGACTCCAAGTAGGCCCATAGCTTCTTTATTCTCGATCCGGCAACGACACTTACCGTGTACCCGTTAGTCCAGATATCCTTCTCTGCGATAGCGAAGTTCGTGAAGCCGGTTATGTCGGTCGTACCAAGGAGAGACGATGCTCCAAGCGCAACAATGTTGACAGTTCTCTTGATCGTGACCGTGCCAAACGACGCAGCAGATCCTAGACCAACAAGTTGGACGTTGACGTTGCCCGTCGTAAGTGTGACGGTACCAAAGGATGCGGCCGAACCTAGGCCGGTTACATTGACGTTCTGCGGGAACGTCGTGACTTGGCCCCGAAGACGAACGTCGTTCGGATTGGCCTCGCCGCTATAGAGGTTTACATCGGATGGCAGCAGGGGCATCTGCGCCCCCTATCTACGTACCGATAAGTGTGTTGGCTGTCGTTCCGAAGACGGGTGTGCCGTCCTTGTATGCCACCACGTAGTACGATTCGCCAGGTGAAGGTGTGATGAACGTATAGACGCCAGTCGATGCGTCCGACACCATCTGATCCACCTGAGCATCCGTGCCATCGATCTTGTTGGACTTGAACAACATCACAGTACAACTCCCAAGGATGGCTCCAACACTATCGTAGGTAACACCAGTGATCGTAAGAACGCTCCCCTTCTGCGGGAGCTTTTTTTCGGTATCGCCGACCCCGCCCATTTGCGAAGTTAGCGGCCCGTGTCCAGGAACCTTCCAGCCCCTGTTATCACCGATGTTACCTACGACTCCAGGCATTAGATCGAGTGAACCGGAGTGACCCACTGGCAAGTGTACGACTGCGATGCCACTGAGATGGTGAGGTTCATGATCAGACCAGAGATGGCCGTGTTGTCGAACGCTGCCGCAACCGTGCCACCCATGACGTACAGGGTGCCAGTGGCTGCTGCTGCGCCCTGTGTCACTACCATGCCGTTACCCGTGATCGTTCCGCCTGCCGCTGCAAGACCCAGAGCACGAATAGTGGCATAGAACTCGCCATACCATGCCTGTGTTGTCAGAGATGCGGCAGGAGCCGTTGCGTTGGATGCACCCAGCGTCGGGTTGGTGGCTACAGTAGCAGAGACACCATATCGAGGAGTCCAGGTCAGAACACCCTGCGTGGCTGTGCTCGTGAACACACCACCGAAGGCGATCTTGAAGACCTTACCAGCACGAGTCGAGTTAGCCGGGATGGGCGTCCAAATGGCGGGCACCCATAACTGCGTCTCTGTTGCTGTTGCCGTTACGGCTGTTGCTGATGTCGGGATAGCCGACGCCTGCCCCTCGACTGCCGAGAAGCTGGCGTCAGCCATCTTCAGACCGGAGAAGATCGACCCCAATCGCTGATACTCGCGCACGCTGTTGGGCGCACGCTTGAGAAGCCAGTTGCGATGGAATGAGCCGAACTGCTGCCCGTTCTCCTGCTCCTTGGCGATGATGTCGCCAACAGTCCAGTCGCAGACTCCGTGCTCTGACGGAGCGGCAACCAGATCGAACTTCTCTGGTGAGATGACTGAAAGGGTCATCGATGCCTCCTAGATCTTGAAGATGAACGGTGCAGTTGCCTGCCAGACGAACGTGATGTCGCCGCCGTTGGGTACGACCGAGAAGCCGTCGATGTACGCGATGGGGGTCGAACCCGCATCGTTGGTGACGAACTTGAAGATCGCGAGTGAGTCGAGTGCCGCGCCTGCTGTCCAGGCTACGAACGTCGAGTCCGCTGCGTCGAAGTTACCACCGTTGGTGCCGGTTCCGAGCACCTTGGTGCCTAGAGTTGCATCGCCGGGGCCACCTGTTGCAGCAACGACCGGAGTCATCGATGCATCAGTTGCTGCGAACGTGTACGCTGACACGCGGAGGGGGCGAACCTTGATGGTGTCGCCTGTGAGGTCGATACGGGTGGCCGACTGAATGAATCCCTGCAACCCGATGTTGTAGAATGCTGATGCCATGGTGCTAGATGCCTACCTTCTGTGTTTGTGCGTTGATGGTTGCAGTCTCCTCAGCGGAGAACGTGCGGGAGAGCTTGCCGGTGGCATAGCCCTTGTGGATGAAGCCGTCAGCGACTTCGGTCGGGAGGTCGTACTTGTTCCCGGCTTCGTAATCTCCTTCAGACGAGACTACAGAATGGATCATTGTGACACTGGTCATGTTTCTCCTTATGTCCAGGGGAGAGTTGCTCGATCATCCCAGGCTACTCCACCTAATACTTGGATGCCCGAAACGAGATTCTCTCCTCCGAGGGTTGTGTGTTCAAATCGCTTGACTGTCCACTCGGGAACTGAAGTCAAGACTCCCTGCTGCGAGAATCCGAGGTATCGAATCTCGTAGTCAGCGCCTACTAGGTAGTAATCGAACTTGAGTGCGTTCGAATCGGATGTTGCCTCGTTAGGCCAGAGCGCGTTAAGTCCACCAGGGCCACGCTTGGCACTGATGACACCGTTCCACTCTTCGTCCGAGATGACTGAGACCTGACCAGGCTCAACGCGGCGCTTGCCCGCTGATCCATCAAAGACCCAAGGGTCAGTCAGTTCGTTCTTTACTACTACAGTCATCAGTCCCTACCAGGGTCGGTCTTACTCGTTCCGCATTGTGCGGTCACACCTTATGCGGAGCAATCAACCCTCTTGTAGGGTAGGATTGAGAACTTCAGCCATCTGGGCCTGAAGCTCGACCAACTTCTTGCACGCTGCCTCGGTGTGACCCGGCAGAGTGACGCATGTGCCGCAATAGCGACAACATCCGATGCAGTTGCACACATGCGCAGGCTGAGCCGGGCCATAGCTCCCGGCTCCTCCATACGACGCTTGTTCTCCGTACCCGCTCATCTGACCTTCTCGTACCGCAGGGCGAGCTTGATGACGCGATCAGCGTACGCTAGCCCGATGGTTGAGTCAGGCTTGCCCGACACCCAGATGCTGAGACCGCTCACGAGGAACGGAGACGGCTTGGGCTTGAGGGGTGTGCCTGTCTTGAGTGCTAGCACGATGCCAGCGTACTCGGGCTTCCTGAGGGTCTTGTTGGTTGCGTGTAGACCACTCAGATAGGTCGGGTAGTTCTGCACGCCCGATCCAGTGGCGGGGTTGAGAACGTTGAAGTTCTTACTACCCAGCACCTTGGTTGTGGTGTTCAACCAGTTGTATTTCGCGGACGGCTTGACATCGCCTCTCGGCCCGCCGTTGCCACCCTCCCATGCCCACCACGACATGAGTAGATCCCTGTTCTGCTGCGTGCGCGGAGCACCAAGCAGAACCAATAGGTTCGGAATCCAGTAAACGCTCATCCGGTCAATCCCTTCTTCTTGCTGTAGTCCTTCAGTACCTCGTACGAGCACCAACCAGCGTTCCACGAGCCATCAGTCGAGTTGACCTGGTAGCACTGCTGCTTGATGAGCTTGCCTTGCTGGCGGACGATGTAGCCCATGACGGCCTTCTTGTCCTTGGCGTTAAGCGCGTCCACGTCAGACTTGGGCTGCTCGGCACCATCGGCCAACCTGTAATACACACTCTCAGGCCCAGCCTTGCCAGCCGACTTGAACACGGCAGGCAGAGCACTAACGTCATCCTTGGCAACGAGGGGTGCCGATGCGACTTGCGCCTCCAGCGAGCGGATGTGCTTGGCCTGGTGTCGTGCATTGATGATGCTGATCGTCCCGTACAACATGTAGCCCACGATGGCAACGATGACTAGACCGCTTACGATCCAGATCGGGACTTCGCTTTCTCCTTGTCTAGCCATGGGTACCTTATCGGTCTGTGAGTCCTAGGACTTGACCCATGCTCCATTGACATACGAGAACGACGCTGTCTGGCTTGCAACCTCGACGGGCTTGTCGATCTCGCCGCCCCATGCGTCGAAGTTCTGATCGTCCTTGTCGTACTCCACCAACGTGACGTACATAGCCAGAGGATCGACGCCTGCCTGCACGAGGTACTCGTTGTTCTGGTCGTTCTCGTACCTGTCGGGGTTCATCTCGAACCCAGCCTGATCTGCGATAGCTTCGTAGATCACTGTAGCCATCCAGTAGCGGTCAGAGTTGTAGCCTTCGTTCTCGGCTTCTGAGTCTTGCTCGAACGTAGCGTAGTATTGAGCGTTGGATCGGTCAGTCGTCCACAGTCCACGAGTGAACTGGTCAGCCAACTGGGCCGGGTCTTCCAGCACGTTCCATGGTGCTACTCGGGATGCTCCTCGATACACTGTCGTGGCGCTAGCCGTCTTGACAGAGCCTTGAGCGAACTGCTTGTCCCAGTCTTCAGGCGATGTATCCCAGCCATCATCCATGTCCATGTCGGCTTGTTCGGCGATGCTGTCGGGATCATGGCCCTTGGTGAGCGGCATACCAACGGCAGCTTCAAGCCTCTCGATGTGCTCGGGTGTGACATTGGGTCGCATCCAGATCGCATGCGTGTTGCCCTGAATGGCACCATCAAGGAACTGACCAGGGTACTTGAATGGATGCTGGTTGTACCAGTCCAGGATAGGAGCTTCTAGGTGGCGGTGGAAGTGACCAGGCGTTCCCATGTGCAGGATGTCATTGCCTCGGTCGTACTTGTAAGGCGTGCGGTTCTCCCACATGTCGAAGTCCTGGCCCATCTCGCCCTCGAAGTTCACTCGGTTGCTGGGAGTGTGGTCAACGATGTGGGTTGCCGTCCTCACGCGGGCAGCCTTCCAGCCTTCTTCTGCGTCATCCTGCTTGTCGAGTCGGTTCCACTCCATGCGGTTGGTGAGGGAGTCATCTTGATGGTCTTCATCGTCGTACTCGAAGTCGTCAGTGTCGATCCAGGGCTGGCGCTCCATCCAGTCTTCAAGAGCATCGCGCTCCCTGTCGTAGTATTCGTCCTCGTCATCGTCTTCACCCGGCCCACTCCACTCGGGGTGATCCTTGTAGAAGTCGTCCATGTACTCGCCGTCTTCGTCCATGATGCGGAAGTTGCCGTGCTCGATCTTGGACGGGTGGATCGGCCCGTAGTGCATTACGGGGTACCCATACTCCTCGCTCAAGAACTTGGCTGTCTCTTCCCTCAAGTCGTTGGGCATTTGGCGCAATACGTTGACCGAGTGCTGGTGATGTCCACCACGCTCGTACCCGTACGCCTGCGCTCCTCCCAGGTCATCCTGGTCGTACCCAGGGTTCTCCTTCTCGTACGCATCGATGTGAGGCTGGATGCGATCAACGAGATCACTCTGCGTCGAAGACTCGCCATCCCTGTGCCACTCGGCAGCTTCCTGCTGCTCGGGGTAACGTCCCATGTATTGGTCGTAGAAGTGCTCGTGGTCTGGGCCGAGGTTGTTCTTGTCGATCCCCTTGACGCGCAGGATGCGAGGGTCAGTCCAATGGCCCTGCATGCGCTGGTACTGAAGGGCCTTCTGTGCGTTGGGCCACAGATACACAGCGTTCTCTTCGATAGGTAGGTTCCACTTGCGCTCGGTGCCTTGCTCTGATCCCACCAACCCCTGCTTGGCGATATCGGGGATGCGGTCGGCCTCGGTGACGTGGTACCAAGTGTTGTCGTCGTAGGGCATGGAGATTGCGGTCATAGCCAGCTTGAGTTCGGGCTTAGCCAAGCTCACGAGATCTTCGGCCCTGCGGTTCTCGATGTCAGAGTCATGGGGATACCACTGGACGTGGTACGTTCCATCGTCGTACCAGTTGTAGCCCTCGACATGGCCCGTCATGCCTTCACGTCCTGACCCAGGTGCGCCGGTAACAGCTTCGCCCTTGACGAAGGACTGCTGGCCACCACCTTCAAGCACGACGGGGTTGAATGCTGCCGTGTGCTCAGCCAACGTGATAGCGGGATCGATGCCTGCCTCGATCATGTCACGCTGGACTGACTTGCGGTGCTCGTTCATGTCACCCAATGCATATCCCTTGTAGGGTAGGATCTGACCTTCAGCGATCTCGCCCGTGATGCCTGAGTACGGTAGGCGCTTGCGGATCGAGTCATGGTGCTTGCCCTGCTCGCCGAACTGGGTCTTGTCTACCTCGGGATAGTGGATGTACGGGATGCGGTTCTGCCAGTAAGCGTTCATGCGGTCGGTGCGGAGTGGCTGCTCCTTCTGCTCATTCAAGATCTCCTCCCACAAGTCAGTGCGCCCTGCGTGCTTGGCCGTCTTGCTCACCCACCCGTGCAGTGCGTTCTCAGTGTGATTGATGCCTGCCTGCTGCGCCCACTGTCGAACCATCTCGGTGTGCTCGGGCAGGGGTGCCTTGTTGCGTGGGCCAAGCACCTGGCCCAGGTTGCCCGTACCATCTGGCTCGTGCCACACGCCATCCTCGTACGTCTTCCAGATGCCTCGCCCCACCTGGAAGGATGCGAGAGGTAGGTTGGCGGGGTCACGCAGCGAGTAGTGCTCTGAGCCATTGATCGGGATGTGCTCGCCATCCTTGAAGATCGACCCATTCTGCTGCCAACAGTTGCGCATCATCACGCCTTCACGGTTCTTGTCTGCCATCGTCTTGAGTTGGCGAATCGTGTGACCATCTGGGAACTGATGCACGATCTCTGACTGATCAGGGCCTTGCGTTAGGTCGATCTCGTCGTTGGCACGCAGTCGCTGGTTGTACGTCTCGCCCGCTAGCTTGGTCTGAGCGTTGCGGTAGTAGTCGTTGCCTGCTTCGCCCCATGGCATGGTGTCGGGCCACTGCGTCTTGGCCATCTCTTCCACCGTGTTGTCTGATGGGATAACCTCGTCGTTGCGTCCGATCTCGTACTCTGTTCGGCATCGAGGACATGTGGCCCCGCCTTCGAACAAGATCTCTAGCTGGCTGCCACACAACGGACACTCGGGGTACACATCACGATCTCCAACAGTGTCGAAGTTCCAGTCGGTTGAGTGTCCTGCCGTGGATAGCTTACCCTGAATTGCGATCCGAGATGGATCAATGTGGTCTAAGGTAGCCGCTGTCTGCGTCCACGAAATCGCTTCGTCAACGATTGTGGGATCACTTACAAGATCGTGCAGAGACACAGCGCCCTCATCCGACTCGATATACCCTGGGCCTTCCTCCCACCAAATCTCATCACCGTCGATTTGTCCACCTGTATCCACCAGACTCGGCAAGTCGGCCATGAGCTTCAGGCCATTGACGTTGACCTGGAGGATGGTGTAGTCTAGACGATTGAACGCCTGATTCTCCTTGGCCAACTCCCACGGCGAATATGCTAGGTAGACGGGTCGTCCACCATAGAAGGCGTCAGCCCACGTACCAGCGTCCGTGAAGCCACCTTCTGCGCCTGGGGTCAAGCCCTGCTGCATGATGGTGGCAACGTTCTTGGTCTCGGTCACATGATACATGGTCTCACCTTGTGCCATCTTCAACAGCTTGGTCACGACAGGATTGGGTGCTGGGATGGGCCTTGGGTTCTGAGCTTCAGCGTTGTAGTAGTCTGATTCGGTGTTGGGCTTGCCGAGGGGCTGGCCAACCACCGGCATCTGGAAGTGAGGCAAGCGCTCGATCTGCTCGTACCAGTTGGGGCCATGGACGTAGCCTGAGCCTTCGCCGTTGCCTCGATCCTGCACCCACTGTTGCCTACCAGCGAATGTGTTCTCGGGGTACTGATGACCACCAGGGATGTGGGGGTAGTTCAAGTTGTTGTGGTTCAAGTCGTTGCCAGGTGCGTTGTGTACCGGCAGCGTGGTCTCCAACGCAGTCTTTTCGTATGTCGCCACCCAGTCAAGCAGGTTGTCCACTCGGACGAACTGTTGCTCTCCTTGATCGAAGAGGGCCTGCTGCGGGTCGGCTGAGTCCTGCTGCTTGCGGCCAGCCTTCCATAACTGGATGCGGTCGTCCAACAATTCGAGGAGAGCTTGACCTTCTCGTCCATGTACTTGCATGAGATGGTGGGCCGTGGTGTACAACACTTGGGCTAGATGTCGAGCGTCCACGCCTTTGTTGGCTGCTGTGATGGCTTGGTCGATGATCGGCTCGATGGCTTCGTTGTTGTTGTGCCCGGCGTTGTAGTTCTGATACCCCTGGATGTGGTTCGGCGTCTGGTACATCCAGACACTAGGGTTGCCGTTGGCGTCGTGCTCGACCTCGCCTTCTTCGTCTGTATGTGCCCACGGGTCACGATCCATCACGGCTTCGTGGTAGTCCTGCGCTCCCGCTAGCGTGTTGGGGTAGACCGTCTGGGCAGGATGGTAGTCAACGTCGGGGTCGTTGTACCAGGCTTCTTCGTCAAAGCCTTCGCCTACGTCGTACCCTGCTTTGTCCAAGTGCTCGTACCACTCATCGACCATAGCCTTGTACTCGGGCTTGATGTTGCCGTTCGACTTGCCCTGCTCTTGTACGACCTTGAACTCCTTGTCGTCGTAGATGGTGCGGTCGCCATTGGCTATGGGGCCAGAAGCCATGGGGTTAACATCGCCTTCAACTTCGATGGTGACATGCGGATGGCCCTTGGGGTCACGGAGTGAGAAGATGGTTGAGTTGCCGTTGCTCACAGTGTCGCAGTACCCACCAACGCAGTGACCCATCAGTTCGCCCTCTAGCGCTAGATCCTTGGGGCCGACTTTGTCGATGTGCCAACCATCATCGAACGTGTGGACAACTGTTGAGTCAACCCACCCGCCGCCGTTCTCTTCGCGGTGCTGCTTGTCCATGTCGTAGACCCACTGCTCAAGCTGGGCGAAGTCGAACTGCTTGTTCATGTAGTCTGGGAGTGGCTTGTTGTGCTCGTTGGCCCAGACCATCCACTTGGTGGCTTGGTCGAGGATGTCCTCAGCGTGTCGTCGGTTGTTCTTGGTGATGCCTGGTCGATCTTCGCGCTGGCCAGGATACGCCTCGATGAAGTTGGGGTCGATGGGCTTGAGTCCACGCTTGTACTCCCTAACTGCCCACGGCATCAGCTTGAAGCCCTCGTCCGGGATGCCGTCGAGGATGATCTTCAAGCGCTTCCAGTCAGTCATGATGGCGTTGCCACCATCTGAGTAGTCGTACGGCCCAGCGTTGTTGGGCGGTGGCATCTTGGTCGGGCCACCTTCATCAGTGTTCTTCAGCTTGAGGATGTCCTCGCGGTTCAATAGCTGCTCTCGTGTCTTGGTTGCCAATGCTGACACGTCCGCTGCTAGTCGTGGCCAGAAGCCCCGCATAACACGTCGCTTGTGATGTGTTAAGCGCTGATTGGCTAGATAATCCATCACATGTGATGTCTTATGGTCACCCATCATCTCGACGTGCTGAGCATACGACTCAGGGTCGTGCTTCTGTGCCCACTCTCTGCCAGCGTCTGACTGGTTGTCCCAATCGTGCTCGGGGTTGTGGCCCTGATCTCGAAGGTGATTGAACATGGCATCAGCCACACCACGCCGACGCCATCGAGGGTTGACCTCGACCTGCGTGACCAGGCCATCGGAGTCGATGAACATGTGCCCAACTTCTGAGTTGCTGAATCCAGTGAAGGCGTAAGCCTCGATCAGTGTTGACCCCTCGCCATCTTGATCGCTTGTGACCTCGAACGTCAGTTGAGGCAGATCACCACGCTGACCCATGCCCAGCTTTGTAGACAAACTATGAGGAGTTGTCGAAACTGCACCCCCCTTTGACTTTGCAGTGTTACGAGCTTCCTTCTTGGCTGCGATCAACTCACCATCAGTCCACTGCTGTGCCAACTCCAACGTGAACGTGCCACCGTTGGCCTCGACCGCCTTAGCGATCTCCTTGTGCTCAAGCTCGGCCAACCCGT